ACATTTGATACAAAGGCATTTCTACTTTTTGTGCCATTGCCCAAAGATCAACAGGACCTAAATCTGTAGGTTCTGCACTCTTAAGGAGATTGGAAAGGTGGTACGAATCTACGTGTGAGCTAGTCTGATAGCTGTTGTCACGTAGGAATATACCATTGTTTAAAACTGGAGTCGGCATGTGACTTTAAATTTAAGGGGTTAATAAAATTATTTATCGTTTAAAAATATTTTGCGGTTTTGCTATTTTCCTTGGTTTCTTATCTTCTTCTTCTTCATGATAAGTAGAAATATTCTTTCTAGATTGTTCAGTTTTAAGTTGTCTTACAGTTTGTTCAACTGCTTGATTTTTTCCCTGTTTCATAAGACTATTACGATATTCATCAGGGTTTGAAAGTAACCAAAGAGCTTCTGCAATAAGAGGATAATTAGGTTCAACATACTGATATCTTTCTAAAAGATGTCCTAAAAGATTTGTAGGACGACCACTAATAGAAGGATATTGAGGTTGTACAAGTCCACTATAAAGTTGAGCTTGTGTCTTTTTATCCAATCTTAGACCATTTATTTCACCTGGTCTCAAAGCTTCAAAAACATTTTGTTGATATGCTTCTGCTGCTTCTTCTTGTTGTTGTTTTCTTAATTCTTGTTGTTCAACTTGATATCGAACAACTTCTTCCTGCATTGCATCCAGTTTTGGTTTAAACTGTCTAGCTTTTTTTTCTAATACACCTACATCTTTCCAGGTATCTAACTCTTCTTCAATTTCATCTGGTGTGCCAAAATTTGTTGCTTGTAAATAATTTCTTACAATCATTTCTTGATCATACTCATCTGTAGGATCAAGTTCTCTAACTTGCTCAACAGCTGCTAAAGCTTGGAAAAGACCTTTAAGATCTTGACCTCCATCAGCAACATATTTAGCTGCATATTGCAACTCTTCAGGAAGTGATTCAAAGAACTCAGCTGGTGTTTGTGCAGCAACTTCTTGTTTAAGATTATTTATATTAGCTTGCCAAAGATCATCTACATCTTTTTCTGACAAACTTGATAAATAATCATCAAGTGATTGTTTGGTTTCATCATAATCATCAAATGCAAACATTTCATTTGCTTCGATTCTTTTTTTCAAAAACCCTACTAAACCTGACTTGTCTGTTCGAGGTCTTCCTCGATCAGATTTAGTTTCATCATCAAATTCAGGTGTAACACCTTCATCTAATATTTCTTCTAAATCTGCTTTAACTTCATCTTTTGCATCTACATTATTAGTAGTAGAATTAAAAGTTTCAGATGTTTTTTTAGTTTCATCCCCATCTAAGAAATCAAGACTTGTCTTTTTCTTACTGAAGATATTTGGTTTAATTTCTGTAGGTTCACTCGGAGTAATTATACTTTCTGCTCCAGGAGCTCCATCAAATAAACTATCTAAGTCTACATCTACTTGTTGTACGTTTGTTTGTACATTGTTTTCAATACTCATATTATTGGTTTTTTGGTTTTGTATTTCTACAATAAAAATATACTAATTTAAACTCTAAAAATTTAAAAACATAAAAGAAAAAATAACAAACATATGGACTATATGGCTATAATTATTTCTTCTTTTCTTTAGGTTTTGGTGCATCAAACTTATTTTTATTTTCACGGGCTATTTGAAGTTGTTTATCAGCTATTTCTTTTTGTGCCTGAAGCTTTTCCCTTTCAAGATTATTTTTTTCTTGATTTTGTATATTTTTATTTATTTCTTGCTCTCTTTTATAATTCATTGTGTCTGTATAATTTTCTTGCTTTTGAATTTTTTCTAAAGCATCTTGATAATCAGACTGTTGATTTTGATTAATATCTTGCATAGCTCCATACCCAGCTGCTCTAATTTCTGCAATAGTAACTTGAGCTTGTCTATCTTTAGCAGCTTCATCAGCTTTAAATTTCTGAGATTCTTGAAGTTGTTTTTCTTGTGCTGCGATTTGTTCTTGCTGAAGTTTTTGCTGATGTTCTTGTTCTTGTTGTTTAGCTTGTTGTACTTTTTCTTCAGCTTTCTTAAGAACACCTGTAAGTTCAGCTATTGACTCAGATTTAATAATACTTCCTAAATCATAAATTGAGGCACCTGTAGCATTGTTATTTAGAGCTAGTTGTTTTAATTGCTCCATCATTGCACGAGAATTAGTTTTTGTAGTACAGAAAATATTAAGATCTCTCATTAACAAGTTAGTTCCTTCCATTTGGAAGTTAATTTTTTCATCTCCACCTGTAATATATTGAAGACGAATACTTGGTTTTTTAGAATGATAGTATTGAGCAAGATCAGTTCTCATCTGATGTACACGAGGCATCAAGTTGTCACTATGCTGTATAAAGTATTGTTCTGTTTGAGCATAGCTAGCATTCATAGCTTGTTCAACTCCTGTAGCAGTTTGTTGCTGAGCTATTTGCTGACCCATACGTTGTGGGTTTAAACCAATTACTTCAAATGCTTGATTTTTAAAATATGTACCAAGTTGAATCCTTGACATCAAACGTTGAGTTTGTTCAAGATTTAACACTTGATAGTGCTGGAAATTAAGAGCATTTTCTGTATTTGTAATAGATGTATCAAGTGGTAGCATTTGAAAGTTCTTCATTGCTACATATGCTTTTGATAGATTGTTCTTACCCCAGTCTTCACCCAATGAGTGACGAGGAAGAGCATTCTGGTCAAGCATAATCACTGTACCTAATTCATCTACAAGAATATCTGCTATTTGGTTGTTTACAATGTTATAACCTATCTGATAAGGCTTCATTAAGTCTACAAGACTTACAGATCGCGTATTGCGATCAGAGAACACAGCCCCTTCTACAGGAAGTTTACAACCATAAAGAGTTGCATCACCTTTAAACTGGAAAGGAACTCTACCTGGTCTACCACCATTAAGTCCAAGATAAATAGGATTAATACCTCCTGGATTATTCATACCCCAAAATGCAGGTCTGTTAGGACCAATTTTAACTCCACCCCATACTTCATTAATCCATATCCAATCTATATGCTCACCAAAAATTAAGTTGTCTTTTGTTTTTTGTTTAAACAATTCCTGATTATAAAGTGGTTTTTCACTCACTTTATATTCTTCAGATACTATTTCTTGTATTAAATCACCTTCTGATGTGATTTTTGTAAGGTGTCCCACTTTTCTTTGACTTTTCCAATAGATAGTTGAAACCCTAAGCATATAACTTTTACCGAAGTCTTGCATGTCCTCTGAGTCAGATAATATCCATTGGACAATGTCTCCAAATTGACTCCCGGCATCATATAAGGAAGTGAACTGTCTATAAGCCAGTGAAGGCATTTGTGTGTTCCATTCATGTGTTCTTTTCGGATCATAATAACTACCGTCGTTTTGCATTCCTTGAATAGCATACCCAGCTGATCTTGCTGGATAAATTGCTTCTAAAGCTTCCAATTGTTCATCAGTCATCATCCAACCGTACTTATCTACAACGTCAGAAATTGACATCATATCTAGTTTACCTACCCAATTTCCTTGGGATATATAACGAACATCTGGAGATTTATGATAAAAAGTAAGAAGAGGATTCCAAAGTTCCATTTCATAATCATCCTCCATCATATTAAAATGCCAAAACTCTCTATCTGTAATCAGCATATCACGAAAAGCACGTTCTTCAAGTTCTTGCATTTTAAATCTTTCTTCATCAACTTTCATTTGATGATCAGCCCATTCTTCAATCATCGATCTATAATCCTTTTTAAAAAAATCTTCTATTTCAGGAAGAGTTTTTAATTTTTCAGGATTTAATTCTTGACCAGCTTCTTCTGAAGCAGGGTCAATACCCATTTCCATTAACTTATGAACTTGCTTTTGTTGAGCTTGTTGTAAAAGAACTTGTTCAATCATTGCTCTTTTTTCTTCTAACATCTCATTATATGACATGTCATCAACTGCTCTAAACATTATTCTAGATGTTCTTTTAGAAAATTCATTACAAAGAACATTAATAACATTAGGTATAATAGGATAAAACTTAAGCTCAAATGCTGATACATCCTCTTTAGTGAGAGTGTCAATCAAATCAGCCATTTCATTATCTTCTTCCACTATATAATCTTGCTTATCTATAATACCTTTAGCAAGTTTGTAGTTTTTCATTAGACGTCTTGCATTACGTCTAAGTTGTTTCATACCTTGAAATTCTAACCAGTCAAGGTTCCAAGCTCTCCACTGATCATCTTTTTCTTTTTCTGTTACAAATTGAAAAGGCTGAATAAGAGTACCCATCTTATTGTACTCTACTTTAGCACCCTTTTTTAACTGTAAGGCATTATATATTTGCATGATTCTTAATTAGTTATAATGTATGTAATACCAGTGATTCCTGTAGTATTGGTACATACAAATGTACCTGCGTTATAATCAGATATTGTTACTGTTCCTGTAGTCATCATTTTAAATTTTTAAAAGCATTTCGAACTGATCTTCCTGAAATGCTTTTATGTGTACCAATATATCTAAAGGGACTATAATTTAATTTACTAAATTTACCGGAGTTATCCAAATTTTCATTTGTAACTTCTGTACGTTTAGACATCCCTCTGTTAGCTTGTTGCACTTTAGCAAAAGCTACTAAAGCACAAAATGCTACAAGTCTATCTACGTTTAACCCATCTTGGTAATCCTGCATTTCTTTAAGAAGCATGGGATCAGGAATACGTTCTACACCATAAACAGTTTTAACAATTGATCCGTCTTCAAGTGTTTCATGATCAAGCTCCTCTTTTAAAAATTCTATACCATATGATAAAAGATTACCTTTAAATAAAGTTCCCACGTTTTTCCATCCATATTCTTGAAAGACATTTGTATTAGCTCCTATATCTTTAAGAAATAACATCATATTTTTAGGAACCAAATATCTTTGTTTTTTACGTTCCATCATATAATGTATAAATAAAGACACGTTATTTTCTACAAGTGTCCAAGCATTATACCATTCAATCATCATCTCAAGCCGTTCATGTGTCTTTTTTATATCATCAAACCTACCACACCAACTTGCTACAATAGTATCTCTTTCTATATGTTGTGATATCTTTTCTCCTTCTTTTTTTATTACTTCAACTGGATTTTTAAGAATATATATTGCACAAAGAGAATCAGATGTAGTTGTTTTACCTTCACCCACAGGATCTATGGATGCATAATACATTCCAAATGTTGGATCTTTAACCGGACGTTCATAAACACATATTACTCCTTCTTTATCTTCTGCTTTTTTAGATATTGGAAACTCCATAATAGGAGTTTTTCTAGATGGTTTATCTATTACTTTTCCTTCAGCATCTCTGTACAAATCTAAATATTCAACAGGATATTGTTTATCTTCAATACGTTGGAGTTGTTTTGATACAAGATGTGGAGGGAATACTGACTCTTTTCTGGTAGCAAATGCTTCTTCTATAGTTGTAGGCTTCTGAGATATACGAAGCTGATATTGATCAGGAGGAAGATCTTTATACCACTGAAGACGTTCTTCTTTTATAGCTTCTAGAGCTTCCTTTACTAATGAGTTTCCTGCCTCATCTATATATGGAGGCATACTCCATTGCTCAGGAATAAAAAGACCACTTTCACCAATAGTACCTTTATTATCAATTAAGTTAGTTGTAACAGCAAACATACCATATCTATGAGGATATAGTATCATATCTTTTAAAGGCTTACACTGATCGAGATCACCCACTGATCCTGCTGCAATAAAAGTACCTGTTGTCACCATACCAGATTGCATAGCAGGTCTCATAAACTCATATGTATCCATCATCTTAGGAGCAATACCTGCTTCTTCATGAAAGAAATAAGTTACTGGACCACCCACACCATTTGTAGGATCTTTTTCAAATGATGTACCTGTAATAATAGATTTATTACCCTTGTATGTATCACGACCTCCAATTCTCACTTTAATTCTCTGTTGCCATGAGAATATCTTATCAGGTTCAGATGGTCTATACCAAGCTGTATGTTCATTTAGAAAGTTACGATATTCATTAAGCATTCTCCAAGATCCTTTCTCAGAGATATAATCTTTAAGACTAGCACCTATTTTGTTTACAGAACCTTCTTCAAACCAATATTGATTAAGAAGTTTAGCCATATGAAAATAGGATGATGCAATCTGACGCTTCTTTAATATTGGTAGATGTTTCCAATAAAGCTCACCCAAACACTCATATAAAGCCATATGATATTGGGCATCCCTTACTTTAGCAAAGTCAAATCTTTTTTCCTCCTTATCATAAATAGGAAGAAAATTAAGCCACATGTAATAATCACGAGTTATGTACCAGGTTAATCCATCTTCTTTATAAATTACTCCATTTCTGCATTTATCTTTTTGATCATTCCAGTATGCAATAAAGTCTTTACTTTTAATAGGAGCATTACAATAATATCCTAATTTTTGAAACCTTCTAGCTTCGTTATTAAATTGCTTTGATATTGATACTGTAAATTTATATCCCTCATCTGGACCAGCATCTATAAAAACAGATCTTACAAAATCACGATACCCTTCCCTTGTATAAAATACAGTGGTTGTCCAATTTCCATTATCATATGTAGGTATCGTTTTATAACTATTCATTAGTTATGTTTAATTTTTTATTAAGATCATTTAAGTCTCCTTTTGTTTTATGTATAATATCAAGAAGAGTATTAAATGAACGACTTCTGATTATACCTTTAAGATTATAGTTGCTCCAATATTGAGTGTATTGTTCCCTAGGTATAGCAGCCCATTGCTCATTAAATGAACTATAGTGAAATACATAATCGTTTAAATATGACTGATCTTGCATTTTTTAAATTTTAGCTGTAGGGGGAGGAGTCGAACCTCCATGTTGACTATTCTCAACAAAAAGCTTATTTCTGTGGAGAATAACCAACACTATCGAGACAAGATAGCGTGTCTGCCAATTTCACCACCCTACAATATTGCAACTTTTGAACGATGTCAGTGAGAGTTGCCAACTCATCCTACATTACGATTAGGCTCTTGTTTGTGCATCAAGTATAGGTTCAAAAACCCATATCAAGATGCTAAGAGGAACTACGATCTAGTGGCCTACTAGCACTTTGTTGCGAGGGTAGGACTCGAACCTACGACCTTGAGATTATGAGACTCACGAGCTACCTCTGCTCTACCTCGCAATTTATTTTTTTAAATCATCTACAGTTTTAATAATAAGACCAAAAGGAATACCATAAAAAGCTGTTTTAGTTTCTCTAACACCTAAATCAAGTACCAACTCTCTACTTTGATATTTTTCTAATATATCTTTTTTATACAAACCACAAATTATAAATTTTAATTCAGTGGGATGTTTTATAACAATTATTTCATCTCTTACAGGAACAACTTGTATTAAAGGAAACTTACCATATTCTACTGTTTTTACTCCGCAATTAAGTCCTATTTTATTAAAATCCTCAACATCATATTTACTTGAATCTCCTACTTCCCAATCTATAATTTCTACTCCCAATAACTTTTCTAAAGCTGCTTCTCCTAATAAACCAGTGGTATATCTTTTTTCTAATTTATTAAAATCACCCTTATACCCTTTTTCTTGTTTCTTTCGTTCAGCAATTAAAGTAGCTAAATTTTTTACTTTAATTTCTATAGACTCGTCTAAATAAACTTTAGGTAGATTTTTTACAATAGGACTAACTAAAGTTTGATAATTTAATTCAATTTGTGCTACCATAATTATTGATCGTATGCTAAATTTTGTCCACCTCTTACAGATGATTGTTGCTCTTCCATTAAATCTTTATACACTCCTTTAAAAGATTGTCTCACCATATCAAATCTTTCTGCTATTCTTAATAATGCTGTAGCAGATCCGTCTCTGCCAGATGTTGGTTTTTCAGTGGCCATAAATGTAGCCATATTGTCTAGTGCAATTTTAATACCTTGATATGCTCTATATGTAGGAGTTTCGTAAAGCTTCTGACAATTTTTTAAAGCTTTATATATTAAATCATCTTCTGTACTAAACTCAGCATCTATTTCTCTTAATATTAATTCTTCTTTATCTTGTTCAGGAACATCAAAAAAAGGATTAAGATCTGGATTAGGGCAAGTCATATAAAATAAATAAGAATACACCTTAATATAATCATCAGGATATTCTTCCATTATATCTTTTAAAAACTTTAAAGTGTAGCAATGCTCACTTGGAATCAACTTACCATTTTGTATATCAAATAATCTAATCATATTTATTTATTTTGAGGTTGTCTTAATAAATCTCTTCTTGCAGAAGACATGCTCATTTTTCTTAATAATAAATGTCCATTTAACTCATGGTCATGTACCCACGTAATTATTTTATTTTTTTTATGATTTTCATTTAAATAACATTTTCTTGCTGAATTACCAGCTTCTATAATATTATTTTCATAATCATCAAGTATGCTACTTAGCATGGGAATTTCTTCACTCATTGTTTTTATTTTTTAAAAAGTCCATATTTCTAACAGCACCTTTACCCCATCTACCCTTATTCGGTTTCCAATCATCAGGTATTACTGGAACTAAAGGTTCACCTGCTGTAGGATTGCCATAAATTATTAAATCATTTTGATCCACTGTACGTACAACTCCTGTCTCATACATACGTACAACAAACTGAGGATTAGATGTTACACTTCCTGATATCATAAACATAACAAGACATTCTCCAAGCCCTTTGGCATATCCATCAAAAGGATTGTGTATTTCATGTATTGTTTGTGTTATCATACTGCATATAAAATTGATAATGTATGTAATCTTCCAGCTGCCTCAAACATTGCATTTATTGTAGCAGGATCTTGTCTTGTTGCATATTCTCTTTCTAATTGAGAACAAGAATGTAACATTTCATGCAACATTTTTAATTCTTCATCATTCACTTTGTCTTGAAGATAATTAAGAACATTTTCTGCAAGAGACCACATTGTAGCACATTTTCCATGAGGATATACATCTGATCTAAGATCTTTAACTGTATCAACAAGAAGCTCAGACATTTGTAAATACATTTTAGAAACACGTTCTCTTTGAGCTATGTTTATTTCTTTTTTATGTTGTGCTATTGTCACCAACATTTTAATTACATCAAACCACATTCTTTAAGTTTTTATCTTCTAACCAATGAATAAGAGAGATGGCTTCCTGTTTTAAATAAGGAAGGTCATATTGAATTACATCCAATACAATAGGATTCCCATCATTATCAAGAGCAGTAATAGGATTATCAAATTTGTCCCTCCCAGCTTCCTCGAACAAAATGTGATGAATAGTGAGAGATCCTGGACGAAGCTTAGGATTATGCTTAAGAATAATATAGAGATACATGCTAAGCTGAAGAGCATAATGATTAATATGGCAATCGTCAAGATGGTTAACAGGAGGATCCATTTTTTGAGTGACCCCTTCCCAATCGGTAAAGCCTTCAAGTTTTATTTCTTTATTTGTTTTATAATCGGTGATATGTACTTCACCATTTATTACTTCAACTAAATCAGATTGTCCGCATATACCAGCACTTTTCAAATATACTAAATGTTCAGGATAAATACCATCTGTTAGTTTTTGATTAGGACTATGTTTAACCCCCTCGATTTCGATGGGTTTAAAAACTGGTATTGTATGTCCATGTCTTTCCATATTCTGGAAAGAACATATATCAGATTCTCTACAATTATGATACCATGTCCCAAGTGTTGTTGCTCTGTTAGCTTCAGCTTTCCAAGCTTGTCTAATTTCTTCTGGTGTCATTCCATACCACTTACTCTTTTTATTTACAGAACACTTTCTAGAAATTTCATCAGCTTTAAAAGGTTGCTTAAACTTAGATACTAAACTTGTAACACTTAACCAATTTGTACCATCATCACTAACATATTCATGTTTGTCAGGATAAAATTTGATTATGCTCATATTCCTAATTTTTGTTTTAATTTATCTTCCTCTTCTTCAGATAGTTCTGCTTTCCATTTACCAAGAGGACATTCTGAACTAAGAGCTCTAGTCTTTAGTGAAAGACTACATCCACATCCACCTTTCTTTTCATTACAACATGGCTGCGTTCCAGGCACCATACACCCGTCACCTTGCACATCTAAAAGTTCACATTCACCACAAATTTGCATTCTATGTTGTGCAATCTCTTCTACATCTTCTTTCTTAAATATAGAGTTGGTAATTCCCTCAAGAATCTGACCCTTGCTCTTCCATATCTTTATTATGTTTTTTCCTAGACTTGACATTAGCTTTAGTTTTATGTAGTTTAATAAAGTCTTTTCTTTGGTTTTCTTCTGTTATGACTTTCTGTACAGCTTTTAAATTAAACAAGTTTTCAGATACTTTAAATCTTGAAATCATTTGTTGCACACCTCTCTGTTTATTTTTTTCTTCCCATCCTTCATAAGATTTTATTTTTCCTTCTAACTTCCAATGTTTAATTGTAAAGTCTCCAAGGTTTGTTATATGTATTCTTGGATGAGATAAATCCGATAAACTTTTTCTTACCTCTTCCCAATAATAGTTTATTACAGATTCAACTAAACCCTCTGATTCATTTAGTTCTTTAGCTACTTCTTTAATAAACTCTTTACTCTTGATTGGTCTCAACACTTAAAAATTTAAAGTCAAGTAGAACGTTTCCTAATGCTTGTATTTTTAAATCAGGATTAATATAAATTTTCTTTTTATTCTTACCTTCTTTTTTAATTAAGTCTTTCTTTTCAGCTTTTGTTAAACAGTTTCTAACTGATTGTGTAGAAGAAAAAATTTCTTTAGTATGAGCTTTATTACAAAAACTTGTAAGCTCTTGGTCTCCTTCTATAGTTAAATATGTTAAACAATCTAAATCTGAATCACTAATCGTTATCTTATTTAAATAACAATGAGTAAGTAGTTGATATTTTACAATATCCCACTTATTCATTCTTACTTTTTTGTTTATTTGGTTTACTAGTGCCATTATAAATCTAGTTTAAAACTGACATAATCTTCTTTTGTATTTTCCCAGTTTTTGTATGTTAGTATTTCTGTAGCTCCAAAGTTTTGGAATATTTTCCAACTGGCTCCTTTTCTTGCTTCACCAGTTAAATAGTTGTAATCAGAATTAGTCCCCCATTCTATAGCCAATCTTATAAGCTCATGACCTAAACCTTTACCCCTGTGATTTGGTAAAACAGTGAAACCATCTATGTGCAGCACGTTGGTTGATTGCCACGACAACAAAATCTCACCGATCAAATCTAGTTTTTCTTTAAGCCATATACCTTGGAAGTTTTTTTCTTCCTGTAACATATAAAGTTTATACGAAGGTTCCCATCTTAATTGAGCTGGATGCTCTTTTTCAAACTTTATTGTTTCCTTATAATCTTTAAGCTTATAGACGGGGGACATCATTCTTTACTTCTTTTTCAATCCTCTTTCTTTTTTAGCAGGAGTTTCTTCTACCATAACTTCATCTCCCACTTTAAATCCTTGCTCAGCTAATTCAGGATTGTTTTGAATATCTTCATCAGTGATGGTATGAGGCTTACCTTGTGAAGATGGATTTGTCATCTGTGCAATAAAACTTAAAGCTTTTAACTCTTCAGCTCTAGCTACAGCTAACTTAGTGTTTAATTCTTGAAGATGAAGTTGCTGACCTTTCACTTCAATTTGCTCTTTAAGAAATTCTAAGATTTCTTCTTTTGTTGGAACTTTTTGTTCTTCTGACATAACTATGGGTTTTTGGTTTATAATTCAAAATTATCGTCTTCATCTGGAGGAGGTGGGGGAAAATCAATTCCATATATAGTACCGTAATTATTATAATAGTCCTCAAATATTTTAGCAAACTGCTCAAAATGAGTATCTATAATATACGTGTTACCGTTTCTTAAAAATACAGTGGTGCAGTTAAACACTTCACTATCTGGCTCATCTGTAGTCATCTTAATAACATCTACACTACCTAAATCAAATAAAAAAGGTAGCCATTTACCTTTATCTTCTATACCTAGACTATCTGCTTTCTCTTTATCAAGAGAATAACATTGAACTTTACACCTGTGTACTACTTTCATATTGATTGACTTTTTCTTGGTGATTGATTATATTGTGAATAGTTCATAAACTTACTCCTATTGTTTTGCTTAATCATATTATAAGCAAGCATTCTTTCAGCTAACCCATCTCTAACATCAATTACAGGTATGTTTACTGGCATACCATACTTGTTTGTTGTTTGAAGATAATGACTAAGTTTATCTTCCACTTCAACCTTTTTCATTTGTTCCATACTATAATATACTTTAAATGTTTAAACTTAACAAATTTACTTATAAATATTTTTAACAACATTTTTTATTTATCCCCACCTTGTTAATATACCCTCCCCCCTTATTTCTTTTGTGATAGAGGATGTGAATACTTTCCTAGCCAGAAGCCCCCGGCTGGCTCACAGCTTGGGGGTACCCCCTCAAAGCTGAGGAGGAAAGCTGAAAACATGGAAAAAAAATCAAACCACAATCCTAGGAAGAAGAACAACACACAGAGACACAGAGACAAAGTTCTTTTCCTTTGTAATCTTGATAACTCTATTCACTAACTAAAATCTATTCAAATGAAAAAGAGTGTACAAATCTTCATCGGTGGCAGAGAGCTGTCTGTCACTAAACTATTATCAGCGTTATTGTTCATAGCATCCATAATATGGTTTGTTATGGGCATAATACAAATCGAACCTCAACAGTTAAAGGGACTATTCTTAATCCTAACAACTGGTACATGGATGACAGCATCTGCTTACATATGGCAGATGGCATACCCTGAACACTACAGAAACTACAATTATGCAATACTGATATTTAGTATCACAGTGTTGGCATCAATTGGTTATCAGTGGGCTGTATAACAGCTCAATCTCATTAAGCCCTTATTTCCATAAGGGCTTTTTTCCTTTATAATATTGGAGAATAGTCACAGGGCTTAACATTTAAACCTGTTATAAATAAGAGCACTATCTCTCCTTATTATATATTCCTTAACCAAAAAGCAAAAACATGAAAAAGCTTTTAACACTCATCATTGTAATTGGATTATTTACTAGCTGTACACGCTACACTGTAGACGGTGTCACTAGTGGAGGTTGCGGAGTTTGGTATGAAAAAAAGTTCAAACCAAACAAAGTACCCAAACAAAGAAACATTCACAACAGAATGCCAGTAATCCATTAATTCATTTAAGACCCTTTAATTAGGGTCTTTTCAAATTCCTTTATAAACTCGGTATATATATTCCTTAATCTTAAAAATGTTTAAAATGAAAAAAGAAGGAGCAGTTATTTTAATTGCAGCCATTTTAGTAGGCTGCTTAACATTTGCGTTATCAGTTGGATGCAGCAGTAAATCAGGTCAAAGAACTAAAAAGAAGTTCAGAACTATTGACAACAGCATCAAAATCACATTTGTTGATTCCGTAGACGGTAGACCTACATACTATGTAGAGTTTCCAGACGGAAGAGGGTTGGATCAAATGTATCCAGAAGAAATCGCCAACAGTCTCAACACCGGTCACTGGAGTTATGATGAGACATTGATTATTGTTGGAGAAGATTCTGCACCTTAAACCTTATTAGTTAGGTTAGGAATGAGTAGGGACTTAACAGTCCCGAAAAATATATTCCAATCTCAACTTTCAGTTGAGAACACCTTTATAATCTTGATATAATAATTATATAATAGCAGCATTATATAGTTAAGTGGTTATTTTTTTCCTTTAATAATTCGATAGTTATTTCTTAACCAAAAAATTATTTAAAATGAAAAGCGAAAAACTATTCGGATTTAGTTCCATTAGAATTAACGGTCAAGTATGCTTGACCACGAACATCACAATCTCTGCTGCCACAACACTCAACGCAGAAATGCAAGAACTCCGAGATATGGGAGTATCTGTATGGCACACACCAAAATTAGTTGGTAGAAAAGGTAAACAGAAAGAAAAACAGTTTATCCAAATCCAACATAACACATTCGATTTTCTCCAACATTCTGCTGTTAGAACTGCAGTTCAACTATTCCTCGAGAAAGTGTATTTAGAACGCATCAGATGCAAATACTCTAAATATCACAAATCCGAGCAAACCAATATTACTCCGCAAGAATACTACGAGTATGAAGGATTAAATTGGGATGAACCAACAGAACAACCGGTTGCAGACTTCAACATTGAAGACATTGATTTTTAAGAGTGTTCATAATCACAGCCTTCTATTTCTATAGAGGGCTCTTTTTTTCCTTTATTAAATCGGTACATATTCTTTAACCTTAAATTGATTTGCTATGATGCACTTCTTATTCTCTACAGAAATCGTTTCTTCATTTGAGAACGATGTTGACATTCACGTCGAATTTAAAGACGTATTGGTAGCTGCTGCTGATTATGAAAAAGCAGTAGAAACATTGGAGTACATTTGTAACTACCGAAACGAGTACAAGTATTCTCAATTAGCAACCTACAACTATATTGGTTGTTATGAGAATGATGAGTATTAACCTCTTTAGGTTAAGAATCCCCGAAGCAGTACAATCTGTTAGGGGATTTTTTTCTAAAATATATTCCATTCACCTACGGTGAACACCTTTATAATATTGGATAATAATAGTATCGTGTACCGTGTATCGTGGTACATTTTACCTTTTGAAAATAGGTATTTATATTTCTTAATCCATTAAAAAAATAACAAATGGAAAATCTGATTAAAAAATCATTAGAATTGGCAGGATTTCAAAACGTCGAAGCTCTTACAAAAGTTGTGTCTTTATCTCCCAATCCAAGGGTAGCCGCAGAAGTATTGTTAAACTGTCACACACCAATGACACCTGAAAACTTTGGGTTTTATTGGACTCGTAAGTATGACAGTGATAAACAAGTTACAATCAGTTCTGTAGATGAATTGGCTAATACCGTAACCTATCTCGTGTATACATACGCGACCCAAACGGTTTGGTTTCCAACAGAAGCTGATTATAAAGCCGAAAACTTTGTTATTGAAAAACCTGAAAAGAGTTACACTAGTAGGAACATCAGAACAAAGGGCTATAAGTATGAAGAAAACACTGAAAACATTGAGTCATTCCTTGGAAATCATACCAAATCAGATGCAGGAAAATTCTATAAATGGCTCGAAGAGTCAGAATTGTATGTTAACCCCAAACTGCAAGAGGCTATTGCTGCTGTAGATAAGGATCTTATTGACTTCTAAATGTTTGTTTTCCTGTTTGTTTGAAGGGCTGCACATTAGTGTAGCTCTTTAAAATTATTCCAATCCCCTTCGGGGAACACCTTTATAAGCTTGGCAGTTTATAGTTTATTGGACATTTTGTAGTTTGTAGTTATTATTTTTCCTTTATTAAATCGTATTTTATTATTCACCCTCTAAATCCCCATTCAAAATGGCAACAGAGAAACTTACTATTAGCAGCGTAGACAATTTCCAACAGAGATTTGGTTCAACAGACTACGCAATGTTTAACGCAACTACTCCTAATGGAGATAGTATTGTAACGGGTATTTCTTATACCCTATTACAAAGCCGTGGTATTAACACAGACTTGCTTGATTCTTTAGCAGGTTCTCTTATCCTTGTAAACGATTCTACGGATATCCGTACAGGAGAGTTTATTGAGGGTAATGAAAGGGTTCGTAAAGTAGCAGAGAAAGAACCCGGAAATTCAGTTCTCCTTGTTTCAAAGGCTAATGGCTCTATTATTAAATCAGAGCTTTATTCTACTGAAACCAAAGATTTAGCTTCTTCCACACAGGCTAAATTCAAAGTAGAAATGGAGAAAGAGAGAGTACTTCAGGCAGCCCGTCGTACTGCAGCAAAGTTTGCTATTAAAGCTGAACCCACAGTTGCAGCTCCTAAAACTGAAGCAGCCCTTGACACGAACGAAGACCCGTTCTAATAAGCCGGTTGAACTATTAAGAGAGCCTATCTAACAATAGGCTCTCTTTTATTAGAACGAACAACACACCAACTTCGTTGACATAGGGACAATGTACGGACAATAAACCGTGTGCTGTGTGTAGTGTATCGTGTGATATATGTTCCACGTGAAACATAAAGGAACCAAAACAGAACAACGTGTGAAAATTGGATAGGTTGTGGGTTTAGGTTCCTTTTATTTTTGTTTAGTTAAATGGTATAAGTAATTGATTTGTAGTGACGTGTATGAACGATAGTCAAGCACACCGTAATATTTCAATACCTTTATATATCAAATTTAACAAACTACAAATCGGATTAAATAGCTATAAATTTGCCAATCTTGCTTCTCTCTGTTCAGAAGGGTTTAATAGACGTATTAACCGTTGTAAATGACAGATATTCCGGTAAGTTCCCGGACGTAATAGGAAACAGTTGTTCCTATGTAGGCTGATATATCTGAATATATATCCGTTAAGTGATCTGTCCTATGATCTGGTCACCTTTTAAGTAAGGCGGTAGGGTAAACAGTCAAAACACTTAACGATAAGTATACAGTTCAAACCTTCAGAGTTGTAAAATACTCACGGTGTATACGATAAGGGACTATGTCCTGAACTAATTGAACCGGCTGCTTATAGTCGTTAGGATAAAGTGGGTAACCACTATAAAGTGTGCAATGTTTAAACAAGCATTGTATGCACAGGGTTAAACCTGGCCGAGTAAGCATACGAGCAACACATTCAACGGAGATGTCTCTGAGAATGTACAGTCTTAGCATAGGCTGTTGAGTGAGAAATCACAATAGGAAAACTCGTAGTGATATGTGAAATGATTCCACCAAGAGTCAAATCACGTTGATCAGATAGATGTTGCAGGGGTCTGGTAACAGGGTCCTCATCTATCCGTAGACTGGTAATCTACACTGGGATGTCGTGTACGTTTTGCTCAAAAGGCAGAAAGCACATTCTGACAACACATCCTGGATTATGCTATTGTTTAATTAATAACTAAATTAATTAAAGCAAAAGTTTGTCAGGTGTTTGTGTGAAACCATCTTATCTGTATGAAATATGACAGCACAATGAGTACCGCAAGGAAAATTGTGAAATCTAGAGAGTATATCTAAGGAGCTGCAGGGATGTAGCTTGGAACTATCCCGTTCACTTGGTAGAAATCAAAGTTTATGTAGCACAAACAAAGATCCTTCTGGAGAGAAGTCAAACACTGATGGTCCCATTTACAGGTTAGTAATAACTTGTGTGTGTATGCAATGGTAACGTTGCTAAAATAATGGGAGGAAAGGTCAACACTCAGCCTTTTATTTACTTTGTATTTCTAAATCCATAAATATATACAATGAAACAATTTTTCAATTTTAAAACGAAAAAAGAAGAAAATCCGTTAGAGAAAATTACAAGGTTTTTTATAAACCCTTATATGCCTCAAAACTACAAGCTTCTTAAGCTTAAAGACAAGTATAAAGAAATACTTGCTCATGAAACACAGATAGTTACAGAAGATGGGTATATTCCGTGTGTTTCTTTTCCTATTGAGTATCTTGTAAATGATACAGCATTTATTGAATGGAGGTCAGATTATCAATTCATCATTAACAGTTCAATCTACTGTAAAATAGTATCAGATGACACTATTCGTATTGATACAGTGAAATTCTAAACCATTAAATAAATAAGTATGAATGCAAGAGAGTTTTTTTTGATGCTTCCTTATAAAATAAAGATCGAAATACTAAGATCTGCTATAAGAGAAGATTTCCCAGTCTTTATTGGTTTGTCACGTTATGCACTAGAAGCACCTCTCAGTGAGGGTGGTATAGAAACAGAAGTGATCCAAGCTATTGAAGAAGAGTATAACCTGTACATGGAGGGTGCAAAAATGAGCTCTGAGTAATACCATAATATTATTAAGGTATTACTATAGAGCTCAAATTTGAGCCCTACTATTTTTTAATCTTTAAATTGTTTGCAAATGCAAAACGAATTATTAATTATGCTAGCAACAGCTATGCCAAAAGAGTTATTATTTGAAAAAATAGAAGAAGCTATTGCTGAATACAAAGAAGCAAAGCTATTAGGTAAAAATCTTGACGAAGCTGAAAAATCTATTGGGTTTGCTTGTCACCTGATGATTATGAACTTAATCACAAAAGGAGAATTATCTGGTTCATTAGATGTGATCAACAAGATAAAAGAGATGAAACAAAGAGATGATTTTTTTAAAATGGATAAAAACTGATTATAATGGAAAAATTAATTCGATTTTCAATCTTATCATTAACCTACCTTACATTGTTAATACTATTCTATTGTGCAATTCCTACTGTTAGTTGGATTTTTGGGGGAGAATTTCTCTCAGTAGCACAGCACCCTATGCATGTGCTATTTGTAGGTGTGCTTTTAATAGTAATGCTCGGTGTAATATTCTCAGAGTGTTTTGATTCTAATTTTCGTAGTAAAAAAAGTTAAATTATGGAAGATCAACACAAATTAGAACCACCACCTGAGCAAATTAACATTGAAACAGGTAAGAAAATGTGGGTAATTGATGGTTATAAAATCTGGGCTCGTACATATCAAGAAGCCTTAGAGTTATTACCAATGATTCAATCATTTTAAAATGTGCAGTATAATGCAAAAAATTAAAAAAATTCTCTTCGGAGAAAGAATTAAGGGGGAAAAACTTCCCCCTTTTAAACCATTGAAAGAAAGACCAATGGACGAAAAAGATTTTTACAAATGGTGCAAAGAATTTAATGTATCGTCAAGATCAAATCGTAAACCAATTTATTTAAACTAAAACAAACCAGAAATGGCTACAAAAATTGCTACAGCAAAACAGTTTTACAAAGAAGCATTAAAAAATATTAAATGGCTTTCTTTAACAGGTAATATTAAATTTAATTACCTGGCAGGTATTAACAGAGCTATTAATCCTGGTCAAGTGACTAAGCTTGCTAAATCATTAGAAATGATGGGTATTATTAGACCTGTTGTTATAGCCGAATTATCATTTGTAAATGGTAAATTGTCTAAATACATAATAGACGGTCAGCATATTTTTAACGCATTGATTAGACTTGGTTGGGAAATACCATATGTTATTATTAAAGTGGATAGTAAACAAGATCTTGTAGAGAAAATAGCAATGTTAAATGCTAGTTCTAAAACATGGAGTATGCAAGATTATGTAACTGCCTGGTCAAGCTTAAAAGAAGATTATGTAAAGCTAAATCATTATTTTCAAGTGTATGATTTAGAAATAACAGAACTTGCTGCCATTCTTATGGGTAATATAAGAGGTGGTGGTAACATAACAAAAATTCTTAAGGCAGGTGAGTTTAGAATTATTAATGAGCAAAAAAACGTAGGTATTCTTAACAATCTTACAGACATGCTCAAGGTGGTACCAAGAATGAACAGATTTGAAAACAGATATGCTGTTAAAGAGTATGTTAAATTCTTGAGATCTACACCTAAATATGATCATAAAGTATTTTTAGCAAAGCTTTCTAAAAACAAAGAAAAGTTTATTCTTGCTACACAAGAAGAAGGTAAACTTTCTGAACTCTTTGAAAAGCTTTCTTAAGAAGCTGAGGCTAGCGTTGGTTAGAACCTACATATGTTCATGACTTTGTAGGATTGGGGGGCACATTCTTGCCCTAAGCGATTAGAAATTAGGACTGATCACCCATGAGTGTGTGCTAGACAGGATTCTAGCTAATCAGGGATGAAACCTTGTAATGGTGGATAATCAACCACTCCCAAGCCTGGGTTGCATTTATGCGTATACTACCATATGTAGGGATTTAATCTGCTACAATTGACTAGTTACTGGGTATCACAAGAGGTGGGTTAAGCCTCTTTTTTTAATTTTGTTATATGAAGAATCCAAGACTCAAAGGAGGATATGGTATGGTAACAAGCAATGTTCTTAGAAACCCGGACATTTCCTTAAGAGACAAAGGACTCTATTCATATTTAGCTACATATGCAAATTCTGATAATATACTAACAGTTAGTATAAACAGAGCAGCAAATGAATGCGGTGTTGATGAATCTACTATAAAAAGAATCCTTGACAGTTTAAAGAAACAAGGAATAATTATCCGTGAACAAAGAGAACAAGGTAAAAGTTACAAAACCACACTTGTAAAATAATTATGTAAACTTACACTATAGGTTTGCATGGACTTCCCTATTTGTATATACTATAGTATGATACTATTAGGTTCTCAGTCCACACCTTATTTATCTGACGTCAGGAGCCTATAGAGTATTAACGTGAAGCAACAGATGTACTATGACCAGCTAGTAGTGTCCCTGACATGATCAATTAGGCCTGGGAAAACACGAAGACTCAGTAATTATGGGATCTATCGCAGACAACTTAGAACTATAGTCCCTGATGTGGATAAATTTGGTAATATTGTGGATTTTTACATAAATTTGGTATTAAAACCAATTATTATGTACAAAAGAGTAGCACGAAACATCAGTAAAGAAGGAAATTCTTACAGAGTTCGTTATCAAAAAAATGGTAAACGATTTTCAAAGTTCTTTTCTAAAAGAACAGAAGCAATAGCTTATAAGAAAAAAGTTATTGGTTGAAATTGTTTAGAAGTCAAGTAGCTCAGTTTGGTCAGAGCATCCGTCTGATACGCGGAGGGTCATAGGTTCAAATCCTGTCTTGACTACAAACTGGGGGTGCCCGGTATTGACAGCAAATGGAAGGTAAGCACACACGCAGAGGTAAGGGTCTATTCCTCTATAATCAATGATTCAAATTTTAAGCGACAACACAACTGTTGAACTTTCTGACTACACTTTCGAATCTCTGCTTGCAGAACTCGAAACTTCTGAGCTTGAATTAGCTTAAGTTAGGCGAGGAGCTATCCTGGGAACAGAAAATAGCACATAGTTTTCCTGATTTTGTCCTTGTGACATAAAACTTAATAGAAAATCAGGTGGTGGAGCTGTTCTAGCTGGTTTGCTAGTTCCTCATACGGTGCAAAATGTTTGGGATCTTTCCAGCATTTAGTACTAAGCGTGTGATACGTTGTGTTTATTGTTTCTTTGTTTGGACAGGGGTTCGACTCCCCTCACCTCCACTGGTGTTTTCCGTCAAGCTAAGAATATCCTGATGTTTCTACATTGGGATTTTTTTAATTTTATATTATGAAAAGTAAAAAATATCTTGAAGAAGAGAAAGGTGTAGGTACACCTAATAAAAAATCTAAAGATTGGATTATAGAATATAAATGGAAATCTTTAGAAGAATATAACAAATACCCTAAAATGTGGTATAGAACTGATGTATATTCAGAAGATTGGAGACCTATTAAGTATAGTAATAAATTTCATACTTCTAAATCTGCTATACAATCAATAGACCAATTTATGAAAGTAGCTCAGTCTTATCATAAAAATGATTTACTCACTGGTTTTTATGATGATAGGTTTGGTAAAGAATATAGAGTGAGAAATATTAAAACAAAAGAAATTATTAATTACCTAATTTAAATTTTATGACTGTAAAAATTGATACTTCAAAAATAAATAGAGTAGAAATTATTAATCACGCAAAAAATAACCATTCTATTGGAAGGTTATTAACTTTGTATAAAGAACTATCTGATTTTGATAATATTGAAATTAGTATTCAAGATGACGGTAGAACTATGAAAATATTTTTAGATTCTCAAGAAAAAGAAAAATAAATTATGCAATACATATTATTAGGATTGATGGTAACAGCGGCTGTAGTAGTTGTTGTAGGACTTGTAATGTATTTTGCACAAGAATTAAATAATTATGGAAAACGAAAATCCAAAACTTGAAAAAGCAACATTTGAATTTAGTCAAGAAGGTAATTGTGTAGATGGTGGCATGGAAGAACTTACTATTAGATGCGAGTCTTCGCTAGGAGTTGATAATGATGAAGGTTGTTTCTATGTTTTAGAAACAGAAAGATGGTCTATTGATTCTGCAAAAGATTTACAGAAACTATTTGATAGAATCAGTAGTATACTTCCGAAAAAGTAAATAATGTACCTTATAGGGTACAAAATGAGCCAAAATGAGTAATATAATACCTGTTAGGGTATAAAATAAAATCAAATGAAAGTGAATAAAAAAAGTAAATTCTATTTTCCCAAACCATTCAAAGAAGAAGTAATTAATTTCTTTAAATCACTACTTTTTTGGAGAGGTAGAAAGAAAGGTATAATTCACACTATGGATATTAAATGGCATCATTTAAGAGCTGTGTTTTTTCCTAAAAACTTCCACGAGAAATATCATTATCTTGGATCTATTCCTTGGAAAGAAGATAGTGATTTATTTTTAGCTATGGAACCATTAGTAATATTTATGGATCATAAAGCTAAGCCTTGGTGGTGTCCAAGATGGGTGCTTAGGTTTTTACATTTGTTTGGTAATGATAACAGTATTGTAAGAGTGAGAAATAGAACCCTTGCTAATGTTAGTGATAAGTTAACTAAAGGACTTATGATTGTTGACTATAAAACTAAATGGCAATGGTATGATCTTAGAATTAGTATCTATGGAACTGAACAAATGCATTGGTTAGCTGATGCAATAGAAGAAAAGTTTTATAAAGATGGTAGAAGAGAAGATATTTATTTAAAAATAAAACAACTTGATCCTACTACAAAGTTTTCTGTAGGTAATACATTTGATTCATTAAACAATGAACTTGAAAGACTTGAAGAACTTCAAGAAAATAAAAAGATAAGAACAAATGAAAATTATTAATTTATGCCAGATATTACTATGTGCAATGGTAATGATTGCCCACTAAAAGAAAATTGTTATAGATATAAGGCTAAACCTAGTGAATTTAGACAATCATATTTCATACACCCACCGTATGATAAACAAAAAAATGAATGTCATAGTTTTTGGGATATGGATTTATATTTTAAAATTAAAAAAGAAAATAATAATCATGAATAATGAATATTTAATTGAAGAGTTCAAAAAAGATCATATTGAACATGTATTAAATTACATAAAAGAATCAGGTGGAATATTTCCTCATCTCACTGTATTAGCAGATATGAAAGATCCACAAAATGAAGATGAAGAAAAGCCAGCTATTATTCATATACCAATTCCTAATGAATATATGGAATCTGGATTAAGAAAGCAGATTTTTGTAGATGAAGTAGTTCCTAAAATATTTGATGAAATAAAAAGCAGATTTATTGGCAGAGCTGTAGTATTTACTTCAGAAGCTTGGATGAGAAGTTCTCAAAAAGAAGATATTTCTGATTTTGAATATGAAGCACTACCTAAAAAAGAAATACTTTTGATTACAATTGATACTGAAGAAGGATCTGAGTTTTTAAATTATGAAATCATAAGAGAAGGAAAACAAGTGAATTCTGATGGAGATTTTACAGATAAAGTTAGACTTGAGAAAATGGAAAGTTTAAATGAAATGAAAGCTTTACAAGGTAGATTTAGTAATTTGTTTACCAAATTAAAAGATTGAGATATGGGAATATTTAATTTTAAAAAAGATAATGAAAAAGAGAAATTGGAAAAAGAAATATCTTTTTTAAAAAGTGAATTGGAAAATTGTGATAAGAAGCTAAAAGAAAAGCAAGAGCATATCAATAAAACCAATGCTTTTTGGAAAAAGAAACTTTATCAAAAGTCTCAAGAAAGTAAAAAATAATTATAGCTCTATAATCCGTTAATATAGATAAACTGTAAAAGTTTATAGTTAATATATGTTAGTTTTATATTATTAACTATAAATAATGTTATATCAATTACCAAACGGAAAGGTAATAGAAATAAGTACAGAACAATATTTTGAAATGACAGATGAAGATCTGGAGTATTTAGTTGCTTATAATCACGGTGAATCATTAGAAAATCCTTGGTTTGGTTCAATTTTAAATAAACCTTCTAAAGCTGTTGATGAAAATTCAGAAATATTACCTGATCTTACATCTTTACCAGAAATAGATACATTTAAAGATTTAGATGTAGATGTACAAGAAGAGTAAATTGCTTAGTTAAAAATAACTAAGAGCCTCCATTAGGAGGTTTTTTTGTTAATTTCAATTTGCAATTATGGGTAAAGTAAGAGTAGTTGGTGATGACAAAGGTAATGTTATCAACATCTCACAAAACAATCCAGAGTACGGGTACATTCGGGTAGAACAAGAAACCATTCAAGTTGACGAAAGAGGATGGTTGAAATTTGTTAAAAGATCAGCATTACTTAAAGGTAAAGTAGAAGATCTTGAAAAAGCAGAATACAGTATAAACACTGTATTACCTGGTAAAATTATCGTCATTGAATCTTTAACACCATTTAACGCACAAAATCCTGAGAAAAATATGAAAATTGCAGGACCAACGGGTGTTGTGTGTCGTATAGATGATCAACCTATTTATAGGGATACTTTCTATACACCCAATTTAAATGCGTGTGATGAATTTATTTCACATAATAACAGTGATGAAATAAAGGATATAATGCATGCACAAACAGCATTAGGGATTCTCACAACAAAGCAAGATCGTGTTCAAGATCTTAATTTGTAATTAGCCAAATAAAAAGGGGAGAAGAAATTCTCCCTTTTTTAATTCTTAATTCATAAAAAACAAAAAATGAAAAAGTTCAACTCTGAAAAAACAATTTCAGCTAACGCAAGTGGTATTATTATTTCTTATTCTGAACCTTACAAAAAGAAATTTGTAAAATATGAAAATGAGTATGTTAAAAACATACAAGTAAATGGTACGGCAAAATATCAAAAAATTATCATTGAAAAAGTATTTAATGATAAACAAAAAGAGCTTTTTCTAAAAACTGTTTTAGGGTTTAATGCATACTCTAAAGAAGAAATATCTCAAATGAGTGAGAATAAAAAACAATCAATTGCTATTCAATATACCAAAACAAAAAGAATATTAAACAAATGGAAGCAAGAAATACTTTTTAAGGGAGTAGATGATTTATTGTTGTTTTTATTTCCTAAATCACCCATTGTAAAAGATATGGCAAATACAACAGGTTATTTAAAAGAATATGATAAAAAAGATGAAATTACTTTTAAAGAACTTGGTATTTCCAAAGATCAAATTGTTTCTAAACTAATGAATTATGGTATTTTACCTAAAAACTTTTATGAATTAGTATGATAAAAGCAAAATTAAAAAAGTGTGCTAAATGTGAAGAACTTAAACATATTTGGAAATCACACGGTAAAGAAAAATATTGTAAGGAATGCTGGTATTCTATTGATAAGCCCAAATCTATTTCCCCTGTCTCTATTAAGAGACGGGGTGAAATGGATAAGTATAGTAAACTTAGAGAAGCTTTTCTTGTTGTAAAGCCATTTTGTGAAGCAAAAATCAGTCATTGTACAGGAATAAGTACAGATGTGCATCATAAATCAGGCAGAATTGGGGAAAATTATCTAAAAGTTGGTACTTGGTTGGCTGTGTGTAGAAACTGTCATAAATTTATTGAAGAAAATCCTGAAGAAGCTAAAGAATTGGGTTTTTCTACAAATAGATTAAATTGATTATTATGGGAGAAGCAAAAATTACAAGAGAAATAAGATATGAACGATTATTACAACTTTCTCGTGAAAGACATAAGTCTAATATCGAAAAAAAACAAGTAAAAATTGTTTCTCCTATCAATAAAACAATTAATTGGGAAAAATTATCGAATTTTGTAAAAAATAAAAAATGACAATAGATCAATTTAACAAAAAGTACGAAAATCATCTTGAAGATGGTCATTATGGTTTAGCAATTGGTGCACCAGAATTTGTAAAATGGTTAGACACAAAATTTGAAGAATTTATTAAAAAACCTGATTTTAAATTTTCACAAATTAAAGCAAAGTTTGGCTATGGTCGTTTCTACTGCGAAGGATTAACCAATGAAGAAATTTATGAAGTAGAACAAAAGATAACAGATTTACATTCAGGTACAAAATTAGAATTTTAATGAAAACCTCAAAACGATTAGTTGTTGAAACAATAGTATTTACTATTTTATGGATAACTGTAGCAACATGTCTTTATTACTTATGTAAAATTTAAAATATGTCATATTTTTTATCATTTTTAAGTGTATTTACAGCTGTATTGATTGCAGACATATGTTGGACTTTCTATTTTATTAAAATAGAAGAAAGGAAATCTGTTGGTGCAGGTTTATGGGGAGCCGGAGTATATGTTTGTGGTGCATTTGCAGTTATACACTATACAACTGATAAAACTATGATAATTCCAGCAGTGTTAGGTGCATTTATAGGTACATGGGCTACAATAGAATATAAAAAAAGAAAAGAAAAAAAATAAATTATGTCTCATCCCTTACATCATTCAATTTCATCACAGAAAAAATGGGGAGGATTAGTAGATGATTACTTGCCCATACACAATTGGTTTGATGAAACCAAAGCTCATTACCCAGACATGAGACATCGTACCCTCAGACATCACGCTGAGGGTATTTTTTGGTGTGAAGAAAAGTTTGGAGTGTATATAACAAACTCTGATGGTAAAATGGTACCAGTAAGAGCATTAGGAGAACAACATGTAAAAGAAGATATTGGGTTTATTCCAACTATCAAAGAATATCTAGACAACATGAATATTGTTGGCTGGATGTATAAACCAGGAGATGGTAGAGCAATCGTAAAAGAAATAAACGAAAAAAAATTAGACTATGTCACTAAGTAAAAAAGCAGCAAAAGCTAAAAAAATAGAAGTAAAACTATCAGTACTTGAATGGTGTAAACAACAAGTAAAAGATGGAAAAGAACTTGTAATCCACTGGGAAGGTGGTGGAGATTCAGGATGGGCACATTTTGAAATTGATGGACAAACTGTAGATAATGAATATACAGATCATCTTGTAGATATGATGTATTCAGAACTTGATTATGGATCATGGGCAGGTGAATTTAATGCAACAGGTTTTGCAAAATTTGATCCAGCAGAAAATGCATTTGTAGGAATTGATGATTATCAAGAAGATGAAAGAATATGTTATGACTGTAACATTTCTTTTAAAGTTCCTAACAGTTTATGGTATGATAGAATACATTATCGTATAGAATGTAGTGCTGATGAATCTGTATCAACTGAGATAGACTTTGCTATACAAAATGGATTTCTTAGTGATGAGCATAAAGAAATGGAACGGGTTCTTCAAGATGTACTTGATGATGAAATACCAAAACTTATAGAGAAGTTTATTGAAGAAGGTAATGAATTTAGAGATATCTGGGAATCTGAAATGTTCTTAAAAACAGATGGTGAAGATAAAGGTGCTTATACTGAATTTAAAATAACAGAAATTGGTATAGGTACGTATAGATCTCAAGAAAAAGAAATAGTTCTTTATATTGAAGAAGATGAAATTGTTTCCGAAGATTTCTAAAAATTAATTGTTATGAATTACGATAAACAAACGTATACAGTAAATAATAGAGAAGGTTTTTCATTGACAGATGCTTTACGTCTTTGGAAAACTAAATATGCAGAATTAAAAGACTTTAAAGAAGATGTAATTAAACATCCTAGTCTTAATGACTTTAGTCAATTTGTAGAAGATTCTTGGGATAATATTGAACCTTTTAAAGTAGAAGATGCATTAAAGATAGAAAATGCAGAAGAAAGACGTACTTATTTTGATTGTATAGGTGTAGAAAAACTGTTCAAACAGCTTAGTCCAAAGCTTAGAGATAGACAAGAAATTACTAAGAAAAGAGCTAATTGGGACGAGGATAATAAAGAAAATTTTCGTACCTTTAAAGATGTATATGAGCTCTATGAAATAGAAGGTACAAAGCTTTATGACAAAGATAAGTGGGGTAGAACACCTAATCCAGTGTTTGCTGTACGTTGCTGGTGTACAACCACTGATAGAGAATATTGGTTGTATGTAAATAACCAAGCAGCTACAGGAAATAGTTGGTGGTCAGAACAAGCAGATAATGAATACGATGCTATACGTGCAATTGCTTGGACTATACGTATAGATATCACTAACCCTGAAAGAATATATAGACAGGGTGATGTGATTATAGTTAAAAAGTCTGATAAAAGTAAAGATGTAAGTCCCTATCATCTGGAAAAAAAACAATATCTTGATTTAATGTATTCAGAAACTTAATAGTTATGGAAGAAAGATTAATTGGTCATGTAGGAGTTGATTCAGGTCAGCTCCTACTATGTGACCCATGTTATATAGAATCAGAATGGGAAAAAGAAGAATTTGCTGATATCAGAGTATATGAGCATAAAGTAACCAAAGATCGTTTGACATTTGGTAAAGACTTTCCACATTATCAACACCCCATTGATAGGTATGATGGAAAGAATATGAATGAGCTAAATGCCACGGGTGAGTGGATTGAAATAGATAGACCAAATGCTATACATAATTTTAGTTATAACGCATGTTGTCAAGCTACATTATCTAATGAAGGACATGGTCAATTGAAATATAAAATGGGACATGCAGGTGTTGGTGTAGCATTTAGAACAGCATTTGGAGATGGTGTATATCCTGTATATGCTAAATATACTGATGATGGTACATTGAAAAGTGTAGAAGTAGTATTTTGGGAAGATGATGAAGAAGAAACTAATCCTTAAATTAAATAAAATGGCAACAAAAAAAGAAACAGTTGATTTACAAAAAGTTTATGATAAGCTTGTAGAGCTTACAAATCAATTAATTGAAGCAACTGAAAAATTAGTTGATATTAAAGATGATACAGAATTAACAATTGCCGGAGCTGGTTTTAAAGCTGGTCAAGCATACGCAATTGTTGACAAAGTAGCAGAAGAACTTGAGGAGTTATCAGATGAAATTGATTATAAAATTAATCCTTAAAATTAAATAGTATGCAAAAGAAAACTTCAAAAGTTCTTGTCCTTGGACAAGGTGAAGGAAGAGATGCTACAGGAGAAATTAAAAAGCATGTTCTTGCTAGTAATTCTGGTATTCAATATGAACAACATAGAGAATCTATTGACTTTGAACTCAAAGCATTAGGTGTGCTTACACATGATGAGCATGCTAAAATGGTGTTTGAAGCAGGTCAATACAGAAGTTATAATCAAGTGGAATTTAATCCATTTGATCAAACTGTACAAAGAGTATTTGATTAATAAAAAGTTATGACCGAAAGAGAAAAAGTTCAGAACGATGCACTGAACATAGCTATTGGGAAGAATCGTTGTGGACTTGGAATCAGCATGGGTGTTGGTAAAACACTCATCGGTTTAAATTATATTGACTATTTACAAGGGGTTAATATTAGGAAGCAAAGGGTGCTAGTAGTAGCACCCAAACTTTCTATATTTGATTCTTGGAAAAATGATGCTGAAAAGTTCAATATAAACATTGAAGATGTAGAGTTTACAACATATCTTTCTTTGCATAAAAAAGATCCAAATGATTATGATGTAGTGGTACTTGACGAATGTCATAGTTTGTTATATCCTCATCAATCTTTTTTAGGTGTATTTACTGGTAGAATACTAGGTCTTACCGGCACTCCTCCAAGACATCAGAATTCAGAAAAAGGAGAAATGGTAAATAAATATTGTCCGATATCATTTCGTTATATAACTGATGATGCTATTGAAAGCAATATTTTAAATGACTATAGAATACTAGTTCATAAAATAAGACTTGGTAGTGCAAATAATTTGGAAGTAAATCTAAAGAATAAATCATTTTACACATCAGAACAAAAGAATTATTCTTATTGGACTCAAAGAATAATGGATGCTAATACTAAAAAACAAGAGCAAATAGCGTCTATTATGAGAATGAAAGCTATGATGGAATATAAAACAAAAGAACAATATGCTAAACAACTATTAAACGAAATAGACGAAAAGTGTATTGTATTTTGTAACACTCAAGAACAAGCTGATAGAATGTGTAATTTTTCATATCATTCTACAAATCCTGAATCTGAAGAAAATTTGGAAATGTTTAAGAATGATAAGATTGAAAAATTATCTTGTGTTTTGCAACTTAACGAAGGTGTGAATATTCCAAATCTTAGAGCTGGTATTATTATGCATTCATATGGTAATGAAAGAAAATCATCTCAAAGAATTGGTAGATTATTGAGATTAAATCCGGATGAAACAGCTATAGTACACGTATTATGTTATGCAGGTACAGTAGATGAAAAATGGGTTGATTCAGCATTAAAAGATTTTGATCAATCAAAAATTAAATATTTTAACAAATGAATCATTTGTATATAAAATGCATTAAAGAAAATAATATACTTAAACCAGTATCATTAGCAGGATTAAAACAAAAAGAAGTATTTTTATCAGCTATACCTGATAAAGCAATAGTAGAATGTTTTTATGAAGTTCAGCATGATGATGGTACATTACCACAACTTGCAAAGCTACACGTAATGATTAAACAATTATCTACTCATATAGGTGAAACGGCAGAAAATATGAAGCTGTTAATAAAAGATAGAGCTGGACTATGTATAGCTAGAGAAGTAGCAGGTAAAGAATATTTTCTTGCTAAATCATTTGGTGATTGCTCTAGGGACGAATTGTCCCTAGCAATACAAGCAGCTATAGAGATAGGACAAGAAGTTAATTTTATACTTTACTAGCAAGACCCATAATCTCATCGTAAGTTGCATTTCTTGTTAATCCTTGATCCATAGCTGATTTTTCAACAGTATTGATTAACAAACCTAGTGTAGTTACGTGATCTTTCCATTCTTCTTTAAAATGAGGATTAGGAACATCTTTTAATGCTTCAGCTTCTTTCTTATACTGTTCAAATTCTTCTTTTGTTTTGTCTTTTACTAAAAAATGCAAAGCTTGTTGTAATCTTTTAACATAACCAGTACCCAATTTTACAGTGATTATGGCATCTTTGTTAATTACAGGATAAGTGAGTTTTTTTAACTCTTCCTCGCTTAAATTTTCATACATAATGGTATATTTTGAAACAAATTTAATCTAAAATTATGACAGAACAAGTAAATCTTGAAGATGTTAAATTAAAACTTATTGAGAAGCTCAAACCTTCAGGTTGGGCTGGTAAACTGAAAGGATTTGTACAAAGTTCAGACTTTGACAAAATCTTAAAAGTGTTATATAAATTAAGAGAAGATGGTAAAAGGTTTACTCCACCTCTTAAATATGTATTTAGAGCATTTGAAGAGTGTCCTATAAATGATCTTAAAGTGGTAATGATTGGACAAGATCCATATCCACAACTTGGTGTAGCTGATGGCATATCTTTTTCTTGTAGTTTAACTGGTAAACCACAACCAAGTTTAAGACATATACTTCGTGCAGTGAATGAAACTGTACATGGGGAAATTGCTATAGATTATGATCCGGATCTTAAAAGATGGTCTAATCAAGGTGTATTAATGCTTAATTCAGCTCTTACGTGTGAAATAGATAAGATAGGTTCACATGTACCTATATGGAAAGAGTTTACAGCTTATGTATTAGATATACTAAACTATACAAATTCAGGACTAATATTTGTTTTGCTAGGTAAGCAATCTCAAGAGTTTGAATCATTAATTGGTCATCAGCATCATATTTTAAAAGTATCACATCCTGCATCAGCTGCGTATAGTGGTGGTAAATGGGATTGTAATGATGTATTTAATGAAATAAACAAAATAATCATAGGGCAAAATGGTAAAGATTTTGCTATTAAGTGGTAATAACGGCTAATAACTAGTAATAATGACAATAACTCTGGAAAATTTAGAAGACTTTAAAAAGCTATATGATGAAGCAATTAAATCAGATAGTAAATATTTTGAATATGAAGGTCAACTAGTATTGACACATTATGCTAAGTATGTAATTGAATATTTAACAAACCAAAAAAAATAAAAAATGGCTATTAACAAAGTAGATTTAACAGTATCTCAATTATTAAATGACCTCAGTGAAGGTTTAACTTGGTTAAAGAAAGACGATCTTGGATATGGATCGATTGAAGCAAAATATGGTGCTAATGAAAAACAAATCTTAGCTATTAGAAAGCATCCAAAGCTTAAAGATGCTGAAACAAATATTACTATATTTAATATTATAGATGATACACAATCTTCAGCCTCCAAAGAATCTCAAACTTCCGGGTCAAGTTCAGATATGGAACAACAAAAAAATGATCTGGGCAGTGTTCAAACAAGAATGGATAGAGTTGAAACCGCATTGGAAGCAGCTGACGTCTTTGCACAACTATGATAATATGAGTAATAATAGAGCAAATAGACCTAGTCCATCTGTCAGTGCAACAGTTCATTTAGCTGGAACTGTATTAGAAGGTAATGATGGTAGATTTTGGATGGTACAAGCAAATTCAGCAGGTGTAAAAAGATGGGTTCCTACTAGTCTTAAAATACCTAATGCTCAACAAGCAACAGCATCCGTACAAACTCCAAAACCGCAAATAGAAAAACTTTTACAAAATTTTAAACAATCACAAATGTCAAAAACTAAGACAATTACTAAGAGAACAACTCAAGAAGTAAGACACATTGAGACTTCCTTGATTAATAAGGAAGAAGTATTTAAGATGTTAGCATTAGCAGAAGCCACAGGATTACCGTTATTGTTAGTAGGTGAACCAGGTGTTGCTAAAACTAAAACTATTATCGAGTATGCTAAAGCGTGGTTAAATAGAGATGGTAAAATGACAGCTGAGGACTTTGCTAATAAAATGTACATCTTAGAAACTGATGAGGGTACTAAAGCATCAGAAATTAAGGGTATGCCAGATCTTGGTAAGTTATTTACTCAAAATACTTATGAGATCAGTGCTCCTGTAGCAGAAGCAGACATTGTGATTATTAACGAGGTAGATAAGGCATCTAGTGCAATTCGTAATGCTATGCTAGGTGTAATGAACGAGAAGTTTCTGTTTAATGGTAAGCATAAAATCCCTTGTAAATGGAAATTATTCATTGCAACTTGTAATGAAATTCCTAAAGAAGAAGAAAATTCTCCTTTTTGGGATCGTTTTATGCTTAAAATGACTGTTAATCGTGTATCTCCTGGTGAGATGAGTAAGTATTATGCAAAAGGTGCACGTAACTATCGTGAAAAGTTTGCAATTGGTATTCCTAGTGCAACAGAAATTGAAAGTGTTGAAATATCAAATACCAAGCTGGATAAATATCTTGAAGTAGGTTATCATAAAAGTTCTGATCGTACATTGACTTTTGTACCAAGACTTGCTAAAGCTGTATCTTATATCTGGGATATCAGTGTAGACAAAGCTCTTGTTAAAACTGCTCAGATTATGATTGGTCAAAGTGCCGGTTCAGAGCTTCAAAATAAGTTGCTATCTCCTGAAGTTAAGGCAATTATGTCTAAAGTAGAGATGCTTCATTCTCAAAGCAATAATGAAGCACTTGAACTAGCTGTAGCTGAAATTGAGAGCTTGATTAATACTTATGCAACAAGAGGAACAATTGATCAAGGACAAGTAGAAGAAATCGAAATGTCTTTGGGATATATCCTTGAGAATCACCCAGCTCGTAAAACAGCCCAATTGTCAAGTGAATTTGACAGTGTATTGAACGAATCAGTACCTGATCAGATCTAATTTTTTCATAAATTGGCAACACTTAGTCCTTATAATACTAATTTAACTAAGTGTTGCTAATTTAAAATTTAATCTATGGCTAAAGAATATAAAAATGTGTACACCATTTTAGAAAAAGTTAAAAAAGGTGAAATTGACACATATTACAAAGATAGAGATGGTTTATTTGGTCGAATTAACTTTTACAGAAAACCAGATCTTATTAAACCTCATTTACATTATTTAGATGAATCTAAAATTGAAAACATCTTTGATGCTTATATGACAGATAAAACAAGCATTAAAGAAAGTTTCAATAAGTTTCAAAAGTTGACTGATTTTAAAAATTTACCTCAAGATCAACAGCCTAATTTTGATAGTTTTTATACAAAGTTTCAAGAAAATTATGAAAACTTTCCGGCACATATTGGTAAAGACATTTTTAAAATGTTTTACAATAAAATGGACAAGTTAAATTTTGAAGAAAGAAGTGATAAAAACTATGCTCAATTTAAGATTTTAGAAAGATCAAATAATCCTGTGGCTAAAATTATGACTGAGAACTCAAATTTGAGGTCAGCTATTTTTGCTCGTAATCTTGTTAGTTATTTTATAACTAGGATGACTATGATGGAATATATTGATCCAAATGCTTGTGAAGATTTAAAAAACGGTTTAGAAGGCAAATCTGAATTTGACAATACTAATATAGATAATGTATTAGAAACAATGTGTGATTCTCGTTCAGGTAAAAACATGTTAGAAGATGCGTTACAAAAAGCTAAGCAAGATTGTGATAACATTAATAACACAATGTCTGAAGAATTACAAGAACAAATGTTTGAAGCTGCAGCTGATGACAGAGAAGCCGGCAAACTAAGTCCAGATTATATTCAAACAGTTACAAGAAATTTGGAAAAAGTGAATATGTCTATTAATTCACTTAAAAATAAGATTAAGAAACTATTGGATAAATCAATTAGTTATTTTAGCTCTAAGAAAATAACTACTTATGAAGATTTATTTAGTAGTGATAATCTAGGTGGCTTAGAAGACTATGAATTACTACATCCAAAACTTCGTAAGTTGTTTGTAGAAGATTTGCAAATCAAAGACACTAAATCTATTGGTAAAATAAACATTTATATAGATGTTTCAGGATCAATGGGAAGTGGCTGTGGTGTTACAAATCAAAAAGGTGATGGTATAACCAAAATTGATTTTGCCAAATCATTTGTTGCAATGCTTAAAAAACACGATTTGTTAGATCAAGTTTATATTTTTGACGGTAGAGTTAGAAACTATAAAAGTGACATTATTAGCATTGCTATGTTAGGATGTAATGGTGGTACTTCTATTGATACTTGTATGCAACATATTCTAAAAGAAAACAAAAATGCTTTGATTATTACAGATGCTGAAGATAGATGCTCTGTATATTCTGATAAAGCATTTTTTATTGGTGTTGCAGGATCTGACTTTACATATTTTAACGAAGATGTTTTACAAAAATATAGTGAGAACGATCAAATTGTAGTTTTTGATGGTGCTAAAATCATCAAAGTTAACCAGTATGGTCATACTGTATAAATAAAAAGGGCCCCAATAAAAGGGCCCTTATTTATTTCCTGTAGACAGGCAGGGTAAAGGTAAGGTCTAACAGGATGAGAAAGAGAAATATTACTTTCCTTGTCCACGATATTTAGACACAGATTTATCTTTAGGTCCACGTGACTTAGCAGCTTTGCCACCTTTACGTTTACCAAATGTAACTTTTCTTGAATCGGTTATTTTACCTTTTGCCATTTTCAATCATTAAGGTCTGGTTGTAGTTGTGGTAGGTGCAGGAGGAGCTACTGTTGTAGTCGGAGTAACACCACCATCACCATCTTTATTACTTGTGGTAACACAGCATAAGTCTGCTGGAACCTCATACCAAACGGCAGGTCCATTAGGATATGATCCATTTGTTAGGATCAAGCTCCCAGGTACAATTTTACCCTCTTTAGTGTACCTTACAAATGCTCTTTTCTTTGCCATAAAATAAATTTATAAGTTAATAATATATACAATTATAATTTAAGGAATTTTTTGTTAATAACCAACTATATTTCTGATATAGACACTATCGTTTTGGTTTGAATAGCGACAATTACCAATCCACCATATTCCTGGTTTATAATAAGATAATCCCATTATAGGAGCATTTGGGCTAGAACCACCATCAAAATATTCTGTAACAAAAGTAGAACAGTCTGGAGTCCATTCAGATTGATGATAAAGTCCAAAAGCATGACCTGCTTCATGTGAAGTTGCTTCCCAAATTAACTTCTGTTTATACTGCAATGCTTTACTAAACACAAAACTTGGTACTTCTTCTCCCCAAGTAAAAGATCCTATCCAAGCAACACCACCTGCACAAGGTGTAGGTCCACAATACCATTCATCACTTTGTGTAATTACAACTCTATGTCTTTTACCTGGAGAAACACTAAAATATACAGACGAATCAGTTGTAACTGTAACAGGAAACTGAGAGTAATCTTTTGTTACCTCATTTAGTATGTTAGCTATTTCAATTTCACCTAATCCAGAAGAAGTAACTGTAAATGGAGGGTTTTGTCGTGCAGTAGTCCAATAAAAGTCATTTACCAAATGACCATCAAAATCTAAGTAGATAACCCATACATTAGGTTCTTTAGGAGGATCTTCGGGTTTTGTTACATCGCAAGCATCTCCTACACCATTATTATCTATATCTTCTTGACCTGGATTGAATATAAAAGGACAATTGTCTCTATTATTTCTTACACCGTCCCCGTCATCATCATTTGGTTGGAACTTCTCAATTCTACGAAAACCTATTTTAGGATTTCTTGCTGTAGTATTATAGTTACCATGTAAAAAGTCACAACTTATATGTTGTTCTTCTTTTTTTGCAACTTCTCTATGTTTAGTACATCCTACAGCAACAAGCAAAATGATTGTAAGAATTAATACAATCAATACAATCAAAACATGATTACGCATAGTTAGATTTTAGAAAGTTGGAAATGCATCCCATCCTTTCTTTTCCATGTACCACCCCAGTCGAATCCAGCATCTGTAAAGCATTTTACAAATCCTGCAGAAAGTTTAGGAACTTGATTCAAACCGTTTTCAAAGGCATTTACATCTACAGCTATACCCCAGCTGTGAAGAGACATGGAACTAAGTCCACGTTTTTTACGGATATTAAAACAACCATCCCAGGTCTTAAGCTCAGATACGTGTCCTGTAGAAATAAGATTTTGAAAAGCTTGAGATAGTGGTTGCACCAAATCTCTATTGCAATAAATCTTTCTAGGAATAAAGCCAATTTCAAGATTAGAAGGAACATCCCAAACAATCATTGCTTTTTGAAGAGTGGGATCACCATATTTTTTTAATGCTTGAGCTGAAGTTACCATAATTTAATGATTTTTTTCCAGTATGAGTGATTATTTAAGTTTTATTTTCCAGTATAATTGTGCACCATATTGTACTTGACCATTACGATCAATACCTATTGTAGCACCATATATTTGATCTTTTTTACTTTTAAACAAAGCTCCAGCACTAATTTGACTAGGGGTGTTAACAGGATTACCTTGCAAAAGTCCACCAATATACAATTGATTTTTCTTTTTTTCAGGAATTGTAATAGTATTTGTAATAACTGGATACTTTAAATTGTATTCAGTGTATCTTCCAAGTAGAAAATTTCTACTCACTGTATCTACAATATGTACATATCCAATTGAATCTATTTTAATTGAATCTGAATGAATATTAGAAGCTAAGAATTTTTCAGCTAGATCAGTATATTGCTTTACAAGTTTGCTATAATTAGTATCAGGAAGATATTCAGTATTCCATTGTTCAATTGGTACAGGAACTGTTTTAATAAGTTGAGGTTTAGAATAAACTGTACTGTCTTTATATACCCATACAGTGTCCCTGGTTATTACAGGTTTTACAACATCTGTATTTTTACCACAAGTTTGAAACAAAATAATGGAAAGTAATACTAATACTACTATGCTAACAAAATTAGTTTTAATAAATTGATTCATATTAATCAGATTGAACTTCTCCTTCTTGAATATGTACAGGTTCTTCAGAAAAAAAGTTAGAAAGTACTTTTCCAACTACACCTATTATTAAAGAAGCAATAGCCAGTCCTTTATGATCTGTAATCATAGAAGACATTGAAGTGATAGAAAAAATACCTAGCAGAGCATCTCCTATTTTTCTAGCAAATTTAGGAGTGGGAGCCCAATAAGATTTAACTTTAAATTTTGTAGTTTTTTTAGTCATTTTGAGCTATATATTTTTTTGGATCATATATTTCCTCATGCTTAAAATACTTATCATGATAAAGTTCAGGTGTATATGTTACAGGTCTAGCTTTGTTATTTCCAAAAACAGATTGTTCTAAGAATCGAACATCTTTTTCAAGCTGCTCTATTTTTGTTTTATCAATGTTTGATTGTGCCAATAAAGCTTTTATATCACTTCTCATCTCTGTCACATCTCTCCAAATCATCATTGATAGAATAGACACAAGGGTAGGAAACAGATATAATTTTATGCCATTGACAATTGAATTCTTGGATGAATTTGTAGTCATTTCACAAAAAAATATAAATAAATAAAAAAAGTTTAACGGTATTTACAAATTTCTATAAATTTGCTCCCCCCGTACAATAATAATATACGAACTTTTTAAGTAAAAATCTAAAATAATTATTTAAGAATACACTTAGTCATGAAGAAAAATTCAATTGAATTATTAAAGGCAGAAAAAGAAATAATTAATGACTTTTTATCAAAGTTTTACAATAATATAGGATATTACCCCACTGTATTAACTAAATACGGTCATGTGACGGGAGATGGAAGTCCTAAAATATTAAAACTTAGCGAGTTAGAAGAGTTATTTGAACCTTTTCTTCCGGTGGTTTATGAAAGAAAATATAGAATAACAGCAAAATTTAGACTACGAGAACTTGTTGATTTAAGATTTATATTTTATTTCATAGCTAATAAAATGCTAGGGTATAAACTTACAGAAATAGGAAGATATCTTAAACAAGATCATACAACAGTAATTCATGGTATAAAAGAATATAATAAGTTGTATGAAACAAGTCCACTTTTTAGAGAGAAAACCCTCCAATTAATTAACCTTGTAAAAAATAAACAAAATGAGCCACAAGCATTGGAAGAGTTTGATAAAACATAACATTACACCTAACCAACTGTTTTTATTAGATTGTTACAAAAGTAAAATAAAACCTGTTTTAATTAATGAAGATGCAGAATTATTTGCTTGTGTAAGCAAAGAATTAATTGACGAAAAAGGTGAATTAACTCCAAAAGCTTTAAAAGTTTTAAACGACTATGAAACATTAATAGGTAAAAAAGAAAAAGAAGTTGCTGAAAATGTTTTAGGAAATGAGTTTGAAGCTAAAATTATGGAGTACAGAGACAGATTTCCTGCTAAAAGACTTCCGTCTGGTTTAGCAGCAAGGCAAAATGTCAAAGATTTAAAAGAAAGATTTATTTGGTTCTTTAAAACTTATCCTCAATATGACTGGGATCTTGTTTTAGATGCTACAGATCTGTACAATGAAGAGTTTGAGAAAAAGAATTATCTGTTTATGAGAACCAGTATGTATTTTATTAAAAAAAATAATGGTAAAGAAGAGTGTTCACAATTAGCAGATTATTGTCAAATGATTATTGATAACCCTAAATTATTAGAAAGATGACATTAAGTAAACGATTATTTTTATCACTCATTTTATCATGTATTATCAGTGTATTGTCTTATTTATTTATCAATTTTTTCATTGTAAAAATTAGCATTTTAAAGTTTATTTTTATTGAATTTATTTTGCTTGGTTCAAAAAAATTGTTTAAATTTACAGACTCTAAACTAGATAAACCAATACGATGAGTATTTTAAGCATGGGTATTAATCATAGACCCTTTGGTATTAAAACTTATGTGGAAATACTAGAAGAAGGTCTTCAATACATTGAAGATAGACGTTCTGGAAAAATAAAATCATTTATGTTACCTTGGTCTGGATTAAACAGAGCAGGTGTAGCTGGATTAGAGTGGGGATCTATGATGACAATAGGAGCTCGTCCTGGTTCTGGTAAAACAATGTTTGTGTCTCAAATACTAAGAGAATGCAAACTTCTTAATCCAACACAAGATTTTAATATTTTAGAATTTCAATTTGAGATGGGTGCAAAACAAACTGCATCCAGAGATTTTGCATCACAAGTAGGACTAGATTATAATCAAGTATTAAGTACTTACAAGCAAGTTGATGATTTTGCTTTAAAACAAATGAAGCAATATCTTGATGATACTAAAGCTTTTCAAAAATTTGGTAATCATAGAGTTCAAATTAACAATCCCCTTACCGTAAAGGATATGGAAAAAGCAATTTACACTTGCTATGAAGGTCTGGGTAAAAAACCATTGATTGTTAGTATTGATCACAGTTGGTTAATTAAAAAAGATATAAACGAAAAGGAAAAAATAGCTACTTTATACAACACTGTTGAAATGTTGATGAAAGTAAAAAATAATGTTCCTATTATAGTTTTTATGATTTCTCAACTTAATAGAAGTATTGATGAAGCAATTAGAAAAATCCCCGGCAATATTGCTAATTATCCTACAAGCAGTGATATATTTGGTGGTGATGCTTTAATGCAAGGCAGTGATATGGTATTAGTATTAACAAGACCTTTTAAAGCTGATATTGAGATATATGGTCGTAAAGAATATCATTGTAAAACTGATGATATATTTGGTCATATTCTTAAATCAAGAAATAGTGCTGATGATACTAACTTAATATTTTTAAAAGCTGAGTTTGCAAAACAAAGAATGATTGAAGTTGCCGAACCTGTTGCATCAAACCCTACCGGAAATGCACCACAACGTAGAACAACAAATAGATTTAATTCATCAACACAACCAACACCTTAAAAATAATATTTATGGCTATAATGCATACAATGGCTGAAGATGAAAAAGCCAATTATAAAGCACAGAAATTAAAAGAAGTAAGAGATTATCATTCCGAATTAATTAAAAATTTGGGAATCGGTTACACTGATTTTAATATGAAAACTCAATTTAGAGATCAGTATGGAAGAATAGTAGTTGGTATTTTTCCTTCAGAATTTAAAAAAATCAAAGGATTTTATTTTGAATTAGTTGATTTTGATCTTATTCCTTCAACATCTGATCGTAGTGTTTATAGAGTTCCTCCTTCAAGTTCATTTGATGATGAATATGAGTTAAGCTCAAAAGGACAATATCTCGTTCCACTTGAAGAATTAAAAGTAATTAGTTCAAAGCCTGTTGTTAATAATACAACAACCGCAGAAGATAAAAGCATATTTAAAATTACTCAAAAAGCACAAGAGTCAAATAGTCCAATAAAAGAAGATGCACCCTATAGTGATATGACTATTAGAGATTATGTAGCAATACATAAAGGACAACCTGTGAGTAATAAAGAATGGCTTAATCAATTAATTAAACAATTACCTTAAATATGGCACAAGGAATCCTAATCATTGCAGAGTCCGGTACTGGTAAATCAACCAGTATTGAGACGTTAAACCCTCAAGAAACATTTATTATAAATGTTGCAAACAAACCACTTCCATTCAAAGGATGGAGAAAAAAGTATGTTACATGGAGTAAAGAAAACCCTGGGGGTAATCTTTATGACAAGGCTGGTCCAGAAAACATTGAAGCATGTTTACGTTACATTAATGAAAAACGACCTGAAATTAAAAACATTGTTGTAGATGATTTTCAGTACATGAGCTCATTTGAATTTTTCGATAAGGCAAATGAGAAAGGTTATGAAAAATTTACCCAAATCGGTGCTCATCTAGCTCGTATTGCACGTATGCCAAAAGATATGAGAGAAGATTTGCTTATATTTTTCTTAACACATGCTGAGGAAGCTACTGATTTAGAAGGTAAACGTAAGTATAAGGCAAAAACTATTGGTAAAATGGTTGATGAAAAACTTACATTGGAAGGATTATTTTCTATAGTTTTGTTTGGCAAAGCTAAGAAAAACAAAGATGGACAAATTCGTTATGTATTTGAAACTCAAACTACGGGTGATAATACATGCAAAAGTCCAAAAGGTATGTTTGATAATTTCGAAATACCAAATGATTTGGCTTTTATTGTAAACTCTATAAAAGACTATGAGAATTAAAAACTCTATTATTTAACAAAAAAAAAAACAAAAACATGTTTAAAACAGAAGGACAAGACATCAAAGGTGGTGGTCTTGAAAAATCTCTACAACCTGGTGTGGTTAAAGCACACATCTATAGTGCAACAGTTAAAACTGCAAGCACTGGTAAAAAAGCTTTAGAATTTGTTTTAGAAGGACCTGCTATTGAAAATTTTGAAGGTTGGGCTATTGACAAAAATGATCAAGAAGGACCTAAATTTAAAGGTGCTTCTTCTAGAGTTAGTGCAACTATTTATTCAAACGACTTCAATAGTGATGATGTTAATAAGAATGAAATTCTTAGCAAAATCATTGTAATTTCTAATGAGCTTGGTTTAAGAAAAGAAATTGATGAATTAGCAAGTGATAAATCTATTACATCAATTGAACAATGGGTTGAAAAAGCTGTTAGTATTCTCAAGGATCAAGATCTTTATTGGTTTTTAGCAGGTAAAGAAGATATTTATAATGATAAACTCATTGTAAAGCTTTCATTACCAAAATACAAATTTTGTTCAGCTGATGAAGCAAAATTGAATAAATTTGATAAAACTAATAAGTATCACTTTAGTCCTTATGCGACTAAACCTGTATCAAGTTTTGAACCAGCTAATGACGATTTTAGTATGTAATTCCTCTCGGTTTGTCATAGTTTTAGAGTTTAGAAATGCAAGAGGCTTGTTTCTACAAGCCTCTTAATTTTTTTAATATTTTAGATATGTTTAAAACAAAAAACCTCGTAAATGATGTTAATGACGTTCCTGTTACATGGATATTTGAACATTTTTGTAATCTAAAAGAAAAACTTAAAGGTCAAGATGTTAAAATAAAATCTTTATTTAATGAAGAGAAAACACCTAGTATGTGTATTTATACTGATGAGTATAATACCTATAGGTATAAAGATTTTTCATCCGGTAAATCAGGTAGTGCTATTAATTTAGTAAAGGATTTACATTCTTACACATATCATCAAGCTTGTAATAAAATAGTTGAAATATATAATGATTATATTTTACATAAAGGAAAATATGATGTTGAATTATTTGAACAAGCTTCAAAGTATAAAGTAACTAAATTTACAGTTAGACAATGGACTACACAAGATGAATACTATTGGACACAATATAACATTGGTTCAAGATTATTACACGAGCACAATGTCCGGCCTCTTTCTGTTTATTGTATGCAAAAAGATGATACAGAATTATGTATTAAAGGTTTGTATATATATGGTTATTTAAAAGAAGATGGTACACTTTATAAAATTTATCAGCCTAAAACACTTGATAAAAAATTTATTAAAGTTAAATCCTACATACAAGGATTAGAACAATGTAAACCACCTTATAAGAATTTACTAATAACTTCAAGTTTAAAAGATTTGATGTCTATAAAATCTTTAAAACTTTCAAACATTAATGTTGTTGCCGCAGATTCAGAAAATAGTATGATCGAATCTGCTTATATAGAATCTTGGCAAAATCAATATGAAAACATATTAATTATGTTTGATAATGATGATGCAGGTATTCAGGCAATGGTTAAATACAAAGAAAAATATCCATTTATTAAAGTAGCTTTACTACCTTTAAGTAAAGATATTTCTGATAGTATAAAAGACCATGGAGTCAAAAAAGTTAAAGAGTATCTTGTGCCAATATTAAACAAGAAAATAAATGAAAAGGAAGAAAATAGTTAATAAACCTAAAAAAGCTACAACACCAAAACCTAGAAATGCAGGCACTATGACAGAGTCAGCTTTTTGGGGGTTTATTAGAAGTGCTTTGAGACAAAAGTCTAGATGGTGGAAACCCATTACACAATGTAAACAAAAATCTAGAAGACCTTATAGAGGTCCTAACAAAAGACAAAAGTTTGAATATCAGTGTAATAGTTGTAAAAATTGGTTTCCAGAAAAAAACATCAATGTAGATCATATTGTACCTGCCGGTACACTCAAATGTGCTAACGATCTTCCAGGGTTTGTAGAAAGGCTATTTTGTGAAGCTGGAGCTTTACAAGTGCTTTGCACAACTTGTCATGATTTAAAAACTAAAAATGAAAAAAATGGCTATCATTGAAGAAGATAAAATTCAATTATATCAAGAATTAATTGATGAAGTAGTAGCTGAAATACATCTTGGTTTACAAGAAAGAGATACAGAAGCTATTGAAGAACTTCTTAGATTTTGTCCTACAGAAAATCTGATAGGATATTTACCAGAAAGATATCATAAAAACTTCAAACCTTTATTAAAATGAATTCTGAAAAAATAAAAAAACACAAAGATTTATTAAGTCAAGTTATTGATATTAATAATACTCTTATTGAAATACAGGAAGAAAAATTTAAAATTCTTACTGATTTTTTAGAATATGAAGAAGCTTTAACAACCGACAAAGCTACAGCAGCAAGAATTAAATCACTTTTAATAAGTATAGGTGTATGGCAGACTTCCACAACACAATAATGGGTAAAAAATTCTATCAAGCTGATGTTCCTGAGTTTATACATCAATTAAAAAGAATTGCAGATGCACTAGAAAAAGAAAAAAAAGAAGAAGAATTAGGAGATAAGTATAGTGCAATAAAATCATTTGTTAAACTACACCCTGATGATAAAGAATTAGGGAAAAAAATTAGAGAAATATGGAGCTAGAAACAATTATGGAAGAGTCTATTAAAAATTTAGAAAATGATTTTTATTCTAAACCTTTTGATTTTTCTTATAGCAGTTTGAATAAACTTATGTGGAATCCACAAGCTTTTTATCAAATGTATGTATTAGGAAATAGAGAGGAGAAAACTGAATCATATCTTGTTAATGGTAAAGTAATTCACTGTCTTCTTTTAGAACCAGAAAAGTTTGATGAGCAATTTATTGTTTCACCAAGCGTACTTCCTACAGGAAATACTAAAATAGTAGTAGACTCTGTATTTAGACATGCTGTTGAATTACAATCACAAGGTGATCAAAGAACAGAGTTTGTAGATTTTACTGATGCTGTGTTAGATGTATTGGTTGATATGAATCTTCATCAAGCACTTAAAACAGATCAACAGCGTATAGATAAAGTTTATACTTCAGAAGCTATAAATTATTGGAATTTTCTTGTAACTAAAGGAAATAAAACTCTTATTGATCAAGAAACTTATAATTTTTGTAAAACAGCAGTTGATATTGTAAAAACTGACGATATTATCTGTTCATTAATTGGTTGCAATAAGAACGACTTTGATAATAAAGAAGTGTTTAATGAGATACCACTAAGATCAATTATAAATGATAAAAACTTTGGTATTAAGGGTATTATTGACAATTTAGTTATTGATCATGACAAGAAAATTTTGTATATTAATGATATAAAGACAAGCTCAAAAGATCTTAAAGATTTTTCTGAATCTATCGAATTTTATAATTATTGGTTACAAGCTTCAATTTATATAGCACTTGTTAGTAGTAATTTTATGGCACTAATAGACATGGGTTATGAACTCAAGTTTCATTTTGTTGTTATAGATAGAAACTATCAAACATATGCTTTTCCATTGACAAATCAAACTAGAGAAGCATGGTTTAAAAAGTTAACAACAGTGTTAGAGAAAGCAGAATGGCATTATTCAAATAAAAGTTATACATTGCCTTATGAATTTGCTCTACAAACAGTTACACTTTAAACAAGATAATGAAATGATAGATAAACTCTATGGTAAATATTTTCAAAAATCAAGATCATTTTTATTTCCTGCTTTAGGAATTAAAAAGCAGAGTCATATAACTCCTTCTGGAACCTATTTATGCATAGAAGATAAAATCCGAGTTGAGGATTTGAAATTAATATGTACTTACAGGGATGATGGATCACAGGGATTTAAAACTTTTGAAGAGCAAATGCTCGTCGGAAATCCACTATTTGTTGAAAAATTTAAAGTGGATGGGTTTAGTATCTATGTGTTTGATTTAGAAATATATTCACAAGATTATATCAATTTTTTATTAGGTAAATATTCAAAATTATCAAATCAATTAAAAAAAGCTATTAGATTGTATTATGGTGAAAGTTCACCAGAATATAAATTTATAGATAGCTATTTATACCCGGATAAATATTTTGAAGTTTATGCTAAACTTTTAGGAGTTAGCATAAGTACATTGAAAAAAATTGGAGAATTATGTAATCCTGTAGATATTGATAAAGAAACATTAAAAATTCCCTTAGAAGAGCTATCTAAATTAAATAAAATGATATAGATTTGTAAAAAAACCAATCAATGGAAAAAACAATGTTATTAATTACTTCAAGTTGGGGAAGTAAGAAAACTTTTAAAATGATCCCAGCTAGTTCAAATTCAGTGTATAATGAAGTTATTTTTGATTTAGATAGTAAAGTTCTTGCTTTAATATCTAAAGAGAAAAAAGACTCATTACATATGCTACCTAAGCTTAATGAATTTGGAGATCCTGAAATTATGAAAATCGGTAAACGTGCTAATGGTAAAGAATTTAAGGAAGAACGTAAAAACTTAGAAACTTACTATGAATATTATATTGAAGATTTAAATGAGATTAAATATTTTATTGATAAAGTTGCTATTAATGCTGCTGATTTTAATTTTAATCAATATCTTGAATCTTCTGAAAAAGCACACGTATCATCACTTTTATAACCCATCAGCATAGAAGGAAGGCAGACATTTGTCTGCCTTTTTTTGTCACATGTCACGGGGAAACAGCTTAACTGAATTATATCATATGAATGATATACACTACGTAATGGACTATGAAACAATTTGTAATTGTTTTATTGCCGTTTTTGAACATTATAAAACTGATGAAAGAAAGGTTTTTGTTATTCATGACTCACGTAATGACTTGCCTGATTTTATTAACTTTTTAAATGAAAATAAAAGTAGAAATCAATGGCATATTTCATTTAACGGATTAAGTTTTGATGCACAAATAACACAAAAAATAATTGATAAACAAAAAGAACTCTTAAAGCTTAATACTCAACAAATTGTAGAGTTTATTTACAATTATGCTCAAAGTGTAATTAGCAAATCAAACAAAAATGAATTCTTAGAATATGCTCCATATAAGCTTAAAATAAAGCAAATTGATCTTTTTAAGCTTAACCACTGGGATAATAAAGCTAAGATGAGTGGTTTAAAATGGATACAATATTCTATGGATTGGCAGAATGTAGAAGAAATGCCACATCCTCACTTTGAACCTGTGACAGATGTTCACACTTTGAATTCAATAATTAACTATTGTATAAATGATGTTAAATCGACCAAACAAGTATTAAGTCTATCAAAAGAACAAATACTTTTAAGAAAAACTTTAACAAATGAATACAATATTGATTTATTTAATGCATCAGAACCTAGAATATCTAAAGAACTCTTTCTTTATTTCTTAGAAAAGAAAACCGGTATTGAAAAATCTCACTTAAAAACACTTCGGACACCTAGATCACACATTGTATTAGCAGATTGCATACTACCTTACGTAAGTTTTCAAACTCCTGAATTTAAAAAAGTCATAGATTATTTTAAATCTAAAATTATTACATCTACTAAAGATGGGTTTAAATATAGTTTAGATTTTAAAGGAGTTAAAACAGACTATGGTTTAGGTGGTATACATGGTGCAGCATCAGCAGGTGTATATGAAGCTAAGCCCGGATGGACAATAATGACATCGGACGTTACTAGTTTCTATCCTAATCTAGCTATTAAAAATGGTTTTCACCCAGCTCATCTTCCTCAGAAAGAGTTTTGTGAGCTGTATGAATGGTTCTTTGAGGAAAGAAAAAAGTATCCTAAAACTGATCCAAAAAACTATGTGTATAAGATTATCCTTAATAGTACATATGGTTTGACAGGTGACGAAAATAGTTTCCTATATGACCCCAAGATGACTATGCAGATTACTATTAATGGTCAGCTATTATTATCAAAACTTGCAGAAATGTTAAGTTTTGCTATTCCAGAAGGTCAGCCTCTTATGCTAAACACGGATGGTTTAGAAATGATGATTCCAAGTGATAAAGTAGAAATATATATGAAAGCATGTGAAGAGTGGGAAAAACTTACACAACTTTCATTAGAGCATGATCAATATAGCAAAATGATCATACGAGATGTAAATAACTACATGGCTGTAAACACAGCAGGAAAAGTAAAATGTAAAGGTGCTTTTGAATGGGAAGATTTAGAAAAAAAGAAAGTAGCTATTCTTCATAAGAATAAATCTTTTTTGATTATTCCTAAAGCTATATATGCATTCTTTGTTCATGGTACAAAACCAGAGGATTTCTTAAAAGATAATCAAAATATCTTTGATTATTGTGCCGGTGTAAAAGCTAAAGCTGGTTGGTATTTTGAAGAAAGAAAGTTAGAAAATGGCGAATTAGTTATTCAAAAGTTACAAAAAATCATAAGATATTATATTTCTAATAACGGTAGTAAACTAGTAAAATGCCATAATGATGGTAGAGAAATACAAGTAGAATCCGGTGAATGGTTACAAACAACAATTAATAAAATTGATGATGTTGATATTAGCAAGTATAATATTAATACGAAATATTATTTACAAGAGATTTATAAAGAAATAGAAAACATACAAAACGTTTCTTATAAATCGTTTAAACAATTATCTTTATTTTAAAAATCAACAACTATGCCTCCTAAAGTTCCTATTTACACAGAACAACAATTAAGACAAGTACCTCTCCCTACACATGGTGGGAGATATGCTGTTGTTCCACACGGGGATGTTATAGACGAAGTTAAAAAACAGCTTAATAATGCTGGATTAACAATTAGAGAAGTTATTTATAAAATGACTTCGGACGGACAAGTAGCTCAAGGTATTTATTATCTTGAAGAGGCTACAATACAAGAAATGGGTATGATGTTTGCCTGGTCTAATAGTTATAATAAAACTATGAGATTTAAATGTGCAATAGGTGCTCATGTATTTGTTTGTGGTAATGGTGTTTTACGTGGAGATATGGGAAATTATTCTCGTAAACATTCTGGTACAGCAAAGCAAGATGTGTTTAATCAAATTCAAGATCAGATAACAAATGCATTATCTCATTATAATTCATTAATAGCTGATAAGCAATTGTTAGAAAATGTTATTCTTACTCCTAGAGATAAGGGTCAAATATTAGGAGAATTATTTGCTAACGATGAGATTCTTACTCTTACTCAAGTAGGTATTGTAAAACGTGAGATAGACAAGCCGTCCCACAATTACAATTCACATTTGAATTCAGCGTGGACTATGTATAATCACATTACACTAGCCCTAAAAGAATCACATCCATCCACTTATTTAAAAGATCATGAAAGAGTTCATGAATACTTTGTAAATAAATATGGTCAGTTAGTAACTGCTAAAATTCCTATGGAAGAAGTTGCTGATGTTCAAGGAGAACCAGATTTTGAAGAGCAATCTGTGTTATCTTTACCTGGATCTGATTTTGATATTGATAAATTAGGTGTGAATTTTATGTAATACTAACTAAACTAAAGGGGGGTGAAAACCCCCTTCTAGTTTATATTAAACTATTAATATGATAGAACACAAAAATTATCAAAGAAAAAATACTTTTACAGGTTGGGTGTATCATATTTATCTTGTAATTTTATCAATGTTTAGTAATCCAAGATAAATGATAATAGGTATTAATGGTTATAGTGGTTCTGGAAAAGACACATTAGGTGTATTAATACAATATATAAATTGTTTTAATGTAGGAGAAGTATCTATAGAAGATATACTAAATGATTATACATCTCATCAATGGTGGCTTGAAGAACAATCAGGTTGGGAAATTAAAAAATATGCCGGCAAACTTAAAACCATAGGATCTTTGTTAACAGGGATACCAGTTGAAAAGTTTGAGGATCAAGAATTCAAAAAAACAAGACTCTCAAGTGAATGGAACATTCACGGTATGCCAATGACAGTGAGAGAATTTTTGCAGAAACTTGGTACTGATGCATTAAGAGATGGGTTACACTCAAATGCATGGGTAAATGCTTTATTTGCTGATTATAAAAAAGAATTTTCAGAGTGCGGTGTTAGTAAAGCAGGTACAACAATAAATTGTGCAAAATACCCAAACTGGGTTATTACAGATGTTAGATTCCCTAACGAAGCTAAAGCCATTAAAGATAGAGGTGGGGTAATGATTAGAATTGATAGACCATTTGTAAAACCTATTAATAATCATCCATCAGAAATAAGTTTAGATACTTGGAAATTTGATTACAAAATTGCAAACGTCTCAGATTTAGTATCTCTAAAGTTTACAATTAAAAACATTTTAGAAGAAGTTAATGAAAATAATAAAACAAAAAACTAAAACCCTTATAACAAAAGATAATGGGAGAAGCTCTGATGCAGTTTCTCCCAATTTTGTCTATGGATGTTTAGGAGGTTGTATGAACAGTTATTGTTATGTAGGTAGATATAATCACGATAAGGTGTATATAAATGAAAACACAGGTGATATATTATTATCTATAGATAGTTGGGTTGAACAACAACCATGGCCTAAAACTCCTAATCAATGTGATGATAAATATTATGTAATTGATATAGGATGTAGTACAGATGTACCTCTAATGAGTAAGCACTATGATTGGCAAAAAGTGTTTAATCATTTTAATTTTCATGATAAAATTAAAAGCACATTTGCCACTAAGTATCCATCAATGTTTGATCCTACTAAATATAATTTAGACGAAAATAAACATAGAATTAGGGTGAGCTTAATGCCTCAGAAATATAGTAATGTACTAGAACCCAACACTGATCTTATATTTGATCGCATACAATCTATACCAAGGCTACAGAAGTATATGGAAGTGCATATAAACTTCAGTCCTATTATCTTCCATGATGGATGGTTATACGAATATGACGAATTGTTTAGGGAAATAGCATATTCAAAAATTGATACAAAATGTGAATGTATTTTTCTTACTTATAATGATATACAATATGAAAGAAATGCTCCTATTGTAAATCATTTATGCTGGAAACCAGAAATACAAGAAAAGAAAGATTCACATTATGCACCCGATAATATTAGATACAAATGGCAATTAAAAAGAGATATGATTGCAGATTTTACTAATTTGTACTCTAGATATTTTAATCCTTCAAATATTAGATATATTTTTTAATCATGAAACCATTAGCAAGAGAATTTTTATTAAAAAGAGGGTTCTGTTGCCATAATGGTTGCAAATATTGTCCTTATATGAATACAGTAAGTGAAGCTGAAGAAACATTTTGTATGTTTAAATTAGGAATGGAAGGTTCCTACATGACATCTTTAATAACTACAATATTTAAAGGTGATATGAATCATAGATTTAAATTAGCCAAGGGCTATCCAGATTTAGTAGAAGTATGTAATAGATACAATAATGAGTCAGGATACTGGCAAGAGTTAGTAGAAAGATGGAATTCTTTAAATCCTAATCATAAACTTGTATATTAATGAATGAAGGTATTGGAGAAGATAATCTGTGTGTTAAGGTTTACGATCCGACGGGTCCTAAACTTATTGCTGTTTATGAAAGCTTGCGAAAAGCATCAAACAGACTAGGTGTTACATATAAAGTTGCTAAAAATGCAACTGTTAATAAGAATAGAATACATTCTCCATTATTAAACATGGATGTAGCTGTTCGAGTAAATAAAAAAGGACCTGAAGATATTTTACTAATATCTAAAACGACTAGTAAAGGTAAATTAGATTAGAAAACAATAGTAAAGTGGTCAATTTAGACCACTTTACTATCTTTTCTGTAAGTTTTCAAATGCTTTAAGAGCATCTTCTGGATGTATAGTTCTTCCCGTGTATCCTACAAATGATCTCATAAATTCAGCTACAATTTTAGCATCCCCTTTATCTTTTAATCCACTTTGATCTACGTCTTTTTTATAGTATAAACTACCTTCAAAATTAAAGAATGGAGTAGCATCTAATAAATGCATTCCTAAAAGTTTACTAATTTTAATATAACGTGTGGTTTCATTAAAAAGAAGTGATGGATTACTATAAACTCCTTTAATCTCATCAAGACCGGCATACGGTAAGAATTGTTCTGTTTCTGATTTTACTTTTAAAAGAATGAATAATGTAGCTCTATGTGCCCAGTTCTTTTCTTTAAGTTTTTTGAAACGATCTGGATCATCTGGATCCCATCCCAGTAACAAACTAGTAACTGCTATGATGCTTAATACAATTGCTATATCTGCAAGTGTTCTTTTAATAGCTCTTTTTTCAAAATCAGAATAATTTTCCCAATTTACAAGGTTGTTCCAATTAAATTTAACAAGATCCTTTCCCCAACTTTGTATAAAAGTTATATAAAAACCTTGCTCAGGTGACATGCTTTCGTAATCAGCCCTTCTTTCACCCCATCTGTTAACTCCAATAGGTAAGAAGTATTTTCTAAAGAAAAATGCCATACGACCAAGAGATGTTTTTTCAGCATATGATCTGTCAAACTTAGCATAAGAACCATTTAATCTTTTCTGCATTGCATGCAGCTTTCCTATAATATTGCTAAATTCACTACTGCCAAGTTGAAATACATTTTTGTACTCATCTTTAACAACTAAAACACCTTCTTTATCTTGTTCAAAAAGATCTAATAAATTAACATCTAAACTATCCCATTCTTCAAGTGCTTTTAATTTTAATTCACTAATTTCTCTAGGTGTTAAATTTTCAACATCTGTTCCTATTTTTAGTGTAATAAAGTCTTCTTTGTCTACCATTTTTCCATCATAAAGACGAACGTTTTTCATAAAGGCAATGAAAGATTTCATTTGAATTTCCCACTCACCCCAGACTTTACCGGCAAACAAACCCAATTGTAATATATTTTTTGCTTTATTAAAGTTTGTTTTTTGCCCATATTCATTTTCAAATTCTCCTTGTATAGGATCAAAATATTCCATAATTTGACCCCAAAATGAAAGCATTCCTACTTTAGTGTAATCGGACATCAAGTCTTTAATAGCTGAACCATATTTACCACTTCCATATATATCACTATGAGCTGATCCATATTCTTTCATAGTGTACAATTTACCACCTATACCTTCCACCATGTTTTGAATATTACCACTTATCCAGTTTGTAGCCCAGTTTAATGGAGCAGCACCTAACATTGTAAAGCTACTTAAACCCATCAAAGCATTTACAGCTTTTTGTGAGTTAACTCCTAATACATCAATTCCTTGAAAATATTCTTCGTTATACATTACAGAATTTACAAAACTCTTTAATGTATCTAATCTAATATTAGTTCCTTTATTTATACGAGCAGCCTCAAGTTCAGGTATATACTTTTTATAAATATTATTTAATATCAGATTTCTTTGTTCTGTTTTAGGTTGGTTTGCTTTATCACCAAGTATAGATTCTAATCCGTTAATAAAAGCTAAATCTTTTTCTAGTTCCTTTTTACGAGTAACTGAACCTAGATAACCTAACACTCCTCCCCAAACATTATAACTTGCATTTTCAGCTTCACCCTTTGTACTAAATCTAACAGGGACATATTTAATTTCTTCATTGTCCATTGTAGCTAGTTTAGCTATGTCATTTCTACTATCTGCTTCTTGTGTAGGGATACCAGTTTGATCAACATCCTGATCTGTACGAGTAAATGCTCTTTTTATATATTGTCCAAAACTAGTAAGTCTAGATTGAGTTTTGCTTGTTATATTTTCACCTTTAGTTTCAATTGTTCTTTCTAAACCTTGTTTTTCTAAAAACGGAACAGCTAATCCTAATCTTTGACTTAATTCTATTTCTTGTTGTGATTCAAGCATCTTACTAGAAATATAGATTAAGTTTTCATAATCAACTTTTTCCATTTGATCAGCAGTACCATTGTTAACTCGATTGCGTAATTCAACAAAATCTTTATTTAAATAAGGATGATCTACACCATATTCTTTACGATATGCCTCATTTGTTTTTGGTTTGAATCTATTTTTAACATCCAAATTATTAGGATCTCTTAGAAGTATTTTTTGCCCTTTTTCATTAATATAAAAATCTCTTTGAACTGATTTTACAAAATGTGACCCAGGTTTTATTTCAATATATTTTTCAACAGGCATACTTCTCAACCATTGTGATGTTGGAGTATCTGTCCTTGCAACACGTTTTCTTCCATCTTCATCCTCATATAGCACTTTAACCTTAATAATATGGTTATTCATGTACCACTCTGACTCCTTAAATTCTTCTAAATATGTACCTTCTTGTTTTAACTGATCCATTGTGATCATTCGAGAATCAGCAAACATTTGCATTTGTTTTTCTAACTCTTCATCATAATATTTTGTTCTTTCTTTTTTACTCATTGAAAAAATTTCATCATTTATTTCTTTGAGTCTTTTTAATTTTTTAGCAAAATCAGGATCTGCTAACATCCGCATATCAATTCGTTGTTGAGCTTTTTCACGGAGTTCATCAAGCTCACGTTGACTATAGTCAAATCCATTATTTTTAGCATAATACAAAGCATCTACACGATTTTTTTCTTCACGTGTATAACCATTAAATATGCTAACTTCAGATGTATCTTTTAAGTATTCTAATCTTGTTTCAATCTCTTTAAGCTTTTTAGCTGATTCTTTACTAAGCATAGTACCTCTTACATAACCATCTTTATCTTTATATGTACCTGTTAAATTGCGAAGTTGTTTGTATAAATCACTAATTTCATCTGATTGAGTTCCTAGAATCTCTGCTCTTTCTTTGAAAAGCTCATCTCTTTTTTTATAAAACTCATCACTAATTACAATTCTTGTATTACTTGCTTCCCAAAGTTTAAATTGCTCGCTATCTTCACCATACTTAAGCTTAGCTTTTTCACGAGATCTTTCATAAAACTCTGTTTGTTCTACAAATTCGTAAAGATTTTTCTTATCTATATCGTATTGCTCTAATATATTAGCAATTTTTAAAGCATCACCTGTTTTTGGATTACCACGTTCATCAACTTTTTCTCTTATTGAAGCTTTTTCTTCAGTTATTTCTTGAAGTCTTTTTAAATAATCAGGATTAAAAGCACCATTTAATTTTTCCTCTTCTGTAAATTCGTTTTCTAACTGAAGAATGCGATTTTGTAAATTTGCATTTATTTCTCGTATAGTAGTTTCTACACCTTGATACATTACTTTTGTATCTAAAGGTTTAGTCATTCTATAATATTCATCAGTAAATCCTGTTTGTAAATATCTTTTTTCAAAATCTTTTAAATCTTTTCTTGCTTTTGTAATCTCACTTTTATTTTTTCCTTCTTGTGCTTTCTTTAGAGCATATACTTTCTTGTTATAATCAGAATATAATCTTTCATCAAACTCACTTTTAAAATAAAGAACATTCATCGATTTGCCAGTGTTTACATTAAATTCATCAACTACATATGTAAGAGACTGATTTAATGTTTTAACATCTAACATTTGCCCATAAATGTCCCATCTTTTTTGAAGTTGTTTACTTAAGTCATCTCTTACTTTTTTATTTTCAAGTCTAACTCTATCTAAAGATGCTTTTAATTTTTTAGCAGCACCAGCAAGAATAATATCAGGATTTCCTATTGTAGCAAACACCCTAGACCAGAAAACACCAGCATCACCTCTATCTCCTTTTAATAACTCAGCTATTACTTTTTCTGATGGTAAGTTATCACGTTCTTCTTTTAATACTTCTGCTCTTTTAAAATCTTTTCTAACTTTTGCTGCAGCAATTAATTCATTATACTCTCTAACAATAGTGTTTAGTGAATCTTTGTTAAATACATCTAGTAACATATCACTTACCATTGGAGTAATAGTGGTAACGTAATCATTGTTAACACTAGAAATTAAACCAACTAATTGTGAAAGTTTTTCATACACTGGATTATTTTGAGATGCACCTGGCATATAACCGAGCAAATCTTCAAACATATTTCTGTAACCTGTTAGAAAATCTCTAATCTTCATCATTTCACTCAATCTTTGAGAAGCACCTGCATTACTAGTAGGTGTAAGTTCTTTCAAAGATTCAAAATATTGAATAGTTTGTTCGATAATAGGTACACTTGAGTCAATCATATCAAGGAAACTTTTTTGCATATTTGCAAACTGACCAGGTGTTATATTATCAAAATCTTCAAAAAGATCTAAAGCTGTTTTAACTTTTAAACGTTGTGAAGAAACTTTATTTGACTTTGTAGTAACATCTTCTAAAGCTTTAAATAAATTATCTTGATCTTTATTTTTTTCAAATTTTCTACCAATTTCAATTAATCTAGCGTATGCTTTTACAAAAGCTTCTTTTAATTTTTCCTTTTTTATTTTATTAATGTTATCTAAACGAGTATCTCTTATATCAATTTTTACTTCTTCTTTTATAGATGCATCGTTAGACGTATCTAAATTAGGAAAATAATAACTTGCAAGATTACTATTAAAAGTAACATTCTCAATTAACTCAGGTCTTACTTCAGTAACCTTTTTTGTAGTATTATCTAAACGATAAGGAACTCCTATTACATTTAAAGATCCTACTCGTACACCGGCCTCCATTAACATTTTTTTGTAAATAGAAAGCTGTTGTCCATACTTTTGTTTATTACTTCTTTGTTTATCTACTAATTCTTTTAATGTTGTAGGATCATTTAAAACACCTGTAGGACTTAATTTATTAATAGCACTATGAAATTCTTCAACTAACCCTTCTTTAACATAAGGTTTTTCTCCAAAGTTTTTAAGAAATTTAGTTTTAAAATCATAAATATCAACTGTACCATCCGGTTTTATTACAATAATATCTAGCTGACCACCTATTTTACCATTACTTATAGATATTTCACTCATAATAACTGAACCATCTTTTTTAATTTCTCTAAGCATACCCATAATTCCTGGATTATGAATATCTCCAAAAATTAATGATTCAAGTGATTTTCGATCAATTAATCTATAAACATCCGGGCTTACATGTTCTGGGTTATCAAAATCAATTTTATTTCCCAAAATTAAATTTTCTACAATTGTGTGAATACCAGTACCGAATAATCTTTTAGATGTTGCTTCAGAAGCTTTAAATAATAAATCAATCAATCTTGGGTTCAATAATCCTTCAAATACACTTTTATCAAAAGTCCCATCTACAATATTATTTATTAAAAAATCCTTTACTTGTTCAGCTATTTCTATATTTGATTTACTTGTATCAATTATACCTGCTGGTATTGCATTTAACCATGCATCAGACAATTGCATTAATACACTTGGGTCTTCAAGCTCACTTATAAAATCACTACCTATAATAGTAGTTACACTATTCATTACATTATCTTCACTAAAATCAGCATGAATATATTTATGACTATCTTTATTAAAACCAGTTTTAGCAACATAAGCAACAATTTTTTGTAATGTTGCTTTCTGTGCATCATTCATTGGTTGAGATTCGTAAATATTCTTTTCTTCATCTGTTAGCTGATTGTAAATTTCAGATGATTTTAAATTTGTATTTAACAATTCCATTTCACCAGAAAAAAACATTTCTTGCAATATTTCAAAAGAATCTTTTTTCACTTTAACTTTATTAATAAGACTCATTATCATATCAATCAAAGTCTGCAACCAACCTCTTTTTTCTTTCTTTTTCATTTCATTAGCTAACTCTTTAGCTAAAGCTTCTTTACGAATTTTATCAAATCTAACTTTACCATCTGGTGTGCGATAGTTAGGATTATTTTTATATTTTGCAAGTGTACTTTTATAAGTACTTGTAGTTCTAACTTTATCTAATGCTTCAATCAATGCCTCATTATCTTGAGGCAACATATCTAAAAAGAAGTGCATAGCTTCTTCAGGAAGAGCTACATCCATCTTTCCAGATTGAATTTGAACCATTCTTTCTGCAAAATCAGCTATACCATTAGAACCATATTTTTTAATTAAATCGTCTTGTTCTAAAATTTTAACTCCAATGCGACTAAGAAAATCCTTACATAAATCAGTTAATGACTTTGATTGACTTCTATGATAAGTTGCAAGGCTGTTCCATTTATTAAGACTATCTTCATTGATTGTAACATAGTCTCCTTTATATTCTAACACTGAACCATACTTATCAGTGTATTTAGCTAGTTCGTTAGAAATATCTATATTTTGATTTAATGGATACCATTTACGACCATTTTCTTCTACAGGTTCACCATAAATTATACTATCATTATTTAAAACATTTATAAGTTCATCCCATTTTAATAATGGTAATTTTTGTAAATCTTCTAAAGCTTCTCTATTTGTAAGTAATTCACGAGCTTTTTCAAAAGACGGAATCTCAGAATTGTTACGGATAAAAGATAACATAGCTCTATCTTCACCAAGCTGTTCAACTAGTGATTTCCATTCTTTACTACTTTTATTAGGGCAAACCATTTATAAATAATTTAATTTTTAACAAGATAATCTTTTCAAAAACTCTTCAATTTTTTCACCAGATAGTTTTTCAGCATCGTATTTCTTTTGAATATCTTGAACTGATTTAACTTTTTCAAATATCACTCTAGCAGAATCAAGATTATTATTTAAATACGAAGCAATTGTATATTCAATACTATCTTTAGAATAATCTGTAATAGAACCAATTTTAGATAAACTTAGGATATCCTTTCTCATACCATTTTCATCACCCCATTTCATAGCTTTATTACTATCCAAAGATATAATAATACCTTTAGATGTTACAACATAATCTGTATTTCTGTAATTAATAATATTAGCTTTATTTGCCATTGCCTGGAGATTATCCTTAGATACACTCTTTTTAGCAGCAGTTCCTTCTTTTAATGGATTATATATTTGAATTGTGTTATTTTTATTAAACTTAGTTACTATATACACTTCATCTTGATACTTAACATATCTACCTGGTTCAATTTCAAAAGTTTTAACTGGTTCATTTTTAACCTCTGTTTTGGATTCAGAAACATATTGTATACCTGTTTTTAAATCAACATCTTCTATGTAAATTTCTCCACTCTCTTTATCAGTTAAATAATACAAACCATTGTCTTGTAATAACCATTTCGATGTCTGAGGAGCATTTTCTCTTCTACCTGTAACAGGATTATAAAATACTTTAAACTTAGTTGCACTTGTAAAGAATTCTTTAGGAGCAACGTTGTTTGACTTTGATAAATATGTTTTATAAGCAGCTACATCGTCATCACTTATAACCTTTACACCTTTACCAGATGGTTTAGCAATAGGGGTAGTAGATTTAATTGCTGGTTTAGAACCTTCTAATTGTTTTTCTAATTCGTTTATTTCATCACTTGTATAATCTAAAATTACCTTAGAAAGTTTATCAAAAGCATATTTAAACTCAGAATCTACTTTAAATACTTTTTCACCTTTCTTTCTTGATCCTATATAAATTTCATTTTCTTCTTTGTCGTACATAAAAAGATCATCCCCTGTAGGTTTAGGAAAAACATCCATTTCACCAGCACCAGTTCCAAAAGGAACATAATAAAACTGACCTTCTACATTTAATAAACCTTTAGAAACTTTTTTACCTCCAATAGCTGTAATAAATTGGTCTACTCCTTCTTTACCTTTTAATATGACAACGTCAGCAGGTTTGGTTCTTTTCATTGCTTTATCAGATATGCCAGGTAATCTACCATGTCCGTAGATAGAATATGTAGCTCCTATTTCATTTAAATAATCAATAAATGGAGTATCTACACCTTCCATATCACCTACTATAAAAGTATAATCTCCTGCATCGTGTACCTTTTTAATAGCAAATTTTGTATCTTCTTCTAAAGGTTTTCCTTTTAAAGTACCATTTCTAGCTAACATAACATGACCTCTTTCACTATCACTAAAAACATAAATAGTTTTTTCACTATTGGGTGTTTTTTGAACTTTCCAATCTATAGGTTTTCCTTGACGATCATTAGGTAATTCTTTTTTCCATCTCGCAAGTATTTCTTTTGCTGATGTATGAGTAGAACTTTTTCCATTATAATCTGTGACCTCACCAATAAAGAATTTTGCATCTTTTCTCATAGCTACATCAGCATCTGTACCACGTGAAGCACTTGGACGATTCCATTTAAATACTTTTACTTCAGATAATCCTGGAGAACTTTCATCTCTTATACTTTTACCAGGCTTATCTTTTATTCTTTCATTAATTAAATCAACAAGTACGTGTGCATGACTTCTATAGCCTGCTTTAAAGTATACAAAAGTTTTATTATCAAGTCTTCCTGAATCAATTACCCCAAGTATCCAATCTCTTCTTTCAGGTTGCACATCAAAAAAGTCTTCTTTTCTCAACCACTTTTCATAATTATTAGCAGCTTCTATAATACCATCCATTCCATCTTGAACAGTTTTAATAGAACCTTGAAATCCTTTTTCACTCCAAGGATTTCCAAAATGTAAATTTTCATCTACACCTGGAATATCATCACCGGGATTAGGTCTCATTGAATAAATACCTTCCTTACGTCTAGCTGCTTGTTTAGTTTCAAAAGTACCAGCTTTAATTACTAATCTTGTTTGATTACCCAAAGGTGTCATAACATTTCCTGGTTGTGCAGAAGATGTTTGTGTAATAATCTTTTTAAAATCAAGTTTATACTTACGAGTGTACCATTTACCAAGACTACTTTTATCTCCGGTTAATGTATCTTTTGAAATTCCAGTGTAGAATATAGGATTATTTGAACGAAACATGCTCCAAAAATGTTTATAGACATCACTTTTTTGTTTCGTACCAAAATCAGCTATTAAATTCTGATAACTTTCAAAGGCATATCCGTATAATTTATTAATTATTTGAATAGGTGCTACCGATGTATAACTTACATCAGAAGTATTCATGCCAGATTGAAAAATTGAATATAAAGCAAGATCTTTAAAAAAACTAACTACTAATCTATCTATATCATCTTTAGGTTCAATATTTACCAAACTTTCAAACTGACTAATAATACTTTGTTTTTCTATTGGGTTAGAACTATTTTCAACTAATTTAAAAGTATTTAATCGATTATTATTCTCTCCTATTTGTAATACTATATTTTTAATAAAAGGATATCTTTCAGCTAATGAATTAAAAGCTAAAACGTCAGCACCAGAAACATTGTCTTTTATTTTTCTAGTTTTTAATTCATACCAATTATCAACCATTTTAGTAGTAGTAACTAATTCTAATAAATACTCATTTAAATCTTTATCAGTATTAAATGTTTCTTTAAAAAATTTAGTACCTTCTTCAGATTTGTCTAAGCCATTTTGTAACAAGTAATTAGCAAAATCATTTTTTGCAGTTCGTGCTACTTTTGACATATCATCTTGAGAAATAATCTGTTTATTATCACGACTATCTCTCATTAAAGTTATTTCATTTAAAAGAAACTCATTAAAATCTTCATCATTTCTTATTGGAAATAACTCACTAAGAATTGATTTAATATCATCTCCAACATCTAAAGGACTAATAATACTATTCTTTTTAATATTTATTAAAGTTTCACTGCTTAAAATGTTTAAATTAAAGTCCACTGATCTTTCATACTCATCGTTTTTAGCATAAACTTCAAATGAACTTTTATAAGGATTTGTATCAAAATCTAAAAATCTTTGTGCTTCTGTCATACTGTTAGACTGCTCTCTTAAATTTAATAATTCTAAGAGCATAGACAGCTGTATAATTTTTCCTTTATCAGTTAATGTTGATATATCAAAATCAATTTCACCATTGTCTTCTCCTTTTTGAATACCTTTATACAACATTTCTTCTGTAAAAAACTGATCGTAAGATCCATTTACAAAACTTATATTTCTTTCTAATGTTTTTTCTATTGCTTTTTTACTAGTATCTTGTTGAGCAAATCCAAGTTCTAACAATGTTCTTTTTAAAGCTAATTGTCTTGAACCTTCATCTCCATCATAATTAAGCTGAGTATGAAGATTTTGATACATCGACAGGTTCTTAATGTATGTTCTAATGGCAGGTTGATTAACAAAATATAATATCTTTTTAGAAGACATCCCAGCATATTTCATATAAAATATAATAGGACTTAATTCTGTTACAACATTAGCTGCAAAAACATAATCATCTCTAGCAACATCTACAAAAGCATTAATAAACTCACTAAAAAACTCTGATTTTAATTGATTGTCTTCGTCAAATATGCTTGCAAAATTTATGTTTTCAATTAAACCTTTTGAATTTTTTTCAATGTAATTTGAATTAAAAAATGTTTTAATTTGACTTGAATTGAAAAAATGAGAATTACCTTCTGCATTAGCAAGTTGAAACATTACATTAAAGGTATTTGCTTTAGCTGCAATACCTAAATCACTTTTACCTTTGAGAAGTGATATGAATTTTCTTAAGTTTTTTTCTCGATCAAGAATATCTGAATTCTTATAATCTGTTTTAGGTCTATCTTTTCCTTCTTCCTTTCTACCAAGTTTCTCAAATATTTCATCTATTATAGGTAATATGTGATAATTTTCTGATGGAGTTACTAGTTCCATGTAGTTAGCAGGATGTAAAATAATATCAGCCATTACATCATAAAGCTTATTTTGTATATTACCTTTTATGTGATTGTATTTATATAATCTATTATGAACTACTTCAATTTCTTTTGTAATATCATTATAAATACCATCAATATATTCTTTGTTCTGATCACGAACTAGTTTTAAATATTCTGTCTCAGAATTAAATAAATTTTCTATTGAATTTACAAGTGTTTCTAAACCTTGTTTTCTTGTGTCGACCCAAAGCATAGGATTAAATACATTAAGATTATTATCTTCCATGTATTTTTCATATTCTCCTATATCAAAAGTGATATTAGAACGAATTAAATTTTGTAATACACTATCTGGATGATCATTGTTTTCAGCTGTTCTTGATAATGCTGATTTCATATTATCTGCAGCCTCAGCATCCATTACAGCAATAATTGTCTGAACTCTTCTTAATAAACGATTAAGTTTATCTCGTGTTTGAGTATCTTTTCTTAAAGCTTTTCTATATGTACGTTCTAAATCTTTATACTCTTGAAGCAAATCATTGACGGTAGTTCTTCTTGCTAGTTTTAAATAACTCAAATCAGCAACAGCTTCTGCTTTTTTATCTTGTATGTTTTCTTGTAAAATAGAATCATTATATTCAAAATTGATATAATTACCATTTTTATCCAGATTAGGATAGAACACAAACATCTTATCAATATCAAAGTCAGATCCGGATTTAATAACCACTTCAGATGGCATAATAATAGCATCACCTACACTAGCCGGTAAAAATTCTTTTACCATCATTACATCTAAAAAGTTTCTACCTTGTGTTGGAATCCTATAAGCAATCATAGTAATTGCTTTTTCATTTTCTGCTCTCCAAGCATCATCTCGTATAGCTTGATTTAATCTCTCTCTTGTTCCAATTTTTGAACCATTCCAGTTAAGATTTAATAAATTTAACCATTGACCAGTGAGAGCTATTTTGACATCCATTTTACCAACAATAACATTATTTGCTATTTGTTGAACATCATAGTAATTTAATTCAGAATTACCATATGTCTCAACAGCTTTTTTACTATCATCCTTATTAAATATTGTAGGTTCTGATCCTGTAATAGCCATCTGAACTAACATAGATCCGTTAGTCTTATATCTTACTACTCTATTATTAATAGCAGATATAATTATTCCTTCAATAACTTGAGCTTGTACTGCAGCATCTAATGGAATTTCAAACTTACCTGTTGTTTCATTATATGAAAGAGCCTTTTTTACATTGCTGTCTTGATTCTTTTTATCTATCTCTTTAAAAAAGTATTCAACTAATTTATTTAAATCATTAACTTGTAACTTATCACCAACTTTCTTAATACCCATTTCATCGTATATGGCAGTTTTTTCTAACTTAGCCAAATGATCCATATACTTAATATACTTATCTCTATATTCAACAAACTCTGGTCTATCTAAATTCATTAATATAAGCTTACGAATTTGAGAACCAAACGTAGCATGATCATGAATTTCAGAATGTATAGCCACCTGTTCTTTAAAACTATCAAAGTATAATTCCTGTTCAGACATGAATTTATCTAAAGGATTAAACTTATTAATTTTTCTTACCGTAGGGTTTTTAGGATCAAACTCACTGTAAAATTCATCTAGCTCAGAAGGTGTTTCAACTTTACTTCCACTTTTAAATTTAACATAACCAATACCGTTAAACTCCATTTTTTTAGCTAAGTAATAATCAGCTGTTCTAACACCATCACGTTTAACTACAGTTGGTATAAGAGGTTGCAATGAAAACTTATCAAATATGGGAACTTTTTGATTATATTCCTCACCATCTATCTCTCTAGAATAGTTTTGTGTTCCTGCATATTGGAACTTTTTTGGAGGAAAGTAAACTGGTGCAGTTGAATCATAACCTACAGCATCTCTCAAAGCAATATATTCTGCTTTAAGTACAGGGTCTGTTTCTTCATCAGCAAGCTCATCATAATGATCGTATTCAACAATTTTTCTATAAGTTTCTTCATGCTCATCAAACCATTGTCCAGTTAATATACTCATGATTCTATAAAAATCAAATGTACATTTACCTTGACCATCTGCTTCTGTACCTTCGTATTTATCCTTAATAGTTTTTTTAAGATTCTTTTCATAAAGTTCTTTCATTTCGGGTGATATAAAATCACCTGGAACAGATTCAATTTTAGATATATTTTCTAAAATTTTATCAGCATGAATTGATCTAAAGTTAACATCTTTTAAAACAGCAGATCTATACGACTTATTTTTACTAAGCATTTGTTTAGAAAGAGCTTGTCGTCTTTGCTCTTCTGTAATTTTTCCTTGTAAAAACAATCTTTCTATAAGTCTTCTACCTGTTAAATTGTTAGAACCTCCCAGTCCTTGATTATCATCCCACTTGTTTAAATGATCAATAATCTCATTGTCTATAAATGTAAATATACCTGTAGCAGAATCTTTAGATGCACGTTTATGAAAATCTTTAAAATAAATAGCATCACCAAAAAATACTTTCATTTGATCTAAATCAGTAATAAAAGTATTTGCAACAAAAGAATAAATAATATCTTTTAGATTAATATCTTTATTTCCTGTATTGACAATATCTTGTGTTGTTAAACCTACTTTATTTTTATAAGTATTAAGCTTCTTTAATAATTTATTAGCATTGTTTGTAAAATATGTATTAAAATCTTTTATTAACTCGTTAATAAATTTTTCATTTGCTGTTTTATCAAATAAAATATCAAGTTTATTTATACTACTATCTGAACTATCTGCAGCTTTTTTAACCTTGTCACTTAAGTATTTTTTATTTTTATCTGATATTATTGAATCAAATAAACCAAACACTGGTTTTTTATTTTTATCATAAAAAGCATTTTCAGACATCAATAAACCACTTTGAATTAAATCTCCATTAGAATCAAATTGTGATTTATAGAATCCTTTTTCATATAAATATCTAACACTAACTATATCTTTCAATGCATTAAGCAGTGATTGATTAAAAAGATCTGTGTTAAAAATATTTGATGTAGTATCTGAACCTAGTGGTCTTCCGTGCTTAATAGGAACTCCATTAACTATATCAATACCATAATTTAATGATAGACCTAAATCAGTTGACTTATCACCAAGCCTCATTACACCACTATAATGTCTTTTATTATTTGAGTTAAAAGCATGTATATCTAACAAAAGTTTATCTATTTCATTCAATCCTGTTGTTGAAATACCTTCTTTCTCAAAACTGTCAAGAAGTTTCATTTGTAAACCACCTGTATTCAAAACCCCTATAGATACAGGTGTGCCCCCGATAGTCTTAGCTTGATCTTTAGTAATATATTCATCACCTTTTTTAGTTACATATCTTCTTTTTCCAAATCGTTCATCAGATGGATTAAAGAAAAATAAACTATTTAAGTAATAACTATTTGCAATACTAGGATTTTTACGCGGATCTAACCAAAACATTGAAGGCTCACTTTGAATAATGCTAAATAAATCTTCATACATTTCTGGATCAGACAAGTATTTTGCTAATACTGTAAAACCATTATGTAATTGCAACGCATGTATTCTAGTTCCCTCAGCACTTATTGAACTCTTTTCTACATTATATTCTGGATTATTTTTTAGTTCTTCCTCTATTAATCTTTGTATAGCAGCACTTTGACCACCTGCTAATTTACCATTTACAACTTTTGGATTACTTATATTCTTTTGAATATCTTTAATCGGATTTAAAACAAAAGCTTTATTGTCTAATATTTGTGATAGATGTCTAACTATAAATCCAAAACTATCTTTTAAATAACTACCATTGGTTAAAAATTCTTCTGTTTTAGGAGAAAATTCAAATCCTAAACCTTTTAAGAATTCTACCTTTCTTCTTTTCTTTTCAAAATCTGTTATATTATCAGCATTTAGAAAATCATTTATTTTTTTAATATCATTTGGTAATAACATCCAAACTCCATCTTCTCTTGATGCCAACTGAATAACTTGATTAGTAGCTGGATCAGCTAAAACTTCTATGCCTTTAATTGAAAAATTAGAACTTATTTTTCTTTCGTATGCACTACTCTTACCTGAAGCAGCTTCAGTAATAATAAAATTATTTCTGCTGCCATCACCTTTATTCTGTCTTTCAATAGATGTAATATATATAGGTACAAATGCTTTTACAAATGAGTTTCTAAATTTAATTCTAAAATTTAATTCCTCAGCTGTAAGATTTTGTCCAGTTTGCTGTAGTTTATCCAACAAATAAGAATACTCAGGAACTTTATCTAGATTTTTATTTAATTTAGAAATAATTTCAGTTAAGCCCGTCGAGTTTTCTAAATCGTTAAACAACTTACGAATAAAATCAGAATAATTTATAGACATAGTATATCCATAATCATCATACAAATCTTCATTTGCTGATGGGATACTTCTAATAAATAATTCAACTGATTTATCAATATCATCTACAGGATCAATCTCATTAGCTGGTTGATCAAAAACCATTTTAGCAATTGCAGCATCGTCATCAGCTACAGTTGATAAATCAACTAACCCGTCTTCATCTAATTTAAACTTTGATCGAACTCTAAATATATCACTATAGATCAAAAAGTTAGGAGTAATTTGATCCCATAAACTAATTATACCTTGCAAATTACCTGCAAACTTTTTATAAAGTTCTTCTGATGATTCATCATTATATTCATTTTTTGAAATAGCTGCTTTTTCAATATAATCAGCAACAAGGTTAGGAATAATAGAAGTTTTAACAGTTTCAAATAAATGAACCATTTGAGCTACTCTATATGCTTCTTTACCAATACGATTTAAATCGTCTGTATTAGATGCGGTTATTAGCATTGTGGCTAACTTACCTCCAACCAAATCACTTAATTGTTGTCTTGTATATTCACCACTACGAATTTTTTCAAATACCTCAATAGACTCAGGTGTTTTAGGTTGTTGAGATATTTTATAAAAATCCATTCCTTTCATTTCGAGTGCACGAAATAAAAAATATTCAAGCTTATTAATAATTAATGGGAGCTTTTCTACTTTTAATTTGACTGGACAGTTCGACATTATTTACAAGATTTTTTATGATTTAATTCAAAACGAGGAGCCCAAGCTCTTTTATTACCTGGTAGTTTAATTTTCTTTTTAGTAGTGTTTACCTCACCACTTGCTTTTTTAACAGCTTTATCTATGGCATTTTCATCTTTGTTTAAATCATTAGATGTAACTGATATTGTATTTTTTGTTGGATTAAGATCTGAAGGTTCCAAAAAGTGAACAGATGAATTATATCTCTTTATAGCATCCTTAGATGGTATATCATTAATGTATGTAGTAAGACCTATGTTATTCATTAAATAATCCATATAATCCATCTTTTCAAAATTAATAACTTTTTTACCATCAACTTCAGTTATATATGGAAATTTAAAGTTTAATTTTCCCTCTAAAAATTGCTTAGATGCATTAACTCTCATTCTATCTACATAAGGTCTAATAATATTTAAATTGTCTTCATTAATGGTTAATACACCATTTATTTCTTCAAAGACTGGAAGAGTTGTCATTTGATCTTTAATACGTACTGAAATATTTCTAAATTTTTGAGGTATTTGTAAATTATAATTAGACCCTGTAATCCATGTTTCTTTAGCCCAGTTCCAAAGATCTCTTTGCACATCACCTAAATTAGAGCTGTTATCCTTTTCCATCTGATGATATACCTTCATTAACTCAACAAGATAATTGAATAAAGTATATTCTTTTCCATCTGTTGATGTAATTTTAACAGACTTTGATGCAGGAGTAAATAAAGGAGTACCTTGCAAAGCACCATCATTATCTTCTATGATAGCATTTAAATATTGACCTTGCAAAATAAATGATACATGATCTTGTTTTAATTTCTCAACAATATCTTTATCTCGTAAAGTATTTTTTTGACTTTTAGATTTTGGTTTTACTAAACCTTTTAATACCATTTGCCCTTTACTAATTCTTTTAAGTTTAGCTATTTGGGGCTTACCGTTCATTACTTTTTCACGAGCTTTAAATAACTTATCTAATTGCTCAGGATTAATTCTTTTTAAAGAATCAGGATGTGTATTAGGTGTATATGTATTAAAATATACTATTTGATTTTCACCATTATTAAACCGGCTAGCAATTGGATTATTTTTATCTGCCTTACCTATTGCTTTACCATCTTTATCAAACACTATAGGATTACCATCTTTATCAGATATATATCCCACTACACCTTTGTCAGAAGAGATCCATTCTCTACTTTGTGCCGAACCATCCCATCTTAATCCTTCGGCATCTTTATCTAACGTAACATAAAAGTTAGCAATGTCATTTAAAGATGCTAACGATAACTTGTTAATAATGTTTCTAACTTTATAGTAATATAATTTAAATGAATCATATTCAATATATTCACCATTTTTAAGTTGCCCATCATTTCCTTTTGATCTTAGACCTTCAGGCTCAACAGCAGTAATTGTAACACCAGACTTTACACTAGAAATATCAATTGCTGATGGATCTTCTTCATAAGATTTATTAGCTAAATCAGATGTTATTTTAAAATTTGCTTTCTGAGTTTGATTTGTTTCAGGTACAGGAGAAGGTGATGGTGGTGGTGGAGTAGGTGGTTTTGTAGTTTTGTCAATCTCAGCTTTAACATTATCAAATTCAGTTTGATTAGTAACTTTAGTTAACTTAAGACGACCCTTTTTAAATATTTCTAAAGTACCTGATTTATCAGAATAGTAATATTTTGTTTTACCAACCTTAATTTGTTTAAGATCTTTAACAGCATTATTTATTTCTTGTGTATTAAGCCTAGCAACTTTTTGCTTTATCGAAGCTATAATAGAATTAAATATTGAATCCGGTAAAGCATCTTTAACTTTATTATCTGTTAATTCTTTAGTTATATTGTTTAATTCATCCACTGTAGCTGCGGATGCAATTTTTTGCATATACTTTTCAGATGGAAGTTGATCATCAACAACAACTGCATCTTTATTCATCAAGTCATTTGTTAGAGACAAAACTTCAGACAATGTTGTATCAGAAATATTTATTCCGATTCTAGATAGTATATCACTTAATAGTTCTATAAAAGTTTCCCAAATTGTTTTGCTTGTATTAGCGTAAGGTGTTTTAGCTAATAAATATTGAAATGAAGGATTTGTAAATGCTTCTGTTACAAACTCTCGTAATTGCTGCCCTTCATCTAGATTTTTTTGATAAGCATAAAAAGTTTGAGCACCTGGAACATTTTTTACAGTGTTGTATAAACTTTTAATTGCTTTAGCATATTCGGATGTAGGGTCACTAATTGAATCTTCGATAACAGCATGTATAAGTTCATGAAGAATAACAGTTTCAGCAGGTACTGATAAACCATTTTCTTTATATCCTGCAATATCAAGATTTATAAATATTTCTTTAGTAACATAATCAAACATTCCAGCTGTATCAAGATTATTATTAACTTTAATAACGTCTTCTTCAGATACAACTCTTAATAACTTTTTAGCTAATTCTTTTTCATAATCTGTAGCAAACTGACTATCAATTATAAATAATAACGCATTTTCAGTTTTAATACTACCATCGGCATCTACCTGTAAAAGTTTAGATAATTCATCAGTGGTTCTTGTATCAGTAGAAAACTTTTGTCTTAAACTATTAAAGGGAAGTCCTACTTGATTTTGATCAACAGGTTCGTATGAAAATAATTTTTCTTTACTTTTAAATCCAACAGCTGCATTTAATTGACTCTTATATTTATTAAGCTGTTCATTTTTAGCATAATCTTCAACTTGTAAAATCTGTTGCTTATTTAATATTGAATCTGAATTTTCAAGTACATTTAAAATTTCAGTTTCAGTTAATGGCTCAGCATTATCATCTTCAGACTTTGTAAGATTATATGTTTGAATAGCACCAGCATATAATGATTGTAACAATGCTAAACCATCTGATCCACGTTTAAAATATTTTTGGGATATATTGGTTATAGCTTTTAATGCATCAGATTTAGATCCTTTTAATACAATAGGAAAATTTGACAATACATCTGCATAAAGATTTGCAGAATCATCAAATTTATTTAAAAATTTATTTAATAAAGCAACTTGGTTTTTATCAATAATATCAGTATCATTGACTTTTTTATTACTTAAAGAAAGTTTTTCATTATGCTCATTCCAACTATCTAATATGTCTAATATTGTATTATTAGACATCATACCAATCATAGCTTTTCTATACTCACTGAATAATGCAAATTCTTCATTACTGATAACAGAGTTTTGTTCTTTTACAGGAATTCTTAAAACTTCTAATATTTCTTCAGGAGTTTTATATACATCTTTATTTAAAAATCCTTGAACAGAATCTCTTGCTTCTTGTTCTAATTCTTTTCTTGTCTGAGTAGATGGATATTCTACTTTTTTTGTGTTAGGATTATAAACTGGATCTAAACCAGTTTCCATATCTAACAAATACTCATACAAAGCTTCTTTCAATTTATCAGGATTATTCTCTGGTCCATAATAATCATTTAATCCTTTATGAAGTTGAAGAGTTAAAATACGAGCTACACCAAGATTTATTATTTCACTAGCACCTTTACGAGTTGATTCGTCATAAGAATAAATATTTGATTCTGTAATAATTTCTGCATTAAGTAAATTTTGAATAGCTATTTTTTGAGCTGCACTTCTAACACCCACATTTCGATTACTCATTATACCACGATGAGTAGGATTTGTAAATATGTTACTAGTAAGAACTATATATGATAAATCACCTTTTTGTTCTTTAAGCTTTTCAGATTTTTCTTGAAGATTTTTTACAAACGATTCTACACTGCTTTGAAATTTTTCTTTTAACTGAATAAGATCAGATAATACTTCACTAGTTTCAGATGAATTAACATTCTTTAAAAGATTACTTATTCTACGATCAATTGCTTTTAAATATTCTTTTTCAAAATGTTCTATAAGTTCTTCTTTAAATTCAGGTTTTAATTTAATATTTAATTGATCATATAATAAATCAAAAGTACTATTTAAAGGATTACTATTTGATGCAAATGAATCAGTAATTAATTTTTTAGCTCCATTAATATCTTTTGAAGCTATTTCCTGCATAGCCTTTGCTATTACATCTATTTTAATTTTAGAATATTTTTCATAATACTCATCACGTTGCTGTTGCTCAAGCTTAGCTAATACAGGATATAATAATGCAAACGCTTCTGTTATTTCATTTAATGTAACATCCGGTTTATTTATAACTTGATCTAATGTTTTTAAAACTTGCTCATACTCTTGTACAAACTCTGGATCAGTATCTTTTAAAACTTTAGTAGTTCCGGCTTCAGCAGCAGCTTTATTAAGTTTATCTGTTACTTCATCAACTACTTTTATAAAATCAGGATTACTTAATATATTATCATTTTGATATTCTGATAGTAATTTTTCAAGTTCAGATTTTGTATTAACAGCTTTAACTTTTTCAATTGCTTCTTGTAGTTTAGATTGTTGAGGATTTTGTTGTGGTCCTTGTTGATTATTATTATCTAAACCAATTAAACCTAATGTTGCATTAATTAAGTAATCATAGTTATCGTTTGTTTCAACCCCATCAGGTCCAAAGTCTTCTACTACATCTAATCCTTCATATATAGTATCAATTGATTTAGGATATTTTTGACGATTGCTAAACAACATTTTACCTACATCGTTTTTTTGTTGCTCAGTCATTGAAAGTTTTACTCTTACTTCATCTCTGATTCTTTCTAATTCAGCTATTGATTTAGGATATCTACTTTTAAAAATATCACCATAAACAACCTCGCCTTGATCATCTACATATCCTTTTATAATCCATGGAGGTTGTTGGTTTCTACCAAATACATAATGCCAATCTATTTTCTTACCATCTGTACCAGAAGAAGAAAAATAAAAAGGAACAACAAACTTTCCAACACGAACTAATACAAATACTCTTCCGTCATAGTTAAATATAAACTGACCATCAAAGTTTATTAAATTTTTATTGATAAACTCTTTATCCCAGTTTTTAAGAAGAGCTGTTACATCTGTCATCATTGTATCAGCATCAGTATCTGTTTTACTACTTCCGGTGAAATCAATCTTTCCAGGAACATCTTCCATAGTAATAACCTTACCATCAACTTTAATGTAACCTTTAGTACCAGTTTTTTTAGGTCTTGTTATTTGTTTTTGAACTTTATTATCTTTAATAAGTTTTTGAAGTTCATCTTTAGACCAACTGCCAACACCATTTAAACTAGTTTTAAAACTAATTTTATCATCTTCAATTTTAGTAATTGTATAAGATAATCCTGAATCTTTTGAAAATAAAGTATCCCCTACTTCTATATCATTTACTTCTTCTAAATCAACAACACCAGACTCTGTTTCAACAGATTCTTCACTCTGAGGAGCATCAGGAGAAATACCTTTTTCTTCAGAAGAAATAGCAGCTTCATATTCAGCATCTCTCTTTTTAGCCTCTTCTTCAGCTTCTTCTTTTGTGGCAAATCCTTTTGCTACTACTACATCTTCAGGATCAACAACATACCAAGTATTATCATCTGGATTTTGTTCTACTTTGTGTTTAGGTATTTCATAAACGTCAACACCAGTTCCTTCGGCTATTTCTGCTTTCATTTCTTCTTGAAACTTCTTCATCATAGCCTCCCAAGCAGACATAGATGCATTTTTTACAAGCTCCATGTTTTTAGGATCAGCAAGTAAATTCATTGCATCAACATATTCTTTATGATCTTTATTAAGCTTAATGTAATCAACTACTTTATTAAAAACATCTTCAACATCTTCTTTCGAAACAGCTCTATCAATTCTGTTCCTTTCATTCATAATATTAATTAAATTAGCAAAAGCTCTATATGACTTATCAACTTTTGCCTCGTTAATTAATTCATCTTTGGTGTCTAACCAATCATTTAAATTTTTAAGTTCTTCTTTCTTGCTTTTATAAAGTTCACGTTGCTCGGCACTTACAATTTGAGATTGTTCTATATTTTTAATCTCCATTGTAAGAAGATTCATATGTCTTTTTAAAGACTGATCAGTTGCTAAAACAGTTAGAACTTGTACAGCAGAAGCACCTATATTTTTATTATTACCAATTTCAGATTGAAGTTCACTAGCTCTAATAATAACCTGTTTTGCTTTAAAAGAATTAGTAGCTAACATTTCTATAATAGAATCTAAAACCTGTTTCTGTTGCTTAGCTTTAACATAATCTTCAGGTTTATTATTCTTGTATAAATCAGGAATTATTCTATCTGCGTATTTATCTTTTAAAACTTGATATGTATTGTAATAATCTTCTATATTATTTACAACAGTATCTGTAAAGTTTTTTACGTTCTTTTTATTTGTTTCAGTAGGGTCTATTCCAAAAGCTTCTTTAAATTCTTGATCAGTAAATTCAACTCCAAACTCTTTAATACTATCTCTTAAAGATTCATATAAATCTAATTTGATAGCTGCGGCTACAGTTTTAGCTAAAGCTGAATCTTTTGAATTATTGAAAACATATTTGTCTTGATTAGCTGCTGCTTCATCCATGTTTTCAGCAGCTTTATTATTTACTTTAATATTAGCAATTGCTTCATTCTGTAACCATTTAGGATCTTGATACAAATGGTTCATTAAAGCAACAGATTCATTAACTAAGTCTTTAGTTGTTTTAAATTCTGTAGATAATTTAACACTATCTTGAATATTTTTTAACTCTTCACCTTGTGGTTCTTTACCATTTTCAAGTTTATACTGCTGTACTTTAGCATCTACAAGTTGTTTATAAGTTTGAGCTGCAGCTTTTCTACCTTTATAATTACGATTAGCTTCTGAAATTTTACTAAAGCCCAATTGCATAGGAGCAATTAATCTACCGGTTAGTGCACCCATCAAAAAGGTTTTCATACCCTGCATATCAGTAAGAGGATTTTGCATACTTCCTATTACACTATCCATCTTACTTCCATAACCTTTTTTACCATGATGTAAATCATAGTAATAATCAGTCAATCCTTTACTAGATGCTTCTTGAATAAGTTCTTGCATCCCTTCAGACCCTTCAAATTTCATTAATCCTTTACCGAGGGATTTAGTAATTTCCCATGCTGCTGCTCCTTTACCAAAATCTTTAGCAATTTGACGAGCTGCACCCACTCTACCAAGAAGACCTGTTTTATAAACTCTTGATGCTGTTTTTCCTTCAATCTTACCAGTTACTTGAAATGCTTTACCTGCTAATGAATTCATTCCTTCACTTAATATACTTCTAGACTTTTTAAAAGTATTAAACATTGTATTAAACTGAATACGATTCATTACAGATAATACACCAACGTTAGTCCAAAAGTTATCATGCGATGCTCTTTCAGCTGTTTGTTTTATATTTTCTAATTCATTAGCATTAGGTTCTCTACCATTTTTATTTATAAAGTCATTTACAAGTCTATCAGTTAATGTTTTATATGTACTAGCTGCCTCAAAAATAGATTCAGACCTAGCCATATTAAATTCACTAAGACCACGTCTAATTCCACCAAGTCCTGTAAAAGCTAATTGTGCAAACCCTGCACCAGCTTTATACATTTTTGCCATTTCTTCTACACTACCAACAACTGGTACAAATTTCTTCATACCATTAAGAATTGAACCTTCTACACGAGCAGATTTAGTAATAGTATTTGCAACTTTACGAGTATCATTTACTAGTTCACCAACTGTAAATACACCTTTTGGTGTAAACATATTTTTTACATTATCAACTCCTCTAGCAACAGTTGACATTGATTTAATTTTTGCCATTTGTTCTGCAGATCTAGCAACTCTACCCAACAACATACCTTTTGTAAGGGGTGCAAAAAAAGTAGATGCACCAAATGTTAAAGCTTCTTCAGCAGCAAATTGCAATCCAGCACCAATGGCAAACCCAGATTGCTGAAGCATGTTTCCAAAAAACTGTCTATTCCACAAAGTTTCTTTTGATTCAGCCGTATCATAGATAGCATACTTATTCATGATATCTTCTTGCTTCTTAGCCATCTCATATCTTTCTTCTTCAGAACCCATGAGTTTAGAAGAATCCCATGTAAACAAAGCTTCTGTCATTCTACCCCAACCTTTCCATCCTTCTATAAATGTATCAGCTGCTAAGTGACCAGCTCCTGCTAAACCATTAGCAATTGTTTCCCCCCAAGTTTGAGCTCTTCCGTATAAATATTCTTGCTCATCACCAATCATAGGATTTAAACCAAATGTTTGGAAATTCTTAGAATTTTTATACCTATCATAATCAGCTTGTGTTCCAAGAACCATAGGTTTATTAGTAGCTAACAAACTACGTTCTTCAGGATTAACTCTTTGTGCTAATTTATTATATGCATCATCTGGATTAAAACCTGGAATTGTTGTATTACCTCCACCAGAAGAAGGAAGAGGTCCGTAATTATTTAAAAGATTTTCACCTTCTCTTTGTAAATTTTGTACATCTGCAATAAGATCTGTAATACTTTCACCATAAGATATACTCTTAGCATATTCTTCTCCCGTAGGACCAAGATTTTGCATCGTCAATTGATGATCAAAACTTAAGTCTTCAGCTTTAGGCATACCTGTATCAGGTACAAATGTTTGTGAAGAAGGTAATGGAGCAAAACCTGGTAGTTGTGGAGTATCGGGCATTTCTTAATAACTTTTTATTAATTCATTACGAATAGACTGTGTAGTAACAGGTGGTACACCAGCAGCAGCTGCTTGTGTTTTCATTTGATTGTTGATTGCAATTTTACCTAAAACATATGGATTAATAAAGGTTTCGTATATATTATTTTTAATTTCAGGAAAAGTTGTTTTAGATAAATCATATTCCATTCTATCACCATAAGGAACAAACTCGGTTGAATAACTACCAGGTTGACCATTTACACCAGGTGTGTATGGTTTATAATAAAGTTGTATATATCCTGTATTTGAACCTGCTTGAGAAGGCATCATTTCAGCTTTAACTCCTTCAGCTTGAAATGCATCAAAATGATATTTAGTTCCATCTTTTCTATTAGTAGCAAACTCACCTACTTCATTAACATTAGAAAATACATGATAAATGGAAGGTGAAGCAATTGTAGGACTAATAGGAAAATAAAAACTTTTACCTGCCCAAGCTGGAGGATTTTCACCAGAAGGAGTTTTCATTGTTATTTTAACAGCTTGTCCTCCTCCATTTAAAGGAGAAGATGTAAAAAGTTTTACAGATGTAACATTATCTTTTGTTTCCAATGCGGTTCTAATCTCAGCTTGCAAAGCAGGAGGAACATCCGTAGCTTCACTTGTTCCATCTGCATATTGAAATATTGCAGAGTTTGTTGGTGTAACTTCACTTAAACCATGTAACATTTTTTCTTTATTTTCTCCTGATATTTCATAAAAAGGAGAACCTTGTACCAAACCTGGTGCAATACCTGCACCTTGCATAAATTGAGGAATAGGTATTTGACTATTAATTTCTTTTGTATACTTTTGAAAAGTTTTAGATGTATAAGGAACAGCTGTTATAATTTTACCATTTTCATACTGATCATAGATGTAGTATTCTTTACCTTTATAAGTAAACATAACTTTACTAGCATCTGATAAAGGTACATCAGGGTTATGAGTATGATGTGTAAATTGTATAGCTCCATTAACATACCCTTCAGCAATATCTTCAATATCATCATCTGTTAAATCAGCACGTTTATCAAAACCCATTGAAATATCTTCATTGATAGCTTTTTTAAACTTCATCATATTTTTAGAAACATATGCTTTATCTATAACATCTTTTGTACCATCTGGTTTTGTATAAAACATACCTGCATAATCAGGATTGTTACCTAACTTATCAACAATATATTTACGACCACTTTCTAAAGCTTTTCCAGATATTTCAATTTCTTGTAAATTGTTTTTGTAATCCATCAAAGCTCGTTTAGCTTCAACTTCATTTTTGGTTCTTGCTTGATAACCTGTAGTTGCTCTTTCTAGTAAATCAGGCATTCTTGATAGTAAAGTTCTATCAACTTTTGTATTTGCAAAATTTTGACGTTCCTGATCTAAAAAAGTATTAGTAGGATTATTTTTAGAAAATGCCCACATTTTACTATAAGCATCTCTAAGAGCTGCTGTTTCTTGTGCTGTAAGCGTTACTTTTGTTTTATCATCAGCATTATAGTATTTTGTAAAAGCAGTTCTTATAGAACTAACATTTACATCAGATACCCCCATTGATTCTAATAATGACAAAGCCCCAAAAGTTTTTGTCATATTATTAAGAGCTGTATTATTAGCAGATTGTACTTTATCTTTTAGTTTAGTAATTGCTTCAGTGGATGTAATAACTGTTGAACTAACATCTATTGGTGTAATTCCAGCTGTACCATCTTCAGTTGCATAAGTACCATCAGAATTCATTTTATATGTACCATCAGCATTCTTTACTCTGCGTTTACCTTGCATAGCAAGTTTAGCATCAAGTTCTTTTTCTTTTAAATCAAGTTTAGCATCATCTACTGCATTATCATGAATATCATCTTTAATATCATTAACAGCTCTCATTGCATTGGTTTTAGCAACCATTATATCAACATAAGCTCTATCTTCTTTAACAGTACGTGAAACAGAAGCTGATTTAATATTACTAAATCTTGTAACATCATTTTTAAATTGCAAATCAGAAAAAAAGGTCTGAGGGCTTTTTACAAAATTGTCCATGTAACTATTCATATTTTTTTGAACAGTGCCATCATCACTTCCAAATGTTTGATTATAACTTTCTCGTACAGCTTTAGCTTTTTCGTCCAAGCTATTCCTATTTCTTGAACGTTGTTCTAAAGCAATATACATTTGTGCCTCTTGTGTATTGCTATTTCCAGCAATTATATCTTGTTTACCTTTAATATATTTATCTGCATTAGGACCTTTTAATTCTGCATCTATTGCACCAGTTTCATCAAACACTCTTTTATTAATATTATCTAAATATTGTTTTTGAGTATTTCTATGTTCATTAAAACTAGTTCTAGCATAATCTTTATAAATATCTTCATTAGAAGAATTAGCCCATTTTGGATCAGCTTTATATTTTTCAATTACTTTTTCTTGTCTACTTTGGCCAAGGATTTGTAATTGTCTTTGATATACATTATTAGAAGCTAAAACGTTTTCAGCAAACGTTTGATAGTTTTGATCAAACTGAGGACCTCCCTCTACAGTGACAATATACGGCTGTCCTAAATTATCAATTTTAGTTTTGAATCCTTTTTCTTTTACTGCTTTATCTAATAAGTCTTGAGGATCAACATATGCAGCTGCTGTTCTTCCTTCAACTTTATAGTTATCAATATTACCTTGTCCTGTTTTTAAACTATTTAAATCACGTGCAACCCACTCTTGTATTTCAGCATTATATTGTTTACGTACATCCATGTCTTCAGAATTCTTCCATGCCTCCATTCTACCGATTTCATTCTTAATTCTTTTTGTATGATATTGATCATACAAAATTGCTTTATCTGTAGAAACAGGATCAAACAAAGAATTTGCATAATTTACATTTTGCTGCATTGAAAAATCAGCAGAAGCAATTTGTTGCAGTTGTCCTTCAATGTCTTTTAAATACTTATCTCTACGTTCAACATTAGAAGGATCTGTAAGTTCTTTTTTTAAACTATTATAAGAAGCTGCAGCTGCTTTTAAACCTTGTTGATATTGCTGTGATTTTTTATCTAAAACGTATTTTAAAAAGGAAAAATCCGGAGTATATATCACCGGATCAAACCCACCATATTGTATGTCTGTTGCTGCCATTTAGTATTAATTTAAGAAAAAATCTTTGAAGTTTAAAACTAAACTTTATAAGTTTAATTATGATTCCATGACTCTAGCATATGCTAAAGCAACTCTTTGTCTTTCTTCTGGATCTGCAATATAATTTAATTTTTTGTACCAGCTATCAACTGCTTTAACAAAAGCAACGCTACCACCTTTTTTAAACGAACCACCTGTTACATCATCATCATCTTGTGATGTAACAGTATTTACAGTGCTAACATTACCTTGACCATCAGTTCTCTTTTGAGTTTTTATAGTAGACCCACCAGAATTTCCAGTTAATCTCTCTTTTACAATTTTACTTCTTTCCTTTGCAGACATCATTGCTAAATTCTTATCGTTCATTAATGCTGCATATCTAGCTGCCCATGCTTCATCTTCATTAGGTTGAGAACCACCTCTGGTTTCAGCTTCCCAAGCAGCTTTAGCAGCATCACTTTTAAAATAGATTTTTTGTGTCCAAGGATCAGTGTTGAAGTATTTTTCAGTTTGATTTAAATTGTATATTTTACTAGCATTGTGTTCAGCTTGATTCCATGTTTTTACAATACCTTTTCTAGCTTCCCTTTCTGCACGTCTATATCTATCATCATAAACATTATTATCGTCCCAGTTTTTATTAAGATTTTCAGCATTGTACATATTAAACTGATTAAGAATACCAGCTCTTTCAGAATCTTTAGCTGTTGCACCTGCTGCGTTATATTGATCAGTTTGTGAAATATATTGACCAAGTTGATTACCTGTTTGACCTTGTAAGAAAGATAAATTAGCTCCCATTGCATTACCACCTTGGAAAGTACCAATTTGATTAGCTGCTGCATTCTGACTTGATTGTAAAGATGCAGCCATACCCCTCCAATCTACAGGAATAAACTGTGGTAATACAGGTTGAACAGGTTGTCTACGTGCATAATACTTTCTAAGAGTAGCATAATCTGCTATAGCATTTCCAAAATTACGAGCATCTTGACTTGTCCATTTACCTTTAGGTGGTATTTTTTTACGTGGAGGTAATGTAGTAGTTGGTACAGGTATAGATCCTCCTGGAGGTTTTGTTGTAGATGAGGTTAAAATTGTGGCAGGTGGTTGACTAGTTGTTGGTGTTGGTTCTGGAGATTTAGTTGTAGTTTTTACAGGTATTGTTTGTTGCATTGCGTATGTAGTACGAGCTCCAAATATTGAATCATCATATTTACCTGCTGCAGTAGGTCCCCATTCTTTTTCAATATACTGCATTGCTTCAGGATTTTCTTTTTGCAACTCTCCAAAAACATATTTTTGAAAATCAGCTGGTCCTGTAAAATCTCTACCAGCTCTATTTCTCCAATATTCATATCCTTTATAAAGATGATCTTTAGGAGCTTGAGTTTCATCATAAGTTGAAATTCTACCTTTAGGACTTTTTCTACCTTCTGGGGTATTTGATTTAGTCCAAAGTTTAAACCAATTTGGCATATTATATCGCTGAGCACTTACAGGAGATTGTGCTGCCCCTGTATTTTTACTAGGATCAGTAGTATTTAAAAACTTCTGTTCATACTCAGCTTTAGGAATCCACTTTGTTCCGTCCCAAGCTTCTTCTTGTTGAGGATTAGTAGGATTAGCTCTTGTTTGCCCAACAAGTGGACCTGGGTTTACAGGAGCACTAGGTGCTTTAGTAACTTTAACTGTAGCAGTCTTACCACTATTAGTTAGCATATTCTTTACACCAAAGGGATCATTTGTTGTTGATCTGTTATCAGTTGGTCTACCAACACCTTCTGTGCCAGAAGTAGTAGGAGATTTAGTAGTATCTTTTGTTGTTTGCTCTTTCGATTTTTCTTCTTCTGCAACCTCACCTTTATCAACATATTGAGGATAGCCTCCAAATCTTTGCATAGGCATTTCTTGACCACCACCTTGTTGTTGTCTTTTTTGTTCTATTTGAGCTTGTTGTTCTGGACCTACGATAGCTTTTGCAACTTCAGGAACTCCTTGAGGATATCCTTTAATACCTTCTTGTACTAAAGCAAGTTCAGCTAATTTTATTTGATAGTTTTCTACCATCCTCATTGCTGTTTGCTTTTGTAAAGCGTCTGCATAAGGATCTTTTAAAATAGCTAAAAACTTATTTACATCATATTGTCTTGCTAATTTAGCAGGTGTCATACCTTTTTCTCCTGATTGTCCAAAATGTTTTAAAATTTTTGGATCACGAATTTTCATTTTACCCGTATCAGAATATATAAATGATCCGGGAGGAGCTTGTTTTCTATTTAATTTAACACCATCATCAGTATGTCTATTTCCAAGAATAAAATTATGTGTACCGTCAGGACGAAGAATTGTTTCACCTATTTTATTTTTACCACCACCTTCAGCTTCCAATACATGTGGATTTTCTTCTGTTGGTTCTTCTTCGGTTACAATGTTATTAGGTGATTTAAAAGGATTTTCAGGCATACTGCTATATAAGTTTCTTTGACCTATATATAATCCATAATCAGATTGACCACTATATTGAGGCTGCCCACCTTTAGCCATTTGTTGAGGAGCACTACCATATGTAGCAGATATTTTTACATTAGGTCCTTTTCTAAATGATTTATTATACTCCAGTCCTCCATGAAAATTTCCTCTACTTTGTCCTTGTTGATTATTCGCACTCTGCATAAAACTTGGATCACTACCTTGTTGAACATTGTTTCCAGTTTGCCTATCATAACCACCTTTAATTTTAAGATTACCTCCGGCTACAGGTAAAACCATATTAGTTCCCACTGAATAATGATTTCTATCAAGTTCACCTGTAACACCTATATTACCTTTTCCTCTAATTATACCAGGTAGAGTTAATCCAGCAGTATATGCTGAATTTTTAAATCCTTCTTTACCAACGGTTCCTCTATAACCTAATGATAAATCGTAAGTTCCAGGTTTACCTTCACCTTGAGCATCATTAAAATTTATACCAAATCCAACAGGTCTTGTAACAATTGTTCTTGATGGTCTACCTGTAGCTGCAGCTAATTCTTCATCAGAAATAACTGGTTTTCCACCACCTGAACCAACTGTACTACCTTCTTCATCACCTTGATATTTTTTTAAACCTACGATACGTATTTTCATATTATTATTATTTTGACCTCCATATTCTAAATTAGCATACTTTGATGTTGTACTACCAAAAGCATCTCTAGTTTCTTTACCAGTTTTAAAATATTGATATGCACCTGTAGGACCGGCAAAATGAATTGCATATTTAATATTATTAATTGGTACTTTTACACCTAGTTCACTTTTTATTTTATTTGCATGCGGTGTCAATACAGTTCTATCCCAGTATTGAAAAGCACGTTCTTGTGCTTCTGGATTATTTCTAAATTCCTCTTTTGATCTTACACCTGTAACTTGAGTTATCCAATCAGAATTTTGATTCCACAAAAATTGATATTTACCAACTGCAGATGATGCAAGTGTTCCATCTTTTTTATAAGGAAGTGCTCTATAATCACCTCCACTTTCTTTTTGAGCAATTGTACCAGCTAAACCACCACTAAATGATCCAGATGATTTTTTACCTGATAAATCAAAATTTAAATAATTTCTAGGATCAACAGCATCAGATCCTAAATTAGGTCTGTAAGTAAAATGTAAATGTGGTCCAGTTGATGTTCCTGTATTTCCTGATAAAGCAACATTCTGACCTTTTCTTACTCTATCATTTAATTTAAAATTATAACTATTTAAATGAGCATAACCACTTACAGAACCATCATCATGTTTAATAAGCATTTGTTTACCCCCATGACCATCTTCCCACATTTTATAAATTGTACCATCTTTAATAGATCTAACATTAGTATTTTCAGGAACAGCAAGATCTAATCCATTGTGATTTGATGATGCTCCTTTTGTAGGAGATTTTCTTGGACCAAACCCACTAGTTAATTTAAAGTTTTCTACAGGAAGAACGTAATCTTGATCAGAATAATCAGCATCAGCAGAAGAAGAACTTTCTAAAGATGGTGCACTAGAAGATTGCATTTGTACAGGTGATGCACCAATGAAAGCATCTGCTGCATTTACATCAGGTAAAAATGCTTTATTTACTATTTGATCTCCTGGAACGAGCATTCCATCAGCAGCTTTAATTAAACCACCATATCTAACAAAATTTCTTGAAGCATAATAGGGATTTGCTTGTGTTCCTTTACTTTTATAACCCGTGGTATTTGGTTGGAAACCTCCATCGTTTTTTTCCCAATCACCTTTGTCAAGCTTGGTATCTACAGCGTAATTATTATCAGGCAATAAACTTTGTCTATTCCAAGCATCAAACTCTTTTTGTTTTTTTCTTATATCAAAATAATTTAAACCGGCATTTGCTATATTCAATCCCGTATCAAATTTTTGATATGCTCTACCAAAAGCACTATTTCCAAAATTTAAAGGACCTCTAAACATATCAGCAACACCATCAATAGGACTTAACGTAGTTGTTTTAACTACAGCAGGATCTGTTAATTTTGGAGGAGATTGTTGAACTGCTCCAAAAGTCCCTTCATTACCTGTTGTTTTTCCACTACTGGGATTTATTCCTAAAGCCCTAGCTCTTTTAAAACCAGGACTATTAAAAATAATACTAGCAGCACCACTAAAATCACTCATATTCATAGTAGTAGTACTAGTAGTAACTTGAGAAGTTCCTATAACACCTTGATACTTTGGTAATATTTTAACTCTAGGCATGTTTATAAATATTCAATTTGATAACCTTGTTGAATTAACTTTTGTATATCGTTATGGCTTAAATTATATTCACCACCAACTTGAAATTGTTGTTCAGGTGCTTGTTCTTGACCACCTTGCATTTGTTGCATTACTTGTTCTATAACCTGTTGAGCCATTTCTGGTGGTACTCCCATTTGAACTAATTGTTGCATAATTTGATCAGGTTGTGCACCTTGTTGCAACATCTCAGCAACCATTTGCATAAGTTGTTGAGGATCGATTTGTTGACCTTGTTGTTGAGGAGCACCTTGTTGTTCCATCATTTGTTGTTCCATCATACCACCCTCTTGCATCCAATCTAAAGCAGGTACATAATCTTGACGAGGATAACCAGTATGTTGACTAAATGTAGATAGCTGTTGGTACACCCATTGCTCCCATGCCAAATTTAGGTAATCCATATGCACTATCTGCATATTGTGGCATAAATGATCCACCATCATCATAATAAACACCAGCACTATATGTACCACCCTCTTCTTTATAATTTTGTTTTCTGTCATAAACTTTTCCCGATGCTCTACCTGCAGCTTTATCAAGTTTTTCTTTAGCCATGTTAAAAGGAGGAGCAGCTGCTGCCTGAAATCTAGTTCCTCTATTAATAGGAGTGGTTACTTGTAATACTTTTCCTACAGTTGGAGACTTAGCAGCTAACTTGTTTGTAACATTTACAGTAGCATGAGCTAATGGATTATAATAATCTACTTTATTCTTTATTGGTTGTAAAAATTGTCCTGCTTTACTATTATCAACCCAAGCAATTGCATCACCTACTTTGTTAATACCTTTTTTAACAATGTTGCTATTTTTTACAACTTTACCAACACCTCCAGCTTTATTAACAGCTTGTACACCTTCTATACCATATTTAACACCTTTTGCAAGTTTACCTAATTTACCTACTACAGGTAGAGCACCAGCTGTTTCTAATAATGCTGAACCTACATTACCCCAACTTGGATTATCCCATGCTTTTGAAATTGAACGTCCAGCATCTCCCCAAGAACTTATACCAGAAGGATCAAGAATTTTTACAGCCCCCCAACCTACATCACCCCATGTAGTACCACCTTCTTCTTCACCACCAGGTTGATACATTGGATAAGCACCACCATTATCATATGCATGATATCCACCATATCCATAATTTCCACCATAAGCATAATTAGGATTTCTACCATAATAATGCATCATATCTAAGTCATCAAGTTCACCACCATCTTTACGAACTTTATTAAAAAAATTAAACAACTTAGCTGCTTTTGCTATACCTGGTGAATTTCTTGCAGCTCTCCAAGCATCAAGCCCAAGATCAACAGCTTTTGCTCCATACCTTGAAGCAGCAGATGCCGCATCATCATAATAACGTCCAGCAGCAGATGCTGCATCATTATAATAACGTCCAGCTGTCGTAACAGCATCATCATACCAAGAACCTCCTGCTTTAGGAGGAGGAGTAGTAGGTTTAGGAGTTTTAACAGGTGCACCTGATGAAGTAGGTTTTGGTGTAGCAGTAGGTTTTGGTGTAGGTGTTGCAGCAGGTTTAGATTGAGGTGTAGCTTGTTTGTTTTTCCATCTAGCTTCTGCAGCTCTTTTACCTCTAGCTGAACGTATAGCTTTTGCTTCTTCGTCAGCATCAGCTAAAGATTGTGCTATTTGTCTATCTTTTACTATTAGATCTTCAGCAGCTGCTTCATTTAACATATCTATTGTCTGAAGATTTCTCATTGCAGTACCAGGACGTGTATTTGCGATATCTCCTGGTATTTCCATTGCATCAAGATTATTAAGAATAGCTTTTTGTTCTTTAGGTAATTTATTCCACCATTTTTGAAATTCTCCCATACTTTGCGACATCTTTGCAAAAGCTTCAGTTCTTAAAGCATTTTGTGCTCTAGTCAGTTTACCTTTTGCAACTCCTCTCATATTAAATTTTCCTTGATTAGCAGCATCCATAAAACCCTTATATTCTCTATAAGCCCCATATCCACCTGCACCTGCAGCACCTGCACCTGCTACCATCCAAGGCCATATTGGATTACCATCCTCATCTTGACCAATTGGTTGTTGCCCTGCTCCACCACCTACAAAAGGATTAACATTATTTTCAGGTCTTAAAACATATTGATATCTTTGAGCATATTCTTGTGGTGTTAATTCTTCATCACTTTTAAAACCTCCTGTAGTTGGAGAAGTAGATCCTGTATTTGTAGATGTGCGACGTCCTGGAGCTACATATGTATTTTCATCAAAATTACTTTGTTCATTTTCATAATCGTCTAGCAATCCTGGATTTTCTCTTAAGGCTTTTAGTATTTGATTATTTTGATCAGGTCTTCCAGTATAATCAGTAATTCCTAATTTTTGTGCTAACTTCTGTCTAGATTGTTTTGAAGAAGCTTTATCTTGTGTTTTAAGAAAATCAACAAGACTACCACCACCATAAGGATTTAATTTTGTTTTTGGTTCACTTGGTGTTGCTGCTGTACTACCAGTTTGCTGATTTGCAGGTGTTGTATTTTGATTTTGAGCAGCAACTGCTTTTTCGTATTCTGCTAATTTAGCATTATACTCTTGCATTGCTTGATCATATTTTTCACCAGCACCAGATCCAGTTTGGTAATCTTCTCTTCTAGGCATTACAGGTTTTTCAATAACAGTACTTGAGCCCGTTTGACCCTGGTATCTTATTAATCCACCATTTCTAAGTTTTTTGATATGTCTATCAAAATGGGCTTCAGTAGGGAACTTCGCATAGAAGTCTCTTAAGTTAGTTACTCCACCCAGTGCAAAAAATTGATTAAGCATTTTGTTCAGTTTAATTATTATTTAATTTTATATTTTATAAGTATTCATTTAACCATCCTGTTGATCCTCCGTTATCATACATTCCACCACATTGATAACAAGGTTCTCCTCCCATTTTTCTTTTATCATCATATTGTCTAAATGTCAAGTATTGTGCATTGTTTTTAACTCTGCTAGCATAATTACTACGTTTATTCCATTTTGTAGGAAGATGTTTCCACATATCTTTTTTCTGTTCAGAAGTTAATTGTTGATTATATCTTACCCCAAGAACAACTGCAGTACCCATAGCAGCTTTAGAAGGATCAAGAAAATCTGTATTTTTTGTTATACCTACTTTAGCAAGAGCTTTTTTCTCATCATTGTTTAATTGAGCCCACCTAAGTTGTGTATAACCAACACTTTGATTTTTATCATCAGCTCTATATGTTTCAGCTTTAGATTTAACATCTGGTCCTCCTACAGCATCATCTGTTTCTACTTTAAACTTACCACTAAATAAATTACCAATAGTTTTACCGTAATCAATTTTACCAATAGCTTTGATAAGATTGTTAGGTGCTAAATGTTCATCACCAAAATTTGATTCAGTACCATATATACCAAATGCCATTCTTGCAATTTCATTATAAACATCTGATGGAATACCAGCTGCTTGCATAATTGCTTTTTTATTATTTACAAGTGATGTATAATATGGTTTAGTAGTATTTTCATATTCCTTTTGGTCATTATAATCCCATGGTGTATAAACATTTTTTTCAAACTTACCTCTATCAAATATTCCTTGAATAGGTTTATATACTAATGTATTAACACTTCTGTTTACACCTTGTCCTTTTTGAACCCTGCCTTTTGCATCCTTGTATTGATTATAATTGTTAATGTTTGTATTAACTCTTAATACAGGTTTACCATCTACAATTTGAAATGAATTACCACGGTCTTCAGGTAGTACATACATTTTATTACCTACCGTATAACCTGTGTTATAAAGTTCATCCAGATTATAACAAATACCATTTATACAACCATTAGATAATCTATTATTCGCAATATCTTTATCTTTAATTTTTGCAGTTCTATCACCAAAACTACTATGTAGTGCCATTGCAACATTTTCACCTTTGTCGTTTGCAAAGTTCCAAGAAGCTGCATCCGAATAATGAGGATCTTTTTTCTGTGAACCAGCCACTGTATATACTCCTGCACCTGTCATTTTATTACCTGCATCCCAATCTACTTTACCGTTTACTATTCTTGTAACTGTTTGAGCATCACCAGCACTAGCACCTGTACCAACTGGGTAAGTATTTATAAGTTTATCTCCTTTATATACATTTAATCTTCCTCTTTTTTTATCTACCACTGTATAAACTTCTTCGGGTTGATTTTTGTAATAAGCAGCTATACGTCTTTCATCACCTGTATAATCACCTTCGTCTTGTAAAGAATTTAAATACTGATTGTATTTATTTATATCACTCCAGTTTTGCCATTGTTGTTCAACAGCAGGTTGCCCAGCAACAGGTAAAATTAATTTTTGATTTACACCAATAACATTAGCATCTTTAATTTTATTTGCTTTTATTAAGTCATTCATAGATACTCCTGTTTCTCTAGAAATTTTACTTAATGTATCACCTTTTTTTACAACATAACTACCACCTTCATTAAAATAATTATTCAACCATCCGCCATGTTTTAAATATCTACCACTTTTAGGATTATATCTTTGTGGGTCATACTTACTTACATCACCTGTTTCTGGATTTCTTATCCAAGCACCTTCACCTGGAATGATTGTTAACTTAACTTGTTTACCACCTACGTACACATGCTGAGGCATACCTTCATTAGCTATATTACGTCCAGAACTTGAACCATTTGATGAATAAGCAGAACCAGCATCCATTTGGTAATTAGCACCAGGAATACCAAGATCTTTACTTCCTTGAGAACTTACTAACGTCATATCAGGATACTTATATGTATTTCCTAACATTCTATATCCTATAATATCTCTTCTTCCTCCAACTAAAGGTTGTTTTTGTTGCATCCCACGTCTTTCTGCAAATTTGGTTTTATTAGGAATAATAGTTCCTGTAAGTTCATTTTCGACATGTGGAATCCAATCAGTACTAAAAGTTGCATTAGGATTTAACTTATTATACTGATCTACAAAAGTTTTCGTTTCATTAAATCCTCTCACTTTAGGTTGAACAGCTATTGGATTAGCTTCATCATATCCTACCTGATCTCTAATGTAAGAATGTAAATTATTCCATCTTGCTCTATAATCGCTTGGTAAACCAGAAGAAACTTCTTCTTTAGAAGTATTAGTTGAAGAAGGATTTTCTGTAGCAGGTTTTTCTGTAGTAGGTTTTTCTCCTCCAATATTATATTTATCCAGCCATCCACCATATTTTGCTGTATTAGATTTTATACTTGCTTCAGGACTTGAAGCACCTGGACCAGGAGGATGTAACTCATTATATGCAGGTCCTTCTTCTTTTATTTTGTTTTGATAATAATCATAATCTGGATGCAATTGATTATATTCATTAACAGCTTGTTTATAATTTTTAGGAAAATCTCCTACAATTGCATCCTCATATACAGGACTTACTTTTCCTTCTTCAGGAGCTGGTGGTTTACAAACACCTGTTGAAGGATCACAACCTCCACCACCTCCATTATTTCCACCACCTCCACCTCCACCATAATAAATTACAGAGCTACCTTGATAACAAGGTACTTCATTACCTTCTTCATCATAACAAATTTCATCGTCATTTCCGTCAAATGGATTTATAAAACTAGATCCTCCACCACCACTACCTCTATTTTTTTTGACTCTAGATGGTTTTTCAAATTTCATTTTTCCAGGACTACATACATCTCCAGGACAATCAAAACTTCCTCTACCTCCTTTGCCACCAAATAAATTTCTTAACCAATCCCAAAATCCACCACCTTTTCCAGTACCTCCACCACCTTTAAAATATTCGTCAACATAGTCTGCACCAGGAAAATTTACAGATTGATTTGTATAAGGTTCTAACCATTCTTCCTGACCTGTGTTTGCTTTAGCTTTTATTCTGTAGGGTGTAGGGTTATATAATGTATCAGATGGTATTCTATAATGAGTTCCATTAGGAGGTAATCCATTTTTAAAACCATCCATAGAAATATATGGTACAGTTTTTTTACCAGGTAAACGACTTAATCCCTTATTAGGGATGTGTCCAGTTTTATCTTTATTCTGAGCAATTATTTTATTTAAATTAGGCCTCTCCATTATCTAGGTGATTGAAGAATTTTTTGATTAGATATTTTAAACAAATATTTATTTTGTCCACTTTTTACTTTTCTTAAAAATATTCTATTTACATTATGTCTAAATTTCTTTCTTTCTAATGCAGCTTTTGAATAATTTACATAAGCAGGGTTAATATTAAATTTATAACCATTTGGTTCAATATTTAACATAGGAAGATTAACTGATGCAAATTCCCCTCTGTCTTTTGTAATATCCCAAAACTGATTAAACCTATATTTATTCTCTTCTTTAGAATATTGTATCTTAATTGTGTTTGCTCCAATTTGCGGATAACTTAACAAATTTACAGCATCATTCTTAGATTTAAGTACAAGTTCTAAAATTCCTGAAATTTGTTCAGAATTATAAATCATAGCTTGATCAAAATTTTCATCAAGAATATGAAACTTATCTCTACAATTATTATACATTGTATACACTTCCAACAAATATTCTAAGTTTCTCATAGAGTTTACTTGTTGCCCAGTGGCTGATACAAACTCTACTTCAAAAGGATAATCAACACCATAAAAGTTACAATAACTATTACATACTACATTATGTTTCCAAATACTATTATCCTTAACCGACAAAAAATGATTCTTACCTGGAATCAAAAATGTTGGAATCCAATCATGAAAACTTACCCATGATTTAGATTTAGGATCATAGCTTATTGTCCAACTTGCATCTTCAAAATAATCTTTATCGTCAAAGTTTATTTTAACACCACCAGCTGTAAACATATTACCATCTGAATCAAAAGTAAATGTTTGAAACTTTGGCTTATAATCCTTTTTAGTAATATACAAAATTTCGTTGGTATTATCATAAATACATTGAACTCCTACACCTTTTACTGGATTATCATACAAGGGATAATTTGGATATTGCAGTAATAGCTGAGAAGGTAAATATCTAGAAAACCACCATTTTAAACCACCATTTGATATTTCATTTAATTGACCTGTATATTGAAATACCTTTCCTTGATTTTGACTTACATAGAATAAACCGTGAAGTGTATTTACAGAACTAAATCTACTTTGGTTTGATCCATACTCATATGATGCGTCTGTATTTACAATAGCTTGCATAGGTTGTTGAAATAAACCTCCGTCTCCTATTGTTAACTTAGCACCAGTACCATCTACCTTTAATTCTTCCAATCCCATAAATTGTAGTGGACTTTGGTAAGCCATCATAAAAAATCCATTATAAAAATTACCTGATTTAATTATATCAGATCTAAACATTGCAGCAAGCTCCGTAAACCTTGTAGGATCGTAATGTCTTTTTGCTATTTCTTCATCCCAATCTCTGTAAGCACAGTTTACTTCACTTTCAATAAAAAATTCTCTTACACCAGAATTAAAAAGATAAAAGAAACCTCTAGATACATAAAATGCGTTTAAAAAACCACCATTTTGTCTAGCATCTAATGATCTAAAAGTTGAAGGTTGCTGCAATAAATGCAATTTTACAATACTACTATTTATCCAATGTCTGGGATATGGTATATTTATATACAGCGTATAATCATATTCGGTTTCATCGGGCTCACCCATTAACCAAGTAGTAAAGAAAAACATTGTGTTTTTCTCAGTAAATCTTGATACATATATATCTCCACCAAATAAAACTTCTGTTGATTCTCTAAGAAGAGTAGAAGTTCTTATAGGATTAATACACGTATCTATTGGCAATTGTTTTATAGATTCTAATTGCCCATACTGAGTTGCTAAATTTATTTTTAAAGCAGCATGGTGTGCAGAAATGGTGCTACCAGGTGCTTCACTAAATATCCAACGACTATTATCTATTGTAAGAGGATCCTCAATATTTGCAGCACTATTATCTATAGCTACAATAGCAAATTTGCTTCTATATAAATTATTAACTTGTAAAACTTCTACAGGATTTTGTTTAGTAAAATATTGTATGTGAGGAGAAATGTATGCTGCTTGATCAATTCTTCTTCTTCTATTTCCTAATCTTGAAGGAACTGTTCTATTATAAAATCCTGATGATATAAATTGTGAACAATATTGAATTCGTGGAACCAAGTATCTAAAGATTTGCATAACCTTTTCAGATTGTACTTCTGTAAAGTAAGCAGCTAATAAAAATAAAGCTCCTGTAATAACTACCCATAAAGCTAATCTTAATGCATATTCAATCCATCCTAAAACTGTTGCCCATAAGTTTGCAACACCACCACCTGCAGGAGGAAGAGGAGGTGGTTGTAGTGGAGGAAACGTAAATGCAATTGGTAAATCCTCAGTACCTGTAAACTCAAGTCCTTGGGCTATTATATTAACACCAGCAACAGCACCAACTATATCAGAAATAAATTTAACAAAGTTTGCTAAAACTTTAAATCTTGGATGTCTATAAGGAGTTTCAAAAAATCCACTAACGTTACCAACATACTCATTGTATATTTTTAATTCACTAACGTTTAAAAACGGATTACTAAACGTAACATCTGGACTATGAAATGAGAATATATCTTTACGATATGAACTCATTTTACTATAGTTAACATTACCATTAGAGTCTCCATTAGTACCATTTACAAGATCAGTTGTTAAATAAGGATCTGGTCTTAAATCATTATAAGGATAATTTTGAAAAAGTCCTCTTTGAGTATTACCCGGTATAGGATAATCTCTCATATTGCAAATAATACCCTTTGCAATAATTGATTTGTTTCCTTCACGAGATCCTCTTAATATTTGATAGCCTACAATAGATTCAATAGGATTTCCATTGTTATCAAGTGGTGCAGCAATATTTTCAAAAGCTACACCTAACAAAACAAGTTTGGTACCTCCAGGTACACCTGGACCACCTGTGTCAAAAGTTGCTGGAAAATTATCAACTGTTTCATCAGGCATCTTATGGTGACGAATTTTTTTACCACATAAGTTACCCCAAACAGTAGGATTATTATCTGGATAGTATTCTTCACTTTCCCAAAAAGCCATTCTACCAGAAGCAATTATTCTTCCACCTTCTAAATAAGAAGGGCTAGATTGAATGTTTGAATCAACAATGGCTGTATTTTTAACTTGCCAAACTTTTCTTGAAAATGCAGATGGTCCTGTTGTTTCGAATGCATCGTTTACTATACCTGTAATATTTGCTTCATCACCAGATAAAGGAGCTCTGCCGGGTATATGATACGATTCACTAAGTTCACCTGTATTATAAACAAATCGAATAAAGAAGGAATATACCTCATCTCTTAAATATCCAGTTTTATTATTACCTTTTTCATAATAATCATTAGGATATTGAACAGCTACCCACTTTGCTCTAATTTGATTTGCTAATGGTTGATAATTAAATTTAAACTTACTATATGTACCTACTCTTAATAAATAATTATTTATAGAGTACATAGCATCACTTTTTTCTATTGCCTCAGATCTAAATACTATATCAGCCACACTAACATTAACAAACTCTAAATTCCATCTATCAACGTGTATTATACCTTGTGAAGTTGAATAATAACCAATTCTTTTAGCAACTGTTTGAGCATTAACATTAGACAATATTACAAGTTCAAATTCGTCAAAATCTCTATCAATATCAGTAACAATAATTTCTAAAGAGCCATTTACATTATCATGTGACCATATTGGTTGTACAGCTGTTAATCCAATATAATCTGTAACTTTTACCTGATTAACTGTGTATGCAATACATGCTTGATATGACCCATTCGGAAGTGTTCCAGGAACCTTACCTTTTTTAATTGTAAGACAAGGATGTGTAATTAATGGAGCAAGTCTAAGAGATTCACAGTTTACAGTATTTAGATAATTTCTTACTCTGCAATTATTAACATATGTGTCTACATAGTTAAAGTATTGCTGAACATTGTCTATATCAATTACTCTTGTTGGATTGCGACCATCATCCCAATACACTAATCTTTCACAATCATATCTTCTTCTAAATACACCTGTGATTAAATTACTTTTTCTAAAATTTAAACATTTACTATTCAGTTGTTTTTGATATGTACATGCTGATTCATCAAATATTCCTATTTCAGAATCAAGATCATCTGTAGTAAATACAGCCCATTGGTCATCACCTAAGTGAACAGTTCCAATAAGAGTATATGGAAGATTGACACAATTAATATTCGAGGGTTCATTACCAATTATACCCACTTGTCCATCATGAGAATTATTTACAGCGTTACGTGCATGGGTATATTGTCCCTCTCCTACAAAGGTTTCATTATAATCTTTCAACATACCTTTATTAAAGGTATTTGTTGTAGCTTGTGGATTACCTTGTTGATTCTCAGCCATGTTTGATAAATAACTTCTTTTTATCTATAAACTTATAAATAACACCGGTTAAATGACCACATAACCAAGCTTGTGCCTCTTCATCTGATATTCCTCTGTCTTCAGTAACTCTTACAACAGCGTGATATACTTCATGAGCTATTGTGTTATGTGATAAATATTTACTATCTATTATTAAATAATACTTGTCAATATCCGGAGAAACTAATATACCTTCACTTTCTCCATCATCTTCTGAGTTTTTTAGTTTATATTTTTTGTCAAGTTTTTTTACAGAAGCATTTAATTGATCTGTAATTGAAAAAACTACACTACAATTATACGTTTCTAATTTTATGGTTAATGATATTTTCATTAATAACCGTCTTGAGTTTTAAACATGTTATAGTATTTGTGATAAATACCTTTTCGGTTTAATTCCCAATTTTTCTTCAGCTCAGAGAAATTAGGAGTATTAACAATTGACAATGCGTTATTTCTAGCTACTCGTAATCTTTGCTCAACTAATTGCATTTTTTGCCCTACGTCTTCTCCATTGATATATAAGTTTTCTAAAAGACGTTGTTTAATAGCATACTCATAATATTCATTAATCATTGGATGATCAAGAACTAAAAGATTTCCTTCATCATCTTCTAATGCTCCTTGATATGAAATAAATATTTTACCATTATCTATATTAGTATAAATAAATCCATTTTTAATGTACCCAATATTACCTGACTGAGTATCATCTAAAGCATCGCATTTTCCAGAACTGGTAGCAATTTTAATTCTATCAAAAGTTTCATATATCCTTGTTTCAGTTTTTCTTTTTTCTACAACCTGTACGTATATCTTTTCTCCATTTTGACACTCTTGTACATATGTAGCTTCACATTCACATTCAGTGTTACATCCACATTTAGGACAATGATCCATTATAACATTTTCGGTTTCTCTACCAGCATTTGCTCTATACGTTACTTTATAAGTAGAGCACATATAAGCATAGTTTAAAACATAAAAATCATCTGGTAATTTTACCTTTCGTTTTTCAACTTCAAGAAGTTTCTCTTTAGTTCCGTGAATTCTTAATCCTAAATCATAATTTATTTTTTGAGCTATTTTAATTAACTGAGAAGGTTCAATTAAACCTTCATTATTATACATTGTAAAGTCTATGCTAACCTCGCCTAAAAGGTCATTAAAAGTTCTATATTGTAACTCAGTGTTCATTATCTAGCTATATTTTGTTTATCAATTGCAGTATCAACCGGTACTTGATACATTCCTAATAAATCTTTTACAACATAACCTTCTAACTCTGCTAATAAATAATCCGGTACATTGAAAGATTGATCATGCTTGACTAAACATTCATCTTCTTCACAAGTCCATTTACTTATGTCATCTTCAAATATTCCTTCTATACGTATAGCGTCCCATTCTAAATTTGGAAAATATAAGTAGTCATTTAAATACCAATAGTATTTTGTTTTGTTATATTTAAAATTTTTAGAATTTGCTACATGTATATAACTGCTTGGAAGAATTGGTTGCAATTCTTCAGATGCATCTAATGAACTTACAGTTCTAATCAATGGTCCAAAATACCCCTGTAAAAAAACAGGAAGCTTTTCTTTTGTACGTTTAATAGTACAATCTGATTTAATACCAGTACAACACGCTTCAACTTTATCAATTTCAATTAATTCTACAAAATCCATTGTTTGAATTACGGCAGAAAAAGCCATTAATTTACTTTTAGAATCTTCACGTTTCATTAAAAACTTTGCATTTTTTAATACAAACGTGTAAATCATTCTATCAGTTAAAAGAGCATCTTGCTTATCTCCTTTTACTTGACTTCTTATTCTTGAAACAATTTCTCCAATAGTATTTTTAGCCATTTTAGTCTAAATTAAATTCATCATAGTTTTCAAGTAATAAACCTAATTCTTCTTGCTTTGATTGTTTAAATTTTTCAATTCTAAACAATCTACTTATTTTAAGTTTGTTATCAACCATAACATATTTTTTCCACTCAAGAGGGTATGTTTTTGCCACTGTTCTTTTAAAATCTCTTACTCCAGTAAAACCCCATAAGTCATGATTCTTAAACCTATATTTAGTTTCAAAGTTGGTATAAAATATTTTTGCAGTGTATTGATCAGATTCCCAATTTTGATTCTGAACTTTAACTCCATAATATTCTGACTTTTTATAGTTTGTATTGTCCCATTTCTTTTTTGGACAAGTTCCTATAAAAAGATACCCAAGCTGCTCTGGTAATTGAACTCCGTCACGTTCATTAATTACATTTTTCCATATCTTACCATTAAACAGATTAATTATATTTTTAAACGTTTTTAACGTTAAAGACGCATACCTAGGATTTTTCATTACAAAATCATTGTAAGCATCAACGTTAGTTAAGTTTAATTTTTTTGGTCTAAACCTCGGACCATTTAAATTTGGTTTTTTATATTTTTTCACAACTTCTATATTATTAATTTACAAAAAATCTTTGAAGTTTCCTACTTAAACTTTAAATGTTTACATTATAAGTAAACTCGGATGTTTTACCTTTTTCTACATCATGTACTTCCATAACAGCTTGACGCTTTGACCCAATATACTTATTATGATAATGCCAATAATCAGTTGAACAAAGGCTAGGAAGATGTTTAATAGCAAACCCATTGGTTTCATTTTCGCTGACATATTCTGTTGTTTTTTTAGAATGGAAATGTCCAGTGTAACATGTACGATATTTAGTTCTGCCCCAAAGTTCAGGATATTCTGTAGCATATACAAGTGGAGTATTCTTTTTATTTACATCTCCGTGTTCAAACGCAAAAAAGTTATGACCATAAACTACAACTTTTCTTTCTGAGTATTCAACATCAAAATAGATCGAATAGTCTTCTTTGTCAAAACATTTTGAAAGAGCATGAGCTAAATGAAAAGAACTAAGTCGGTCGTGATTACCAGGAACATATACAACATGTAAGTTTTCACAAAATTGTTTAAGATAACATACAGACCAATATAGTGCATCAAATGCTTGTTTATAAGCTTGATGTGCTAACATACTATTATTTATAGGAGTTCCAGATGTAGTAGTTCCATTAAACGTATCCATATTTAAAACATCTCCACCAATAACGTAAACAATTTTGTTTAGTTTGTGTGACATGTAAGCTCTATGTACAAGATCTTTTACTGCTGTTTTAAAATTATCTACTATATCATCATTGTATTCTTTACCAAAATGCAAATCCTGTATTGACAAAATACCAACAGTATCATTTTCAAATTTATTATTGATATATATCTCACCACTAAGAGGTTGATATTCAGGCTCAAAATTGGCTATTACTTCAGCTAGTATATCTTTTTCATCTTTTCTTATAGCAGTGACAAAAGCTGACACATGCCAACCATCATGTTTTTGTTTGTTCCAGTAATTACTAAGCTTCCATTTAGTAGTATCTATTTTAAGAAGCTGAATTATTTCTTCAGCAGTTTTTGGTTCTATAGAAAATATCCCCATTATTTCAGCTTCACCTTTAGCAACATTTTCTTTAACTTCAACAACTCTATCTTTAATTATTGGTTCTGGATAAGATTCTGTTAATACTTTTTGTTTAATTTCTTTATACTTTTTAATAGGGATTCCAAGTCTTACTGAACAATAGTAATCAGATTTTTTCCACCTTATGGAATTTTTAACTTGATCATAAATATTCATATGGCATATATTATTTAATTTGTATAAAAAATAGAGCCCCAACGTAGAAACGTCAGGGCTGTGTTTGTCAGGATTAAACCAACAAAACCTGACTTATATTATTTATAATTATTCTTTGCATGGTCTAGCTAAATGCTTATATCCCAAAAAATCAACATACTTTCTAGTATCCGGAACACTCCAATATTCACCTAAAAAACTCATGTTTTTTTCATAGTGTCCCATATCTCTGTTAGTATAAATATGATGCAAGTGTAATAATTCAGCATCAATTCTATATTTTTTTAAATTAAGTGCAGAACATTTGTGAGCAAACGCATCATCTTCAGCCCCCCATCCTTTAAATCTTTCATCATACCCACCAATACAATAAAAATTTTTAGCACTTAAAATATTTACACCACCGTGTATATTAACAATATACTCTAATTTTCTGGTTTTTTCGTTATTTCCTGTATTAATATCTTCATTATTTACAAAGTTTTTTGTCTCATCTTCTGACATATAATACATTGCATCTTTAAAAGGTAGAACAAAATAGTCGTCAAAATACTCATAGTATTCTTCAATGTTTTCAAGTACTTTTTTTTCTATTAAACAATCAGCATCTCCAAATATTATGTAGTCAGCACAAAAAGATGATTGACTTATATTGTAACCTATATTAAACAAAAAACCTCTGTTAAAATGATCATCGTTTGTGTTAACTTTAAAATGTTTATGATAACAACCTGATACCTCACTCATATCAGTTTTTGAATCTTGCTCTACAATTATAATCTTACAATCTTTTAAAAATCTATTATAATACTTGATAGTATAAAATAAATTTCTTTTTCTATCAGGTGTAGAATACCTAAAAGGTATAACAACACATATTTGTTTTTTATCCATTTAAAACCAAGTATTAATTTTACAACCTAATTTTGTTAAATCAGATATGATTTCATTTTTTGTATCGACAGATTCTTTTGGATACATTCTTCCTTCATGAAACTCTACATAAAACTCTTTAATTTTAGAAGCAGTGTTTTCTTTAATCATTTTTCTTAAAATTTCAAACTCTGCTCCTTCAATATCTAGTTTGCATATTATATGAGAATCATTTGGTAAATCATTTACAAATTTGCTAAGATCAATACTAGGAATTGTAACTTGTGTTTCATATCCTAAATGATTAAATCCAATTCCTTGTATAGATGACCCCCACCCATCAATGTTTGAAGCACCATCGGTTGGAGAACCACTTCCACTTTTAGTATGATTTTCTTGATTAAATGTAACAATTCCATCTTCTACCCAAACAGCTTTGTTAAAAGAAGTTATATCTAATGAGTATTTGTTACGAAGTAATTCAACTCTTTCTTCAATAAAGCAAGCTGGATTAGCTTCAAATGAATAAATTTTATAATCTGTAGTAATTATTCCATTGTTTATAAAATATTCCAATCCTTCTCCGTGATGAAATCCACAATCTAAAAATATTTTTTTCATTATTATTGGTTTATTAAAAAGTTAGAAGTTGAAATGTTTTTACCATGAATGTGCCAGATGATATTTTCTCGATTATCAATTTCTGCTATATTACAATTTTTACACCAAGCATCCCTCCACATATGATCTTCAAATCCATAAATTGATTCAGATTCTAATACACACTTTAATCCCTTTTTATTAAAAGCAAATGTAGGTGGCATATTAAAATCACAACCTTCTGGATTACCACCTAAGTTTGGTGCATTGATCCATCTTAAAATAGCTCCATTCAATTGATATTTTATCTTAGATGACACAACATCTACAGATGGATTATTTTGAAAAAATTCTACTATTGTTTTAACATAATCTTTTTTGTAAATATCATCATCGTCTATTTTAACAAACAAATCATAATTATCAAAATCAACTGATATAATTGAATTTGTGTAATTAAAATGTTGATGTTTATTTTCATTAATAACAATGTTTACATCATCTATATCATCATACAATATAGTATAGTCAGTATAATCATCTGCATCATGTGCAATATTAATAGAATGGAAAAGATTCTTATAGCTTTGATTTTTAATATCAGCTATAGTACCCCTTAGCATTTTGTGTCTTTTGTAACTTGTTGTAAAGCACAATACTTTTAAATCAGACATGAAATTTCTTTGGTTTTTAATAATTCTTCAACGTATTTGTAAGAACAAGATTGAGGATTTATATTTTCAAGTTTTACATCGTTATAAGGAAGATTTGTAAAATACGCTGCTTTAAAAAATAAATCTTTTCTATCTTCTGTCACACCAGCATTATGAAATATAGGTGCCTCATTCCATCTATCAATGTAACAAGTAGCCCAACAAAAATCTAATCTATTATCAACTCTTGTTGGATGACCAAACTTCCAAGCATTCCATAAAAGTGACCACATTCCTGCAGTCCACTTTTGAATAGCATACCCTTCACCTTTATAATTTGGTTCAGTATCACAAAAATGTTTGTAAAGTTTTATAGAATCTTTTTCAACTTTATCCCAATATTCAGGTGTAGTATTTTTTACAATATGCTGAGCACCTCCTGAATTTGGATTCATAATTCTAGGAATTAAAGGATCCATTTCCATTACACGACACATATCTAAATAAACATCTTCACCCTTACCAAAAATATAGTTATAACCAATATAACCCACAGTATCACTTAAATACCAAGTATTATGGTATTCCATATCTTTAAAATTAACAGGTCTTGTGAAAATTATATCACAATCATGTAAAAACAAAGGCTGCGTAGTTAATTCAGGATAAGCAGTAAGATGCTGCTTCATTAAATTAAAATAAACAGAAGGAATGTAAAAGTGATCTTCTCTAGTATCAGGATAAAAAAAGAAACCAACATTATTATAATGTTGTTGTAGTTTTAACCAATCTGGAGGAACTTGCCCATAATGGGCACAAAGAATATTAATATCATTTGGATTAACACCGTTTCTAATAAAGTTGTTAATCATTATTTCTACCTGCCATGTATAGTATGGTATAGCAGGTTGTGCACAAATAAACTTCATATATGTTGGTTTTTATTATTTTAAGCAGGAACAGCTGCTGATTGCGTAAGTCCTACAGCTTCAGCATATTTAAGATAGGTTTCAACACTGGCTTCTATAGTAATGCAACAATTGGCATTAGGATTAATTGTTGTAGTTGTAGTAACTGGCATGTTTTTTAATTTTAATTATTATGCAGGAACAGCAGCTGACTGCGTCAAACCAACTGCCTCTGCGTATTTAAGATATGTTTCTATGCTTGCTATTATATTATCAGGAGTACACCTCCATGTAAAACCTTTATCTAAAAGTTTGTTTATTATTCCCATAGTATCAGTAACACTAATATTATTGTCATTAACAAATTTTAATAATTTGCAAACAATTCCTTCACCATTTACGGTATTACTTTCAACTAATCCCCTATCTAAAATAGTTAGATAATTAACCGGTCCTACAAAAGCTTTTAAATCTTCAATGCAATTGTAAGTACAACAAATAGGTCTTTGAGTTGGCATAATTAATAATTTTTATAAGTTAAGCTGGCACTGCTGCACTTTGAGTTAAACCAACAGCTTCAGCATATTTTAAATAAGTTTCAATAGATGCAAATGTATAATCAGTATTTACACCACAATCAGGACAGCATATATTACAAACAGTTGATACAATCCCTTTATCTAAAAGTAAATCAAGAACTTCAGTCCAACTAATAGTAGGATCGGCCACTTTAGAAGCTTTCATTTGATCAAACAATATATCAAAAGGACTTGTACAAGGTAAATCTAAATCTACATAATCATCACACCCTGCTTTTTTTATACGAATTGTATTAGCTGCATCAGGTATTGTATTAGTTGTATATCCAGATATCATATCAGCTTTGCTAATACCGGAATCAAAAGGATTTAAAAAACCATCAGCATCAGAAAACAAAGAAAAAGTTGTATCAGATGATCCTGCTAATGTTAATTTTATTGTTGCAGATTTTGGCATATATTATAATTTTATAAAGGTATGTAATTATTTTTATCCACAAAGTACCCAATTCCAAATTAATGGATCTAAAGTTCCTATTTGTTGTAATGTTAATGTTATAAATATACTTTGACCTGGTGCAACTGTAGAAGTTGGAGCAGGTATTATACCACCTTGATCACACAAAAATGTAGGACTATCTTGAACACTTGCACTTATATTTTCTAAAATTACACAAACACAATCTCCACCAATTGGAGGAGTAGTTGTAGTTGATGTTGTTGAACTACAAATAGGTATTGTATTTGGAGACACTGTAAAATTAGTTAATGTCCATGTTTTAATACTATTAGGATCATTACAATCTAAAAGTGTTTTAGTTACATAATTTTGACTAGCAGAAATTGATCCTGTAGGTATAACTAATGATTCAGTAGTAGGAGAACCAATACTAGGAGTATAAGTAAAACTTAACGTAATCGGAAAAGGAGCAGGTGTAGGTAATCCATTAATTGTATATGCTATACCTACTGGTGCAAATTCTTCATCAAACGAACCACCACATATTTTTGTAGATCCTGTTCCTAAACTTAGTACCAAACATTGAATCAATGAAGGTGTAGTTGTACTAGTTGTACCAGGATTAAACGGATTAGTTATAGAAATAGTTATTGGATTTGTACAAGCTCCTACAGATGTTAAAGTAACACTTGTTGCAGTAGGATCGGTTAATGTAAAAAGTTCCCCTCCTCCCAAAAGACCTGCAGCTGTAGCAGTAGTAGGATTTATAGATCCCACATTTGGAGAAATTGTAAAAGTAGGTCCTAAACCAGAACCTAGAGGACTATTTAATTGTACTAATATATTCATTTTATATTAATTATTATGGAACACAATCAAGATTGTTTGCACATGTTACTACACCACCGTTAACTACTATACCTAACTCAGTTATAGCTGGTACTGTTTCAGAACAAACATAATCTGTAGTATTGCCTGCAAGAGAAACAGTGGTAAATCCAGAACCACCACATTGAGTATACTGATAGTTAAGTGGATCAGGAGTAGTATTTTCTACTGAGTAACATTTGCAAGGCGATGATGTTGTAGTAGAAGTTGTTGGGAAAAAACAATCAGGACATCCAGGACAAGATGAACCAGTTGGCAACCATACCGCTGTATTACCATAACGAACAGTTGGTGGAATACATCCACAAACACATTTATATGTAATACTTCCTACTGTATCAATTGATACCCATTGACCTGTAACACAATCAATATATTCAGCAGCAGGTAGAGAACCACCAGCCATACTACTTGTTTGTGTTATTGTTATATCATATGCTTTACATTGAAGTGATCCTGGTGGACAACCAACACAAAGACTTGGGTCTATTATTATTGGTTCGTCAATAGTTGTAGTGGTTGTTGGAGCTGGAGGTATTGTTGTTGGAGCTTGTGTTGTTGGAAGAACAACGAAAGCACTACCACCATTATAAGTACAAGATACTGTTGTAGTACTTGTAGTAGAACTAGTAGTTGTGCTAGTAGAACTAGTAGTTGTAGTTGGTGCAATTGTTGTAGTTGTTGTTAAAATAGTAGCAGTCAATGTGCCAAATCTACAATCTCTTAATGTTGTTGTAGCTACTGGTCCTAATTTACAAATCTCATCATTAATGATTTGTATAATTTCACATAAAGTTGTACCATTTTTTATACCATAACATAGTAAATCTTCTCCTATATATCTTACACATTCGCAATCATACAACTCATCACATTGTTCTCCAATACAAGGAATAGTAGTTGTGCTTGTTGTACTAGTTGTAGTACAAGGTTTGTGACACGGATTCGGATCACAACCACAACCAGAATTACATCCACAATTACATGACATTTTTATAAATTTTTATTACTTTAAAAAAATACTAATTATTATCCACATTCAAAAAATGTATTTACCCAACCAGGACCAGGTTCAGTACTATTACCTACACCATAACAAATACGTCCTCCAGGAGCTACAATCTGAGCTACTTTAAGAACACCATTACAATCTTTGTAATTTATAGAAAGTGGTGCATTTGTTACATTTTGCCATTGTTCACAACCAATACATGTTGCAGGAGCAACAGTCCAATCTCCAGTAGCTTGTAACAATAATGCTTGTATACCGGTAATTTGAATTATATCAGAACCTCCATTTGCAATTGGCCCTGGTGGAAGATAATCCTGTGCACATAGTAAATTAGGATAATCTACTGTTAATTCTATTGTAGAACCAGAAATATTTGTCACTTCATAACATTTACATTGATCATCGAAAACTCTTGCTGTAGTAGTTGTTGTTACAAGACTACCTGCATTACAAGTATTTACAACACTATGTGTTTTAAGTGTACCAACAGAATCTTTAAAAACCATCCAATAAGTCCCGTCAGGTAAAGGAGTACCTGGAACTAAACCACCTGGAGCATAAGCAAAACTTCCTTCAGGACCTAGCAATGTCCAATCTGTATTTGCTAAAGCACCTGCTTCAGTTGAAAAAACAAAAGGAGATGCTGAATAAGGAGGAACTCCTCCAACAGTACGAGCTATATCAACACGGAAGTTTACTCCACTACAATAAGTTCTGTAGACAAAATCAAAAGGAATAAATATAGTTCCATTTGTTGTTGTTGCTGTAAAACATGATCCTGTTATATTACCGGTTACATCAATATTAACTTGAGGAGCACCTGCTCCAGCAATTCCTATTGTACCAGTATACCCTAATGGAACAGGTGGATCAAACTTAACATAAATTACTTTTGGGTTTGGATTAATAAATCCACCACTTGATGAATTAAATGTAATACTAGTTGACCAAGGACCAGTTACAGATTCAGATATACCAAATACTATTGTTGGTGATTGTATAATAATATTACTATTTGGAAATAAATTTTGTCCTGTTAATGTAAATGATTTAATCCACGGAGTTCCAGGAATAACACAAGGATCAAAAAATTCAATTTGATTCACGTTAGACTGAATTACTCTTCGTGAAGAAATTGTGGTAGTAGATGTTGGATTTCCAGAAGATGTTGTGGTACTTGTTGTATCTTCAATTACACAACATCTTAACGGCTTACCACATAATCCTTCTATTGTAACTTTTTTACTAGAACTGCATTGACCTCCTGTTGATTGTAATGTTATATTTTCAACATTATCATCTACAGTTACAATAGCTCCTGTAGGAGATAATAAATCAATTAATGTAACTTGTGTAGGAAAAACAGTTCCTACGTTAGGAATAACATTAAATGTTGGACCTATTGAGGAACCACTTGGTAAATCTGTTATTTTTAATACTACTTGCATTAATTAAATATTTATAAATTAATCACAACCACCAGGAAGACATTGTATAGAAATACTAACACTATCAGTTGGATTTATAATAACATTTGGTACTTGTACAACTGGTTCAAATGTGAATTGTTGTGAATAAGTTGTTATGTTTCCAAATGTATCTGTAACTTCTACATACATTATTCCACAATTTCCTGTTCCTGGAGTATTACTATTAACATTTAATTGTATCAAATTAGTTGATCCAAAATTAATTACAGTATTTGTAAGACTTATAAAGCCAGATTGAGTATTTGTTAAAGGATATGGTGCTGATAAAGTTAAATTATTACCATTTATACTAGAACTTAGTATACTACCACCACCACAATTTTCATTTCTTACAGTGACAGTAGCAGTACCACCAGTACCACCTGATGAACTAGTAGTTGTAGTTGGAGCAAATGGTCCATTGTATGCTAATTGATTTGATGGCACACTAGAACCATTAGAACAAATTTGAACAATTCTAAATAATGTCGGTCCTGTAGGAATGGTAAATAAACGAGGTGATGTACAACTTCCTGTAAAACTACTCCATGTAGTTCCACCATTAGTTGAACTTTCAATTGTTATGGCTTGACATGGTAAACAACCAGCACTTGTATCAGTGGTAAAATTAAGACTTAAATCACTTCCATTATTAACTATACTATTAAATGTTGGAGCACAACAAATTTCATTTGCAGGACAAAATACAGAACTTACAAAACTAACACTCCAATCACCTGAGCTTGCTAAAGCAGAAGCTGTTGATGATGATATTTCTACTCTACAAGTATCTCCAGGTGCAACAACACCGCAATTTAAAGTACTTGTTCTACAAAATATTGCAGGACCGGGATCTATTGGGCTTTGACTAATATTTGTTATATCGTAACAATTACATCCACTAGGAGCAGCTGTTGTAGTACTAGTAGTTACAGTACTGCATAAAGGAATTGTACCAGGAGATAAAACAAAGTTTGTTAATGTCCATGTTGTTATAGTATTTCTTTCTGTACAATCTAAAATTGTTCTTATTAGCCATTGATCACTTGCAGATGATGCACCTGTTGGTATAGTTAAATTTTCTACTGTAAATCCACCTGTAGAAATTGTATAATCAAAGCTATAAGTAATTGGGAAAGGTGCTGGTGCAGGAACTCCTCCCACTAAATACATTATTGTTAAAACTCTAGTTTGTTCTAGTAAATCTTCACAAACATCACTATTTACTATATTACTAGCAACAACAACACAACCCAATGGTGGAGCTGCTGTGGTAGGAGCAGATGTAGTTGGTGCTGCTGTGGTAGGTGCTGCAGTAGTACTAGTCGTAGGAGCAGCTGTCGTAGGAGCACTAGTAGTTGGAGCAGCTGTTGTTGGTGCAATAGTTGTACTGGTTGAAGTTGTTTGACAATCGCCATCATCATTACATAGTACATTATTTGTATTAGTTATAAATTCATCTCCTGGTTCAAGAGAAACAATACTATTTTGTTTAGCACATATGTAAATTGTTTCAGTGGCATCAACATAACCATTACTATCTTGCCCTTCACAATTTTTATAAGTAAAATTTACACCATCTGTATTTGGCCCAGCATATACACTATAGCAATAACATGGTGCTGCTGTTGTCGGGGCAACTGTTGTACTAGTTGTCGGTGCTGCTGTAGTCGGAGCAATAGTGGTAGTACTAGTTGTGGGAGCTAAAGTTGTAGTAGTTGGTGCAACAGTTGTTGTTGTAGGTATACTAGTAGTAGTTGTAATTGGAGGATTATTTAAACAACCAATAGGACCACTATATCCCGTTATACTACCAAACAATCGACAATCATTTATTACAAGATAACCATCTATAACACAATTAAGAGTAGTAGTTGTTGTTAAACAATTATCTAACCCTAATATTTGAATAATATTTTGAAAAACTTTTGTTACTCTATCACCTTTAACAACATTAATACAATTAAGATTTCTTCCTGAATAAATGACACAATCAGACGATACAACAGTTTCGCATTCAGGAGGACATGTTGTAGTAGTACAAATTAAAGAAGATGCCACTGGTTTACAGCAACACTCTTTATTTTTTATTGGACCACAAGTACAGGACATTTATTAAAATTTTAAAATTTAAGGTGATGTGGTTGTTGAACAATATAGATTTGGTTGATCACAAGGGAATCTTTCAAGATCAAAACATGTTTGACTACCTACAGCATCAACAAGTGAACAAGGTGCACCAGGTAGATTAACTTCAGCACAACAAATCTTTGTCTGGGTAAAGCCACCACTACGTGTTGTTGATGATGTAGTTGTAATTGCAGGACACCCGTTAATTGCTGTTATTACACCACTACCATTTACTGTCATACATTTTATACCTTCCGAATAGAATCCACCAGTAACTGGAATTGTCATTGCAACATTTGTATATAAAATGCAACCTACTGCTAATGGAGCAGGACATGGACTGTAATATTGAGATATAAGATTACCACTACAATTACATGCACTAGATGTAAAGTTATTTGGATCACATGTTTGTATACTATAACATAAATTATGTATTGTTACAGGACGTGCTGTACTAGTTGTTGTTTCAGGAGGTAAAGTAGTAATAATACTTCCTGTTGTTGTATTAGTAACTCCACAAAATCCAAAACAAGGAACATTTCCTACTATAGTAAATCCTTGACCTAAAATTGAGCCTTGAGCAGCACAAAATTCTTTTGTACTATCTGCAGCTATTGTTCCTGTTTCTGAATTACCATCGCAATTTAAAAATGTGTAAGATCTATTTGGAAAACCAAAAGGATCTGTATTAGCTATTGTATAACATCTACATACAATTGGAGCAGCTGTAGTTGGTGCTAATGTAGTTGTTGGTGCTGCGGTAGTAGGGGCTGCCGTAGTTGGAGCTATTGTAGTTGTACTTGTAGTTGGTGTTGCAGTACTTGTACTTGTAGTTGGAATTATAGGTATTGTAGTAGTTGTAGTTATACCTGATGATGTTGTAGTTGTAACAACAGGAATAGTACCTGGTGTAACAGGTACAGTTTTGTCAACATAATAATCATTACATAGTTGACTTTTTGATTTTAATCTAACTTTTACTACATCATTTGGTACAGATATAGTATACCCACCTGGAGGTAAAAATGATGATTTTGGAACATTGGTAGGCCCGTTTCCTATAACAACTCCTAAAGCATTTAAATAGAATACATCATACGGACCCAAGTCCGTACCTGATATAGTCATTAATATATTTATAAGTTTAGCCATTTTTTACATTTATGGTATTGGAGGTCCATCTAATGGTGGACAAATGGGATTTGTAGGATCTGTAGGAATTTTTGTTATAAACAACCATTTATTTTGTACTACAGATGTCATTGTCCAATCAACAGATGTTCCAAGTATAGGGTATGCTGGCGGAGTAATAGCTGTTATATAACCATATAATGTACCACCTGCTACTGTGTTATTTCCTAAGTTTGCACCTATTTCCCATCTATTTGCCGATAGATTAAAATAAACATATGCGATAGGAACTGTAGGAACATTAAATACAATATCTGTTATTGTGTAATAAGGTTTTCCACCAAATAAAGTAATCGATCCTGTATAATTTACGTAGTTTTTACCAGCTTCTCCAGTATCAACTACAAAACATAACTTTATAGGACAACCAGTATAATTACTACATTCACCATTAGTGTACACTATAGGAGTACCAAATACACCAAAGTTTGGATATTCGATATTTCTATTAGTGATTGTACAGAAACCAGCATAGTTAGTACCTGCTTCTGCAATTGTCCATTCTGCAAATTCACCATTACAAGTAGTATAAGTTCCAGTTCTAGGATTACTATCTGGATATTCTACAATTACACAATTACAGCATTGACCAAGCGAAGTTTCTTTAATATATTGTCCTGTTGAAGTAACAACAGTCCATGTACCTTCCAATGTTGATGAAAGTAAATATCCTACTAAAGTACCTGAAGTTGCATTAACTCTTGCTTCCCATCTAAAACCAGTCCAAAAAACAAGTAAAACATCAGGACCACTTGTAAAATTCCAAGTGTAAGCATATTTACCATTAATTTTTTGTATGTACCCTGAATCATCTATATAAGGTATTCCAGTGGAAAAAGGTTCAATACAAGGAGGTCCACCATCATAAGGTTCAACACAAGGAACTTTTCCGACAGCACAAATTAAATCAGGACATGGTCCTTGTTGAGAAACTGCAACACCCGTTTTATCACAATCATCAATATCACCAATACATTGCCATCCTGTAATCCCACTTATTGGAACATAAGTAGTTGTATTTAATATATAAACAAGAGGTGGTTTTGGAGGGGGTTGTGTAATTGTCCATTCCCATCTATTATTTGTATTTGACCATATAATTGTCATAGGAAAACCACCATATGTAAATGAATAAGATGGTTTATTATTTGTAATACCTGTTTGAGTAATTGTTTGACCTTCACCTGCACCTCCCAAAGAAGGAAGACCAACAGCTTCACCTGCAATACTAACACATAATGATGTAATACATCCTACACTTATTGATACCTCACCAAAAGCTTTATCACAATTACTATTAAAACCACTTGGATTATATACACATGTCCATGGTGTTGTATTGGATATTGGTGTTGGAGTATCATCATCTAAATACGCATAAAAAGAGGTTACTGTATTATTATCATTACAATCTAATAAAACCCTCCATGTTTGTGATGCAGTATCCCATTTTACACATCCATTTGCTGCAAAAGTATAAATAGGTTTACCATTTTCTATACCATTTACTTCTAATATTTCAGTAAATGGTGCACTTGCCGATCCTCCGTCAAAACTTATACATAATGGTTCAGGTACAGCTGTAGTAGTACTTGTTGTAGGGGCAGCTGTTGTAGGTGGTATAGTAGTCGTTGTAGGTGCTATAGTAGTTGTCGTAGGTGGTATAGTAGTTGTCGGAGCTATTGTAGTAGTAGGAACAGATAATAATGTAACAGCAATATCAAAATAACAACAACGATCTGGAGGAAATAACTTTGCTAATATTTTAAATATAATATCACAAAGAGGGTCGCCTTTTTCTATAAAAGAACAGGGATAATCTGATCCTGCCCATTTAACACAACATATATCAATAACATCATCTCCACATGGATCTTTCGGATTACAATCTGGTAAGCATGTTACACCAGGTGGTAAACAAAAAGCACAAGGATCACAATTTGGAGATTTGTTACAAGTACAAGACATTATTATCCATTATTTAAACATTCGCAATATCCAGGTAAACTAGAATATGTTATAGTAGCACTAGGTTGTCCTGATGTTATACTAACAGTTGTATTACATTGTATACACGCTGTAAAATTTGTTGGAGTTGAGGCATCAACTGCTTCAATTACTTTTGAAAACAATGTTCCATCAGGTCCTGAATATTCAACAACTAAATTTTCATTTGGTAAATGAGGTGCTGGTATTATTGCTAATCTACCATTCACTAATGCATTCAAAAGAGGATTTAATGGATATACAAAAGTCGTAGTTGTTGGAACAGGATTATTAAATGATTGTATTTGTTTAGTAACAGTTTTACTACAAACTGTTCCTTTGTATTCTAAACATCCTGTAACTGTAATTGTCCAAGGAACTTGAACATTTAAATTTTGAATATTTATTGTTAAACCAGTTGGTGATTCTGCAGCAGTTTTTAAATTAAATGTTTCTGTATAAATAGCACCATTACCATCAGATACTTGTATTGTAGACATTGTTGCACAATTACTAAAATACGACGGAATTGTACAATATGAATTAAAAACTATATTAATAGTACCTGATTCTATAGTTCTATAAGCATTAAAACCTAACACAAAACTACTACAATCTACGGTAATTGATCCTTTTAAATCAACAACTGCAGCTCTTATATCACACACTGTTAACCATAAATTTTGCAAAGATTGACCTAAATTATTTACAACAGGATTCCAACCTGGTATATTACTCATTAAGCCATTTTGACTTAAAGCATTATAAGAAGATAAATAAGTACATTGTTGACCAACACCGGAATTTAGTTCTGTATTGTTACCGAGAATTTCTCTCAAACGACAAAATTCTACATCTATTTCTTGTAACATTGTTACAATAGAAACTGGATTATTAGCAACCAATGTTCCAAAACTGCAAAAAGGAGTTACAGAAGGTAATTCAAAATCTGGTTTTAACTCAAGTGTATTAATTCTAGTTTCGTGATTTTCAATTTGACTTGTATGAGTATTAACAAGAGTTTTAAGTGTGCAATATGAATTTGCAAGTAATACAGCATAATCACTTATTGGTAAAGACGTGATTAACAAACCTGTATTAGAATCAGTGTATTGTAAACATTCTGGAAGAACTAACTCACCACTTGAACTAAAACCATCTTCAAAAGCAAATGATTTTGCAAATGATTGAACCATTGGCATTGCTCCACCCCCACCTCCACTACAACATACTTTATCTATAAGTAATTGAAGTATTGCACTTAAAGTTTTTGCTGGAGGAACAGCTTGAGGACCACAATAAATATCATTTATTAAACATGTTACATCTACATCATCTAATGAAACACTATTTTGAAAATCACAAACAATTGTAGCAAGTTTATAAACAACATCAGAAACAGAATCACCTTTACATAAATTAATGCAAGATATGTCTGGTCCTTGCCATATCACACAATTAGATGATATAGGTAGGCAATTTTCTTTTTCTGAACTTGACCTTACAGGTTTCATGTTATTTAGAATTTATTTCTTTAGATATTTTTTCTTTAGTTTCCTTTTTTCTAATTTCTTCAGTCTTCTTTATGATAAAATTGTACAAAGGAAATCCATATTTAAATGGCAAATCGTCAACGTATTTCATTAAATCAGCAACTTCTTCTTTTGTTAAAATAATCATAACTTGTTGGTTTTTAAGTTTTTATAAAAAAGTAAAGCTATTACCTTTAGTACAGCTTTACATTATAAGATACTCAATTTTCTAAACATTTCCAAATTTCAAACAACATCGTTTAATTGATTTAATTGAATGATTTGGATCAAAAAAATCTAAAAGAGCATCTAATATTTTACCAGTTCTAGTAAGAGTTTTGGTAAGTTTGTTTTTACCAATTACGCTACTAATAGTTTCACCATAATTACCAAATCGATCAACACTTTCTTTCTTAATTAACGTGTCGTTAAAAAGTTCAGAACATGCTACATTACCATATATATCTACAGCTGTAGCAAGTTTTACAAATTTTTGATTTATTGCAGGTAAACCTTCTTGAAAGAATCTTCTTTTATAAACCATTTTAAATATCATATATACAAATCCAAGGGGAAGTAGTATAACAGATATTATTAATGATATTATATAAAGAATAACTCCCACTATGCGTTAAGTTTATTTTTAGCATATTGAATGTATGCTGCGACATTTTCCTGATTAGCTGTTCTAATAGCTTGAGTTTCTGTAGCTAATGTAATCCAATCTTCATCATTTGCAGTTACACCAGCAGTAATTTGAGGAAGTAAAAGATTATACATTTCTTCATTAGGTGTAGTGAACTGACCTTCTGGTTCAGCACCAAGCTTTTTAAACACTGTGATAAAGAAATTTACATCACTTTCAACAGTAGTGAGATCGTCATCTAATTTATTAGCACATGCTATCTTAATCTTTTCTAATGTAGAAAAGGAAACACTGGCTTGATCCTTAAAAAGGACATAAGAAATAAGATAGAAATGTTTTACTTTTAATTCTACTTGTACCATGTTTTTGTTTTTATTCTATAAATAATATAACGTTCATACTCATTGTTGAAGGTGCTGTCGTCCAAGCAGGAGTAATAACTCTAACTTGTAATTGGTCTCCTTGGTTTACCTGCAAAGGAGTTATATTGTAAAAAGTATTTCTTGCAGGAGGACTTCCGCTAAACAATCCTGATGTTATTTGATATGTAGTATCAATAGGAGAATTTGTATTTTGAGTGATATTGTGCACTCTAATTTGCATTTGAGAAGTTGATGGAGATCCGTAAGATGCTGAATTTAATTGAACAACTAAACTTGCAGAAACAATATTACCAACTTTAGGGCACAATACCCATCTACTTGGTCTATTCTCAAACAAAGTAATTGCACCAGATCCGTACAATGTACCCATCACATAGGTTTCACTAGCTGCTAAAGCCGTGACATTGAATCCCATTATTAGTGTATAACCAAAACCAGACCCACCAACACCACCATAAGTAGGTACATTTAAAACACCTGTTGTATTGTTATATGTTGCTGCACCAGAAGAACCAATTGTAGTTAGAGATATTGATTGTCTAGCTCTTGCGTCAGTGTAATATAAATTACCACTTTCAGGAACAGCAGCGGTGTTTAATGTTTGCCATGTCTTATCACCTCTCCAATATTGAAGTATTGTTCCAGCTGCAATACTGTCTTCTTTTGCATTTAATGCAGTTTGTGTTGCAGTACTTATTGGTTTATTTAAGTCACTTGTGTTATCAACATTTGATAAACCTACAGCACTTTTATCTAATGTTTGCCATGTTTTATCTCCCCTCCAGTATTGAAGAGTAGTTCCTAAAGCAATACCTGGTTCTTTTGAATTCCAGTTAGCAGCACTAGCAATTCTTGAATCTGCAAGTGTTCCTGACCATCCAAGTGTATGAACTGTCCCAGCACTATTGATTATTACATTTGTATCATTTGCAAAAGTTTGACTAGTTCCTGTTAATCCATTAAGTGAGTTAATACCACCAAGAGCAGGTACATTAGTTATTTTAGACCAATCAAGAGATGTAATCCAAGAAGGATCTGCATAAGAACCTGTACTCAGAATATCACCTACACTCCAAGTTCTATTTGCAGATAAATCTTGTGCAAGTCCATTTATTGTAATAGTACGAGACTCAGGAGTATAATTAGTATTATCATATGATATTGATGTACCAATAGCTTTTACAAATCCTGTACCATTAAGTGCACTCTGTTTACTTTTAAAATCAAGCCAATCTGCTATACTAAGTTTACCATTAGCACTAGCTGATGCAAATGGAAGATTAAATGTGTGAGTATCTAATGCTGAACTGATATTAAAATCAGTTCCTGAAGTACCTTGAGTAAAAAATTGTGTTTGAACACTAAGTCCATTTAAAGAAGCAAGACCAGTAGAGAATGTTGTTATAAGTTCTGATAATGTACCATTTTCTGTGTGTAGTACTACATTTCTACCTGACGTAGTAACAAATATCCTTATAGCTAATCTATCCGTAGCCAATAAAGGTGTTTGCGGAACACTTATAGTTGTGTAATAAACATCAATACTTGTACCATTTGTAATACCTTCAGGGAAAGCAGAATCGCTCGCTATAAAAGTAAATACATTAGTATTGCTAACCTTGTATATCTCAGTATAGAAAGATGGACTGCCACCACCACTACTTGCACTAAAATAAAATTCAACATGAAAATTACCACCTGGTATTTGTAAAAGATTAGGATCACCAGCATCAGTAATAAATGAAGCTATATATCCATTTCCTTGAGCGTCCAATCTTGTAAAAGTAGTCCCACCTCCAACAACAGGAACTTTGCTTAGCTCATAATATACATCTCCTCCAAAAGTTCCTTGAGACACACTACCATTTAAGTAGTAATTAACAGAAGATCCACCACCAACATTAGTGGGGAAATCAGCAAGTGAACCATCTCCACGAATATATTGAGAAGGTAATCCAGCACCTGTAACAGCAAGTGTTCCAGCTCCTGTAACAGGACTACTTCCAACATTAAATGCTGCAGGCATTGTAAGACCTACACTTGTAACTGTACCAACACTCCATGTTCTATCAGCAGTAAGATCTTGCGATGTACCATTGATAGTGATGCTTCTCGCGTTTGTAACAGGTGTGTATCCTAAAGCAGTTGTTACATCTAAAGATGAAATACTAGTAAGATATGTATTTGTATCCAGAGCAAATGTTCCAACACCTGTCATTTTCACAAATGGTGTACCACTAACCCATGTAGGATAATTTAAACCTCCCCATGTACCAACAGTTGGTATTGCAGGTTTATTAAGTATTTGATTATTACCAGTTGTTGCATTCCAATCTACAGGTTCTTGAATTAAAGGAAATCCTGCACCAAGATTAACCCAATATGATGTACTAGTTGGTATGATAGAATCATTATTTGCAATACATTCATAAACATTTCCACTATAATAAACAAGATCACCAATTAAATATTCATTTCCAGTTGCAGTTGTGTGATTAGCTGACCAAGGTAATGCCGTTAAAATTGCAGAAGGAATTATAGGTAAATTAAGTAAATCATTATAATCACCTGATGTAGCAACTGTTGCTAATAATGGTTTATTAAGTATTTCTTGTACTCCTGAAACTGCATTCCAATCTGAATTAACCTGTGCTGCAGGTATAGTTGGAAAAGTAGCCAAGCTCCCATCACCTCTCAAATATTGCAAAGTTGTTCCAGTTGGATTATTAAACTTAGCATTTAGTGCATTTTGTAAATCAGTTTGAGAAGAGAGAGTACCTGTTATACTTCCCCATGTGGTTGCTGCTGTAGAAATAGTCCATGATCTATCAGCAGATAAATCAAAAGTTGTCCCATTAATTGTAATATTACGATTAAGTGGTACGTATGTAGATGCTGCTAGAGCAGATGTAAGATAACCAGCTGTTGCATGATTACCCCAACCATATGCTGTATCCCAATTTGATATTTGTGTATTTGTAATTGCTTTTACAGCGGCAGGTACTGTAGGATCAGTTTCTGTAAAACTAGTTAAATAACCTGCAGGGTTTGTTAATCTTGGATAATAATTAGCTACAAGATAATTTATTAAATCTGTTTGTGCTGTTAAAGTACCTGAAATTGAACCCCAAGTAAGAGAAGGAGCAATACCACTGTTCCACGTGGAACCTGTCCAAAAATATGGAGTTAGAAGTGTTGTATCGTAAACCTGATATCCAATATCACTTATACCTAATGTAGCACCTAATGCTGTTCTTTGAGCAGTAGTAACATTGTGTAATCTGCTATTTAAAAGCTGATTAGCAACTAGATCAACATCGTGTAAATATTTTTTTAGTGGCATCTTTTATATATTAAGAAAGAAATGCCTTACCTGATACAGGTTGGCTAAAATTTAATTTAATAGTATTATTATCTACAACTTCAACAGCTGCATCTAAATCTACACCACTACAATCTTCTACCCATATATTTGGAACTAATCCTAAATTATGATTAATTGTCCATTGACTAGAAGGTGTTGCACAATCTTGAGTGTATTTAAAAGATGTACCAATATTCACAACAGGATCTACATTTAAATTAGTAATACAACCACCTGAATTAATTTCAATTATGTTAGCTGTTGCATTACCATTTGTAAATTTTACTTGAACATTACATTTATTCATGGGATCATGTATTATAGAAAGTGAAGGAACAAGATTTGCTGTTATATTTACAGAACATAAAGCATCAGCATCATCATTTTTTTTATATTGTAATAATTGATATCTTATTTCATCTAACCAATACTTTCTATTAAGTGAACATGATTTTATTCCATATCTCTTTTTACGAAATTCAGAATAAACTGTATTCCCAAAATTTATTGAATACTTTTCAAGCTTTGATATATCACTATTATTACAACACATTAAGGCAATTTTCTATTTTTAAGTTCTGCTAATTTTTTTTCGTAAGCTGCTAAACAACTACTACACACTTGTTTTCCATCAGATGCAGTACGTTTTTGACATCCACATGTAATCTGAGAGTTACAATTTTGACAATTCATATTGGTTTATTTTTGGTTTATTAATGACAAGTTGAACAACAACCATCTTTAAGATATTTTTCTAATAACTTATTTGCATAAGCTAAAAGTTCAATACCTTTTTCAACATCGTGACAAATTTCTACTTTAGCTTTAGCAGCATCGATAAAAGATTTAATCATTCTTAAATCTTCAAGTTGTGCTTTTACGTCTGCTTCGGGTTCACAAGCTGCTAATTCTAATTCACAAAGTTCGTGAAAATATGTATTTAAAATTTGACAAGTTCTTAAATGATTATATTCTACAAATACTTTATCGTTAGGACTTACAGAATAACGTATAAAATAAACACCATCGGGTAAAATTTGTGAGTGATCTCCACAACCTGATGATTGCAATCCTAAAGTACAAGCATTTAAAATATAATTAAAAGATACTTCATTTGTAGGTGTAATTTGTATATTGATTACGGAAGCTTGATTAAAACCTGGAGGTATAATTTCTAATCTCGGACAAGTTACAGGCACATGCTCAGCATATATGCTAGTATCCTGTACACGAAATATTTTACAATTATTTGTGTCAGGTATTTCTAAACTTAATTGATGCTTTTTGGCCATTATTATAAACTTTTATTGGAAATAATTATAGAACCCCTCAATTATAATATACAATTATTTGAGGATTTTTCAAAATAAAAAAGGGGGACAAATTGTCCCCCAGTTTCATATTACATAAACTATTAGTTATATGTTTCAAGAGCAATTGTGTTAGCACCTTGAGCAGCATTAGCAGCTGTGATAACGTAGTTAGTCAAAGCTGAAACGTTTGTACCAGAAGGTACATAAAATACTAACAAATACTGATCATTATCAAAAGTACCTGTAGGATTGTTAAAACGAGGTACATTATGAAGAATCATTACTCTATCATAAATTGCAGCCTTGTTAAATCCAATCAATGAAGGGTTAGCTTCAATTTCCCTCATCCTTAAGCTATCTACACGAGAGCTATCAGGATAAGCTTCTTGACGATAACGACCATCGAGAATCAATTCACGAAGAACAGTTTCTCCAAGTCCTTCTGCTTGAGCAGCTGGTTGAGTTTCAGTGATTACAACACCTTGAACATTACAAGGATCTCCAGATTCATCAGTCATAGAAAGGATAATTTTCAAAGGCTGAAGTTCATAGAAATCTGTAGGAGTAAAAGTACAATCACCAAACTTAGTCTCAACATAAGCAACTTCAAGTTCCAAACAAGCATCATCAGCTGAATCAGTAGCAGGATCAAATGTGCTTACATATGTAGCAAGAGCAGCTTTAAAAGTAGCAATTTCAGCATCACTTGTACCAGCTTGAGTAGCTGTAAAAGTGCTATCAAAATTTGTTACTTTAACTTTCAAGAAGTCTTTAAGAATAGGATTATCAACAATTTGCTCAGCCCATTTAATTACAGCAATTGTAGGATCTACAATATCACCTGTACATGTAGCATTACAATCGTCAGTGCAACATCCTGTAAATGCATCTAATGTACGATAAATGTTATGAGACAAGAAACGAAGTGCAGGAGAACCTTTCAGATCCAAACGGAGTCTGTAAGTTTTACCACACTCAAGTCCAGTAACACAAACTCGTTGCTTTTCATTTTGAGGAAGACTTCCGTTATATTTAATTACACGAGTAATATATCTAGGATTAATAACCTTAGATTTTACAGACTCAGTGTAACCACCGTGAAAAGGACCAATTTTGTCTTTTGCATAATAAGATCCTTGTGCAAGAATAAACGGTTTAGTACTTGCAGCTTGTAATGCAGTTCCATCAGGAGTAAATGCACCAATTAAACCAGGAGTAGTGGTTGAATACAAACTTGCTGTACCATCAGGAGCAGATGAAAGCAATGAAATTGCATTACCTGTAACGTAAGGAAGAAAGCTCTTCCTAAAGGCGTGATTAAAATACATAGCTTTTAATTTAAGGGGTTATAAAAAATAAATAAACAATTTTACTTTATAATATAATATAAGAAATTATTTTAAAAATAACAACTTATATTTTATAGAATTTATTGTAGACTTAATATTATCAAGATCATTTACAATCTCACTATACGGCATAGATGATTGTAATGAACATATTTTGTCATACAACTTTCTAAGAAAATCCAAACCTTCTTCTACATTGTTTAATTCTGAAGCAGCTGTATTTGGAAGTTCTAATATTTTTTCAGCAGCACCTTGAAATCCTTCTACAAGATCATCAGCATGTCCTGTAAATGCTTCATAATCAAGTGCTTTGTGAGCAGCAAATGATCCAAGCCCTGTCACTTTAAGATGAAGCTTATGAAGACTTGTTACAGCATTTAAAAGATCTTGTGCTAAAGCTGCTGTTTGCATACATAGTGAACAATTATCTGACATTTGAACTGTAATACTAACAGGACTTGCAGAAAAAATTGAGTTTCTTGAAATCTTTTGCATGTTAACTATTTAATTGTACATTTTGTTGTTCTCTTTGATATTGTGTTAAACTTTCAATATCACCAGCTAATATACTAGCTGCAGCATCAACTAAAATTTCTGCAATGTCATCGTTAAACTCACATGTCTGATCTGCACTAAATACTGCTCCAGTACTTGGATCGGTACAACCATTAAATTGAACTTCTCTTGGTTTTCTGTAATATGTTAGATGACATTCTGTAATATCAAACTCATCATTTGTGTAAACTCTTAAATTATTATTAATAAGAGTTGATACAGTTTCTCCCCATTCAAAGTTTGGTTGTTTATCTTTATTATTTAAGATAATTGAAATATTTGCTTCTTCCACTTCATAAACTGTCATTCTACGAGCAGGACAACATTCTTTTTTTGCAAATACATCAGTTCTTACATAATGCAGATAATCAGTAGGTAAAGAAGTAGATCTGTAATAAATTCCCCTATCAAGCATATTTAATGATTGATGCTTAAGTAATTTCTGTAAGTCATCAACTAATCCACTTGATATTTCTTCACCTTGCTTTCTAGTGTTAATACCATACATCTGCCTTCTAACCCATTCAATTTGAGCTTTATTAAAAGCTTCTTGAACTTGCCAGCACTCTATGTTATCATAGTCAAAACTTGCAAGTTTATTAAGCCTTTGTTTAATCTTTATTTGAAGTAGATTATTATTCATCTAATTAACACTTTTTACCTTTCTTAACTGATCCACCCATTTTCATAGTGGCTCCTGCAATTCTATCAGCATGTGTAGCACTAGGATTTTTATCAATTCCTTTTTTTACAGAAAGCATTCCGAATGAAGTGGACCCACCTTTTGACATTTTCTTTTTCATGTTATTAACCTTTTACTTTTTTAAGATTAGGATTTGCTCTTTTTGCAGCAGGTGAAGCTTTACGAGTTGCAGATGCTAAAATAGCTCCAGCAGCTTCTTTACTTACACCTTGTTTTTTTGCAATACTAGATTGTACTGCTTTGAATCCAGGATGTGCTTTAGACTTACTCATTTAGTTTTAGCTTTTATTTTCTTTTCTTGCTTAAGCATCTCAGCTGTAGGTTTCTTTCCAGAACCTTTAGCTGCACGGATATTATCCCAAAGTCCTCTTTGAGAGTAAGATCCATCCTTTCGTTTTATCATTTCTTTTGCCATAATTATTGATTCCAATGTTCTTCAACTTTTTTAGTAATGTCTACAAGAATTTCTTCATTTAAAGGATTCTTAAGATATTCTACACAATCTGCTAAAGTACGACCCATCATTGTAGATGTGGACATATGATAAATAAAACCATCTGATTTAGAAGCAATATATCTATAATAGTTTGCTTCTTTTACAATTGCTCTAATTTTTAGAGATTCCATATCTAAACCTGCAGCATCTAAAAATTTACGAGCTGTAACTTTTTTATTTTTATCTACAAGATCACCATTAATGTATTTATCCATATTATCATAGATAATATCATTAGGAGTGGACTTTTTGTATTGTGCTCCGTTTACATCCAAAATTTTTGCTATGTAAAGCAGTTTGTTAGTATTTTTATCAAAGAGCTTTTGAAGTTCTGAAAGAGCTTTGTTTCTAAGCTTTTTCACTTCAGTATTTAAAGAAGCTGTTTCTTCTACTCTATGTAGATAAAATTTAGGTGGAACTGATGCAGCTCTAGCTTCTTCTAAAGATTTTGCAACAATTGAAAACCCACCATTTTCTATAGCATACAACCTAATTAAATCATAAGGATCGGTATTAGGTTCTAAATGCACAGGTTCGTTTCCACAACGAACTTTAATCTTATCCCAAAATTCGTTATTATCAGGTCTGAGTAATTTTACTTTATTCCAAAACTCTTTGTCTTCAGGATCAATTACATTAGCTGCAAGTTCTTTTTCAAGTTGTGCTACAACTAATCTAATTTGTTTAATTTTTGCTTCTTGCTCATCCAAAGATAATGATTTAACTTCTGGAGCAAATTCATTTAATCCTGTTAAATACCTTTTAATTCCATTAATCTCTAAACATGCAATTGATTCTTCATGAAAAGCACCATCAAAAAGACTTAACCCATACTTTTGCAATCCCATGTTTTCAATTGCCGGATCAAAATAAGGACGAATTGAAAGGTTTGATTTTTTGTTTTGTGGATACCTTTCCACAATAGTAACACTACTCATGTTTGGTTTATTTATTGGTTTATGTTAATCGGTTACATTTTGTAACCATCTTAATCTAATATTCTTGAAATCCAACTTTGTTTAGGCTGGTCTTCTTTATTTTTTTCACCACGTGCTAAAGCTTTACTTAACTCAGCATCAGTGAACATAAGACATTTTACTTTACGATTTAATTTAACAAGCACAGTTACATACTCTTCATTTTCATTTGTAAATGTTTTAGTCTTTTGATTTTTAATTCTCAAAAGCTTACCTAATCGAGTGTAAATTTCTAGTGCCATGGTTGTAAGTTTTATATGAACCTAATAAGAGTTGCCAACTCTTCACTTTGGCCAAAGTGGTAGGCATACAATAGGTTGTTCAAGGATACTATCCTTGAGGGGGTTACTTTTTCTTTTTCATCCCAACAGCAGAAGACTGAGTCTTATTACCTGGTAAAGTAGCTGCTTTGTTAACACCTACTTTTACACCTTTAGATCCAGGTGTAGTTTGAACAGTAGCTTTTGCACTTTTGGGAGTTTTTGGATTACCTGCCATTTTTTTTCTTTTTAATTGTTATCAATATATATAAAGACCTGGGTGCTGTTCTTATGGGAAGCAACCCAGGTACTGTTATATTATTAGAATGAACCACCAGTGATTGGGTTTCTCATAACAATCTTCAACACTTTGGTAGGATCTTTAACCCAGATAGCCGGCATAGTTTGTGTCATGAATACACGGTATCCGTTAAAGTTACCAGAAGATTGGAATCCTTGAGTACGACCCATATAGTCCATAGTACCATTCTGATAGAACCACTTCAGTTGATTATCCCAGCTGAGTTTCAGCAAGAAGATATTATCGTTAGTGTTATCAGTGATATCAAAGATAATGAAATTATATGAACTAAGAGGGAAACCATCAATAATTGGATTTTCAATATCGTTAGTATGTACGTTATCAAATGCAGGATTCAGTACAAACTTAACGTTAGCCAAGAATGGGATGATGTAGCTAGTGTAAGCAAATCCGAAGTTCAGATCCATTCCTTTACCAGTTACAGCTCCAAGTTCACTAGCATTAAGAACCAGACCTGAGTTAACAGCTTCTTTCTTAATTGCTTCGTTAACAAGCTTCATACCACCAAGACCAGTTTGAACAATCAATGCACGATTGGGTTCAGGTCCTTTAAATTCAACTTTACCATTGAAGAAGTTGAAGATCTCAGACTTAAACAAATCAAGATTGAAAGAACCACGGTTGTAGATACGCTTGTAAGAGTTATCAAGTTGTTTCCAAAGACCCACAGACAAACGAAGATCATCTGGACCATCTTGCTTAATACGTCCACCTTGTCCCCACATCAAGTAGGTTTCGATGTCATTAGCAATTTTAGTCAGGTGAGCAGCTTCCAAAGTGGTCAAGAAAGAACGTGTAAGCTGTCCAGATTGGTAAGCTTTTTTCACGTAATCTTTACCCATTTTTTCTGCCATTGTTTCCAAATTGGTAACAGAAGGATCAACATTTTTATCAAAGTTTCTCCAAAGCTCAACTACAGGTACAGTTCCATCAGCTTTCATACCACCTTTCATCATAAGGTCAGCACGAGAAGAAATAGAATAATGTACGTGAGCTTCAGCACCACCTACGTAGTTATAGAACTCACGAAAACCTGCTGATACGTTACCGATATCAGAAAAACGTTCTCCGTATTCACCACGAGCAGAACCTTTACGGAAGATTTTTGTACCAACTTTCAAATACTTGTTATCCAAGAATTTGTTGTTGTCGTTGTTAACCAATTGTACTGTATAAATGAAACCATCACCAGCTGGAATAACATCATCAGCAGTAATGTACATTTCTACACCGTTATATTTGTCATAAGTGATGATATCACCATGTCCAAAGTAACGCTTGTTAACTTTAATTTTAAATGATTGACCATCAATACCTTTTTTAGTATTGTTGAGTTCAATGTCTTCCACAATATATGGAAGATCTTGGGCAACTGGAATTTGCCATTTGTACTCACCACGAGCATTATCAACTGAGATAACGTTCTTACCACCAAAAGAAGACATTTGATACA